AAAGCGGATAAGACGCATCTACAGAGCTATACGATGAGCGCTGACCATCATATCCTGCAGGAACCAATGTTACACTTGCCATACATTAGCCCCCAGTCTGCAAATACAAATCGCCATTGCTGCCGGTCGAAGAACTTGGTGCGGAGCTGCCGGTGTAGTATTTCTGGATGACAACGGAACCAGGCACACCGAAAATGGTCTTGCCGCTGATAATGTTTCCGCTCACCAGATTATAATCGCCGCTCACAGTCACCTGGCTCAGGCCGTCGTAGCCGCTGTCAGGCTTTACGGTCTGGCTTGAAGTCCTTGGTGTGACAGTCTTAGTCTGCAGTTTTGGCGAGGACGACGCCACTACAGTGCCGGTTACCCCAAAAATAGAAACACCTGAGCGGATGTTCCCAGCGACCAGGTTACTATCTCCCTTGATCGTCTGAGCACCGCTCAGGTACTGATTCGCTCCAATCGTCTGGTTACTCGTGCCAGGCGTATAAGTAGCAGCAGATTTTTTTGTTACACCGCTGCCAACATGAGTCTTAGAAATTGCGTTCACCGTAACGCTGCTCAAGCCAATATAACCACTATCAGGTGATACTGTCTGCTGGCTTTCGCTCGGTGTCACGGTCTTTGCTTGCGTCTTGATGGCTTCACCACCAGCCGCGCCAAAAATACTAACTTTCTGGCCTCCTAAATAAACAGGCATTAAAAATCACCACCTAACAATCGTAATACTGGTTTGTGCTCCGGCAACGCTTCCCCACGTACCGTCGCTTCTCAAAAACAGGTTCGTTGCACCCGTACTAGGCGCAGGTACAAGTCCGGCCTTACCGCTGGCGTTTGCTGTAGCGCCAACAAAGTTCGTATAAGTTGTATCCTTGTCCGCACCCCAGGTAGCCGTACCGTCTGCACTCCAACGCAAAATCTGCCCACTCGCACCACCGGCGGGGATGTGCTTGTTTCCGCTGGTTGTGGGATGCACATAATTATTGGCGTTCACTGCAATACCATCAAGTTTGGTTTTGTCTCCACCACTCATCAGGCCAGCGGCACCCTGTGTGGCATTGGCATAAGTCGTATTCGGCGGCACAGCCCAAACGCCATCAGCTCTCAGGTACTGTGTGCCCTGTCCACCAGCCGCAGGAGCCGGTACAAGACCAGAGCCACCGGCTGCAGAACTGGTGGCTCCCTTGAAGTTGCTATAAGTTGTATTTTTATCGTCTACCCACTGCGCAGTACCATCACTGGCCCAGCCCAAAATCTTACCGGCACTACCGCCAGCCGGAATGTGCTTGTTACCAGCGCTTGTCGGGTGGCTGTAATTGTTAGCTTTTTCCGCAATACCGTCTAGTTTAGTTTTATCTGCAGCACTCATCATGCCTGCTGTGCTTTTGGTAGCAGCATCATGCGTATGACTAGCCATTGCAAACTTTGTTTTCAGCTGGCTCCAAAGATATTTCAGCCCGCTTTCATCCAATAAAGCCATATCTCAAACCTCCTTTAAGGTCAAAGATCAGCTTGCAAGGATGGTATCAATCTCGGTATTCGTGATAGCCTCAATGACAGTCTTCGTGTCACCAATCTTCTCCATCGCGCCGCTGATCAGCATGTATTCGTCGTACAGGTTTGTGCCGTCCGGCGTAACCTTCTTCACCATGTAAATAATGTTATCCTTGGCATCCTTAGCTTCAGGCAGTGTTTCCACAATGCTCTTTTTAATATGTCCGGCTGCAGAAATCTGCTGGCCAACATAAGTCTTGCTTGCGTAGGTACTTGCTTGCGCAAAACCATCCAGCTTTGTCTTGTCCTCTTTGCTCATCAGGCCATCCGCGCTGGTGGTAGACTTAGAGTAAGTCGTGTTCGTAGCCGGGATACCCAGGGCAGTAATGTCAGCCTTGACAACCGCAGTCGCAGCACTCACATGACCACTTGCATCTACAGTCACCTTGTACAGGCCAGAATCCTTGGCAGCGTAACTCGGATGCACATAGTTGTTAGCACCGGCAGCAACACCATCCAGCTTTTTCTTGTCTGCAGCGGTCATCAGGCCGTGTGTAGACTGTGTAGCATCGTTATAAGTTGTATTAGTAGGCGTGCCCCATGTGCCGTCGCCCTTCAGATACTGATCCTTATTCGCCATCTTCGGGCCAGGAACCAGACCATTGCCGCCATCAGCGCTGGAAGTTGCACCCTTAAAGGTGCCGTAAGTGGTATCCTTTTCGTTGACCCATTTGGCCGTACCATCTGCACTCCACCCCAGGATCTGCCCGGCAGCACCGCCAGCAGGCACATGTTTATTGCCAGCAGTAGTCGGGTGTACATAATTATTAGCGCCCGCTGCGATGCCGTCCAGTTTGGTTTTATCACCGGAGCTCATCAAACCGGCAGCACTGGTAGTTGCATTGCCATAGGTAGTGTTCGTGGGTGTAGCCCAGGTGCCGTCACCGCGCAGATACAGACCCTGCTGACCCTTTGCAGGCTTCGGAGCCAAACCTTCCTTACCATCTGCATTTGCCGTAGCGCCGGTCATAGTGGTATAGGTCGTGTTGTTATCATTCGCCCAAACAGCAGTACCGTCCGCGCTCCATTTCAAAAACTGGCCTGCGCTGCCGCCTGCCGGGATATGCTTATTGCCGCTTGATGTCGGGTGTGTATAATTACTCAGTCCGGCCAGCTTATTCTTTTCGCCAGTGGTATAGTCGTTGGTAGACAGTCCCTTGCCTGTCACCTTATCGACCTTGCCGTCCAGCTTGCTCTTGATCTTTTGCCAAAAATACAAAAGGCCATCATAATCAAGCCATGCCATAGTGTTTCCTCCTATTCGTCTTTGAATAAGTTATCGATTTCAGTATTCGTAATTCGCTCTGGTGCCTTATTCAGTCGCATCCAATCGCCGTTATAAAGCCACAGCTCACCGTAACCGACACAATAAATCTTCCCGTTGATCGGGGCTAAAGGCAGCTCGCTTACAAACTCGATGTCATGCCCGATCTGGATTCGCCCACTCGCCGTGTCGCGGTAGGTGTTTCCCGTGTCCAGGCAGCAGACAAGCTGCCCATCTACGACAGGAGTATCATTCAGCTGAGATTGATTGATCTCGCGCAAAGATAATTTCGCCATTACTATCTCCTATCGAAAAAATCAAAAAATAAAGCCGCCCCACCGCAGTCCAGCAGTAGGGCGACCCTATCACATCTTAAAAATCGGTCAAACCATTAGGCAATAGTCTGCCATGCCAGAGCCTTCTCGGTCTCTTTCACACGGCCATCCATAGCGGTGTTCAGGCCATCCGCATAGGTCTTGGCATCTTTCAGTGCCTTGTCTGCCTTGGTGGTAGCATCGGCAGCAGCGGCAGCAATAGCCTCACTCTTAGCAGTAGCCAGCTGATCGGTGGAAACCTTGCCGTCCCAGGTCTTGCGCTCCTCGGCGGTAACATGGGCAACAGCATCACCGATATGACCAGTCAGCGCATCCTGTACGGTCTTAACCTTCTGGTCTGTCTCAGCCTTAGTGTAGGCATCGGGCACAGCAACATACAGGCCATCTTCCTCAATAGTGATGGAGTTGTTAGCCTTAGCAGAAACCTTGACTCTCACAGAGATCTTGTTCTCGTCAGAGACAGTGACCTCAGCAGTAGAAGTAGCCAGGCCGGTGTAGATGTCAATCAGGCTGCCGACAGGGATCTTGATAACATCGCCGCTGGTGATAGTCAGCTGGATCTCCTTGGTCTTGGCATCATACTTACCGCTGGTTACAACCAAATCTTTGCCCAGATTGATGGTCAGTGCGTCGCCGCCAAACACAGGCATGGAGATAGTGCGGGTCTCGGCATCATAGGTGGCGTCATGCACAACACCGGTCAGGGTGGTGGTAACAGGGGCATCGCCCTTGGCAACACTCAGCACACCAGACTTGTAAGAGACATCGGTAACAAACACACCCTTGCCGCCGACAACACCCTCGATCTTGGCATTGACGTAATCAGCAACAGCCTTGGTGGTAGGAATGTTGTCATCGCTGGCGTTAGAAGCCGGGATAGCGGTAGCAACAGCCTTGTTCAGCTGCACATAGCTGGTGCCATTGTAAACATGCAGGGTAAAGTCGCTGGTACGGACATAGATAATGCCCTGAACCTGGCCGCTCTCAGGCAGCGTGGAAACCAGCTTGCAACTCTTGGTGTACTCACTGGCACCCTTAAAGATCTGCATGGTATCAGTCAGAAAATACAGGGTATCGTTATTCTTGACCTGCAATTTATCGTAATTAGACTTAGGACCACAAGCAAAACTAATATTGGCCATAATATTTCTCCTTATCGTTATTTCTCAAAAAAGTTAAAATTCCTGCCAGACAAAACCGCCGCCGGTCCCGCCCAGGGCTTCCACCTGGTAGCCGCCATCTGCTTTGTCCTGCACAATGTAGGGCGCATATTTACCATCTTCGGCGCGGATCATAACAGTCTGACCGGCAAAGGTATCGCTGTTCTTTGCAAGGTCGCTCTCGGCTGCACTCACAGAGTTGTACATTGCCGGGCGCGGACGAATCGCCTGCTTGGTCTTGTCATCACGGATATAGTAGAACTCACTAGTATCCTTGGTGATAACAATGTCCTTGCCGTCGATCTTGCCGTTCGTGATTGCGGTATCCAGGTTCGCTGCATTACCGTAACCAAGCTTGGAATAAGTAGCCATAATTGGTTCCTCCTCTCATACAAAATAAAAAGCCGTGCGGCCAAGTCGTTAAAACTCAACCACACGGATACTTCCGTCATCGGGATCAGTACCGCCGCCACTGCCGGACCCAATCTTCACAGCTGCGCCAATCGGGTTCCCCTGTGCTGTCAGCTGCAAAATGCTGTCTTTATAGCGTAGGCTGTCTGCCTTAGACTTCATAATCGTGTTATTCTGCTCATTCAGGGACTTGATCATGGCCTGTGCTGCCAGCAGTCTCTGGTCAATAGCACTCAATGCCTCATCCGGCACAATATCGCTCCAGGCAGAGATCGGCACGATCTTAATGCTGCCGGGGCCAACCTTACGTACATACTGCGTTCCCTCGCCGTCAGCACTCAGCTCCACCTTTGCAAAGGTCAGCTGGATCTCAATGTCACCGGGTTCGCTGGTCAGTGCCGTATCAAAAGGCAGCTTGTATTCCAGCATGTCTTTGTAGCGCTCGTCAGACAACTCTAAAATCTCGGTTTTATATTTCTTACTAATCGGCAGTACATACTCAAGCATCACCACAAAATCAGACATATCTACGTCTTTATATGTAGGCTCTGCCAAAAAGTGCAAACTGTCCACCAGCTTGCTCCGCTCCATGATGCGTTCCACCACAGTAGCAGTCAACGTATTATCTTCACCAATCAAAAAGGTATACAAAATGCTCACACTCCTTTCGTTTTAATAATCAGCCGGTACTCATCCTCACTAATTTTTCCAGCCTCTTTCAGTGCCAGAATGGTGGCAGTGCCAATGCGGCCACCCTTATACAGGCGGCTTAAACTCGCCACAAACGGGGTTACTTCCATCACAGCACGCCCCCTTCCAGCAAGGTCAAAGTGTAAGCATCTATAATTTCTTCCGGCGTCTTGCCGCCCAGTGCCTTCAACTGCTGATACTCATAGGTATCAATTGGTATCAGTTCCACGGTGTCAAAACCGTCCACAGGAATCTTGTACAAATCCTGTGTGTGCCAGATGGTATTTCCGTCAGAAGAAATAAAGCCCTGTGCATCATCTACGGTGCACAGGACCATTACTTTATGTTTCGGCTGATACTTCACATAGGTCAAGTGATCGAGTACATCAATCACGCGGCCATTATACATAACTTTGTAAAACACTCAATCACCACCCTTAAATGCTGAACATATCGCGGACACTGTAAGACGTATTTGGTGTCTCGTAATTAGACATATCACCGTCAGCATTGATTGCAATATAATAGCTCGAATAGTTGTTGTACACAAACGGGGATCTTGTCCAATACACCTGATATACACCATTCTGGTCTTTGCATTTACGGCTGTCATTAGTTGTCATAAAGCTGATACCGGTGCCTTCGTAAATGTAAGGCTCATAGTTCTGTGTCGGATAAACCTCAATAATACTCGGCACAGCAAAATAGCAGTCCGATGTTGCAATGTCAGTTTTTCCACCACCAATGCTGCCTGGGATCTGCACCTTCTTAATCAACTGTCTCCAGCCAATCGGCAATGCCTTGTATAAGCGACTGTTCAAATAGGTGTTCAATGTGGTTGGTTTTGCCCAGCCTCCATTGTTGTTGTAGTCTTTATCCATCTGCATTTTCCCGCCCAACAAAACAGTATCAAGCAATGTGATAGAGCAGCGCTTCGATGTATTGTCGCTCAGGTAATACCGTTTAAAGCCAGCTACCTCATAAGTACGTGTTTCATGCGTCCAGCTTGCCAGTTCACGGCATGCGGCATCGCCAAGGTCTGCAAACCAGATCTTTGCCCAGTATACACTGCCCACAGCATGGTTCTCGAACGCTCCGTCATCAGCCTTACTGCATCCAAATACCAGTGTGGCATCCGTCTTTGTAGTGCGGTCTCTCTGCAGGCTTTCATAACCTATATCAACACCGCTTATATTAGAGGTGTATACGTACAAATTGTTGTCGCCCTTCACATGGCGGATAACAAGCATTTCACGCGCTCCTGTGCTGGCCGCGCTTTCTTTGCTGGAACTGGTGCCCCAGGCTGCTTTAACACCATTGTTGTACCACAGCCGGAAACCATTCATGCCATTCTGCTGGTAGCACTGTGCCAGTACAGAGTTCGCTGTAGTAGTAGCCGCCATCATATAATCTATTGCCAGCACAAAATCCCGGTCTTCATCCAGCAGCTTCACACCAGTATCCAGGTAATTCTTGCCCGTAAACTCAATCGGACTCTTCACAAGCACATTTTCTTTGATGTCGTCGTAGCTAAAGTCAGAGCCAAAGGTGATCTGTACCTGGTCTTTATCCGTAACAACGCTGGATTCTACACCAACTTTCGTCATAGCATAGATCTCCACAGGCTTCATGTCGCCAATTTCCTTGCCGTCAAAGCAGCCGCTCGTGTATTCAAAACTGTCGTATACGGCATTGATGTCCTTGTCGCCGGTCACATAGCCGCCTTTATCCCAGCCGCTGAAAAAGTAGAATTTATAAGCGCTTTCCTCACCGGTATAGGTCGGTGTCTCGCCGGTATACAGCACGGTCGTGCCATACGGGGCCACAGTGCTCTGCATCACAATGCCACGGTTCATGTAACGCACAGTGTACTTGCGCACGCTCTCGGTATACACAGCCGTAACGGTCATATTGCTAAAGGCAGGCGTAAACTCAGTATCCCAGCCGCTAAAAGTAAAATCAGTGCTGATGGTGCTTTCCAAGGTAGGTGTCGGGATAGGATTGTCCGCACGGGTCACAGGGTCAACAGCTTTGCCGCCCTTATCCACGTACTGGACATCCAGAACCTTACCGTCCTTGTTCACAAAAGTCCATGCAAAAGTATTGATCAGCGTGTTATAGGTCAGCTTTAGGTCAGGCCACTGCTCGTTAAAGATCTCCAGTTCCTTTTCACGCAGCACAGGCACATTGATCTTACCGGCCAGTACAGAATGTTCAGCATTGTAGCCGTTCTCATCCAGGCCGGTCATAGCCAGCAACTTATTCAGCAGGCTGGTATTCTCTAGGTGCCAATCCACGCCGGTAATGCGCACACGGTTCAGGCTGGTGCATTTACCCAGCATCTCTACCAGGTCAATGGTCGGGCAGTTCTCGGCCACCAAGGTGGTGATCTTGCTGTAGTCACTGATCGTCAAATCCGTAAGGTAATTCAGGTTCTTAGCCGTCAGGCTTGCAATGCCGGGCAGCGTAGCTTTCTTAATCTTGCCGCCCGTCGCAAACACAACGCCGGTGATACCGCTGCCATCTGCCAGGAACTCGGTCAGATTCGTACAACCCGCCAGGCTGATAGATTTTTGCAGCTTCGGCACATTCTGCAGGTTCAGGTGCTCCAGCAGCGTATTATTACCAACTGCAAAGTCGGTCAAGTTCGTATTGCTGTAGCCTTCCACGCCGGAGCCAATCTGCAGGTCAGTTAGCTTCACTCCATGGCTAAAGTCAACATAGCCGGGGTAGAAACCAGAAATATCACCAATGCTGCGGATCAGGCTTGCATTATAAACATAGACCTCGGTATCGTTCATGGCTGCAATCGGGCACTTGATCTCATAGGTCTGGCCACGTTTGCCGCGCACCTTCACAGGGTTAGAACCGTACAGCACAGACACATAGGTATCCGCATACGGTACGATGTGGAATGTACCGTCAGGCTTCACACCGGTCCAGTTCACAGGCGTATAACCGCGAATCGTCATATCATCGCTGGTTGCAGCACTGCCGCTGTACTTGGAGGCCATATACTTTTCCTGATACTTCTGGAACTGACGGCGCTGATGGCGCTTGTTACCGTGCATCATGGGCAGATAGCTTGTCGTACCATTTTCCTCGTAAGTGCGGAAATATTTGCGCCGCATATCCATGACCCACAGGCGCTCCGGCTTTACATTCTGATAATCCTCAAATTTCTTCAGGATACGGGATGCACTCCATGCCAATGCGTTTTCACGGTCACGGAACATAGCCGAAAGCTTGTCCGGGAACAGGTCGCGGATCTTACACCACAGCTTGGAATCGCTGGCGTTAAACACGCTCTTGGTGCCGATGGTATCCGTATCCTCGTAGCCGTAACTCAGGGTCAGTCCGCCCTCGTTGTCGTTGCCCTGCGCGGTATCGTTGTCGTAGTCAAAGCAGAAATCCCAATGGATAAGGTCACTCGTATGCGGGAACACATTCTTCGCACGGTTATCGACCATGGTATGGCGCTCTGTAAACAGGTAGTGATACAGCGCAGAGTCCATGATAAAATAGTCCTCAAAGTGCGCCTTAAACTCCTCGTCACTCGCATTCACAACCCAGTTCTGTACACGAATCCACGCATCCTTCGCAGCCTGCACTTCCTCTTCGGTGCAAGCCTTGTTGATGTAGCGGAACTCAAAGCTGTTGTCACCGTCCCAAGTCTCCTGCGAGAAATCGCCGCTCAGGAATCGGGTCTGCTCATCGGTGTTATTATCGATCTCAACGATAACCTCTTTATGGTTATTAGGGTCCATACCCATCGTATTGCTGTTTTTCTTAGAGTTGCCAATATCACCGCAGGCATAGAAATGCCACTTACCGTCATGGAACACGGTGCTGTTCTCAATATCCGTCTCCTGCACAAAAACAACACACGGGTAGAAGGCCATCGTGTCGCGTACCTTCGGGTTATCCTTGCGTGCCTGTCGAATGTACGGGTTAAACTCATTGAAATCATCTGCCAACAGCGCGTTGTTTGCGTTTTCAGACGATGCAACGTTGACTTTGATATTAAAGTAATTCTCCGCAACGCTGTTTTCCGTCAGCGCATACACAGAGCCGGTGCTTTCATCGCCAAAGGTAAAGCCGCCCTTGCAGTTAATGTCGATGTTACGCGCAGATTCACCATAATGGTCAGAGCTTGTGCCCTGTCCCTTGTGGGAACCATTGGCTGTCCAGTTGTCCTCAACGGCGCGTCCGTTCTTGTAGATCTGCTGGATAACAGTGTTTGCAACTTCGTTTTTCTTGCCCGTGGTAAAGGTCGGCGCACTGATCTTGATAACACGCAGGTCGGGGCAGCGCTCCGCCAGAATGTCCGGGTTCAGCTCACCGCTTGCATCCGTGATGTTGTTGCGGTTGTACCGCTCGATCATCTCGTCAGCGTTCTTGGCGTCTGCAATAAAGTTGTCCAGGATCTCATCGTCGGTCAGGTTCATCATATAGCTCTTCATGCGATAGATTAACACATCGCAATCGTCAGAGCCAATCGTGATGCCAACCGGGCTTGCCTGCGTAAAGCTGTCACTGGATTCATACAGCTGTACACGGCAGGGGATGCCATCCAGCCACAACACCATCTCGCGGTACTGGCTATCCGGCAAAATATTCAGCTCAAATTCCATAAAGTCGTCTTCGCATGTGGGCAGTTCAATACTGTTCTGCTCACTGGTCAGTGCAACTTTCTGGGCCTGCACATTCAGGCCAATACCACCGTTCAGGCAAGTCAGCGCCGTAGCATTATAGTCCCGCACGTTGGTGGTCTTAAAAATCATCTTAAAGTTCTTGCCAAGTTTCTTCGCGTCATCGGCAAAAAGCTTATAATCGATCGTGGCTTTGGTGCCCGCTTTTACGCAGAAATAGGTATCGCCGTCACTGTCGATCTGGTAACCGCCATTGCTCCAGTCAAAGTTATCGCTTACACTCAGGCTAGTCTGGCCATCTGTCCAAAGCCGGTCTGCACTGGCGTTGGTCTTACCGCTTGGGTTAAAATCAAAGGCCAGGTTCGTAGTAACAGGCTCGATTACAACGCCGAGGTCAACCACGTTCACACTGATCGTCTTTGCGGTCTCGCCGCAAGTGATCGTAAGCGTATGCTTGCCCTTGTTCGCGCTCTTAAAGCTCCAGATCTGCTTTGTGCGCCCAACGGTCAGGGTAGACTCGGTCACGCCGTCCACAGCCAGCTTTACAGTGCTCGTGCTGGACGCCGGGTCGTATACGGTGTACTCAATGGACACCTTGTTATACTGCTTCGTCTCATAATCTCTCACAGCACAGCTGATAATGGGTGCTGTCTCGCCCTCAGCCACCCACATAATGTCCTTCTTGATGACATTGGACTTAACGGTCTTGCCGTTGATCTCTGCCGTCATGCTGATTTCCAACAGGTGACTGCCGTGCTTCTGCACAGGAATAGAATAGGTCATCTGTCGGCCAGTCACACTGGTAGTCGTGCCACCAATCGACTTACCGTCCAGCGCAAAATCAATCTTCTTCTCAACGCTGCCATACGGTGTATAGCGCACCGTGACCTCGCCACTATAGAAAAGGCTGTCATCAAAGGTGGATTCCAGATAGAAATCAACGACATTGGCACTCCACTTCTTGGAACCTGTCGTATCCATGCTGTCTACAACCGTCAAACGGATCTGGTTCTCACCGCTGTGCAGATACTTCGTGATGTCAAAGCTGTTTTCGCCCTGCATAATGGTCTGGGTAGCAACCTTTGTATTGCCAACATACCATGTGCCTGTCGCATTGCCTGTATCATCGCCCGCACTGTCCACACTCGTGAACCGGAACTTGACCACAACAGGGTCACCGGCAACAGCCGTAATTGCAGACTCGCCGATACGCTCGATCGTAATCGTGCTGCCCGCAGCGGGACCACCGCCGCCACCGCCAACAATCGTCACCTGCGTCTTCGGCGTGCCGTCCTCCATAAGGGTCAGCTTGCTGTCCTCGTAGGTAATGTCATACTCATGCCCGGCATTCTTGCCGATGTCATCCAGCTTGCCCTGAATTTCGCCAACAGCAGTGTTCAGGCTGTCCACCGTGCCCTGCATGTCAGCTACATTATTCTTTGCCTGCGTAACATCGTTGCGAATACCGTCAATAACAGAGGCATCCGCCTTTTCCTTCAGCAGCTTATCAGTCGCTTCCTTGTTATAATAAGAAGTTTTTAGCGTCTCCGGCAGATTGCCAACACTGTCCTGCAAGTCCTTTACAGCCTTGTCATTGGCGGTCTTGTACTCGGTCAGCTCCGTCTGCACAGGCGTAACGGCGGCAGAAACTTTGCTGTCTACTGTCTTGCCGTAAGCAGTCACCCATTCAGCGGAAGGGCTGGTGTCGATCGCGACCTTTTTAATTTCCTCACTGCCATTCAGGAAAGTCATTTCCTTCGTGTCATTGTTAAAGGTCACATCAAAATCGGCCAGGCCATTCAGGTTATCCACCTTGTTTTTCAGCGTGTCAAGCTCTGTTTTCTTGGCATAGTTCGCATCCAGGTCGGCCTGCAGCTCCTGCTTGATACCGGCTGCAGCGCTGGAAATCTTGCTGTCCACATTCGCAACGGCGTTTTTAGCCTCCTGCGCACTGGCAGCAGCAGCCTGTGCCTGTTTGGTAGCTTCCGAGACCTTCTCGTCCATCAGCTGCACAAAACCGGTATACCAGTCATCGCTCGGCTTAATCACACCATTGCCTGCCAGGGACTTCAAAATATTCAGCTTACCATTCGGGCGGCTCTTCCACAAATAGGACTCGTTTTTTTCGTTAGAACCGGTAGCCGTGATTTCAAAATCGACTTCACCCTCAACATTGGTCACGTTCTTGTCGACCAACCAGTTAAAGTGGATCTTGTCCACACTGTATGTAACATTTACCGGCGTGGCAATGCCGTCCTGATTTTCCTTGTTGACATAATGTACCTGGATCAGCATCTGCATCAGGTCAACGCCATCATAGTAGCGCGGCATCTCAAACGGGATAAACTGGCTGTTATCTTCCTGTGTCAGGTTGATCTGGTTGTCGTCCATCTTGATGTTTTTCAGCTTATCAATGATCGAGTATGCACTGTCCTCATACTGGTCATACCATTTATATTTGCCGCTGCGGGTGAAATCGTCTCCAACAACGGCCTGCATAACAGGTTCCGCTGCCGCTACTTCTACTTCCTCAAAGGAGGCAAGCATTGCCGGTTCGGCAGCTTCGTTCGCTATTGCGCTCTCAAATTTCTTTCTGGATTCTTCAAAGGATATTGCCAATTTAGCTTCACCTCCTATTTTGTCAGTTTATCGTGCGTAATAATACACAGTAATATCTGTCTCCGGTTTTTCCCAAACCTTTACGGTAATTCTTCCGGAACCGGGCGTAGTCGTTCCCGCATTGATAATGTTCAGCGTTTCCATTAACGATTCATCCGTGGATTGTACCCCTGTGCCCTGCGTCATAGGCGGGCTCAACTGCATGCCGGATGTCATACCAGGACCGCCGCTCTCTGCGTAACAATTGGCAGACTGTGTATAATAACTCCCATAATTGCTCCAGTTGGACGCCGAAAGATAAGCATGGTACAGCGGCAAATCGAATTTTGCCCGGTCGGCATTACTGGCATTCGTGGCTCGCACCGCAGTCGTAGCACTGGTCGCATTGGTACAGCTGTCGGCAATTTTTACGCGGCTCACTACCTGGCGCTGTCCATTGCCAACATAAATGCGGCCTTCACTGTCAACGGCAGGCTCGCCATAATTCAAACTTGTAGGCGCTTTGGCTGAGTTATAGTTGGTCGAGCCGCCACCTTGTCTTTTAAATTTAATTCCCATAACGCTTCTCCCCTATCAATAAGCCCCGCCGTCAATGGACTCGTACTGCTCATGCTTATCGCCAATATATAGCTTCACCTCATCATAGAAAAAGCGCTCCACAGATACGATCGCATCTCGCAGTTTATTGTATTTGTCGGCATTAAAAACAGAAAGCGCCAACGAGGGGTTCTGCACCAGATACTCGTTAGCGCCTGTAATATTGTTGGCCTCCACCATGGAATAATAGCGGTCAGCCATTGTTTTTGTACTTGTATTCAAATCCTGCATCTTGTCAAGCGTATCCACACTGTCCGGGAAATTGTTTTGCAGGTCTGTATATGTTTTGCTCAAAGGTACTCACCTCTCAATTTGTCACTGTCACCGTCGGCACCAACTGTACCGTGTTCGGGTAATACGGGTAAAAGTGGGCCATTTTTACAGTCATAGTCCCACTGGTAAGGTCAAAGCTTAAACTGCTTATCATGTATTGGTTCGGCTCTTTGTCGGTAGTCATATGCGGCTTATAACTGATCTTCTGGTTTACATCCAACCATGGTATCAAAATACACTCCACGCTAATGCTATCCGTCAGGCGGCTGCCAACATATAGTTCATATTCCGCACGCTGCAAAGCCAGTTCATCCGTGTAAATCTTTTCATAGTCACCGCTGCTGCAAACCTTGATTCTCTCCCCTATTTTATCAATAGTAAATGGGCTTTCCGGGTTCACCACATAGCCAAGGTTGTCACAGGCAAAATTTTCCTTATCCTTCTTGGCCTGTTCCGCGCTAGGCAAGGCATTTACCAACCGCACCATAGCATGCACCTGTGTCTGTCCAACAAAATACATCTTTTCTTTTTTCAGCTTTACCACATAGTATTTCTTGGCCTCCATAGTCTTGGCTTCCAGCAAAACATCTTCACCGGTATCATCTACGGCGCTACGGTACAGCTTATAAGGGCCATATTCTTTTTCATTTTTTTTGCCAGTCTCAGCGTCAGTCTCTACATTTATGATCTTTATCTGGCACTCACCCGGATTTGTCTCCGGCGCTAAAAAACTGAACTTCTTGTTGTCTTTGATTTGTGCGCCCGTTACCTTAAAAGTGTAAATTCCGTTTTCAAATGTGCAGCTGTCAGAGTAATAATTACTTTTGGTAGTTTCCCCCCAAACCTCAATCACATTCTTCACTTCACTAAAGGAGTTCGTCAAACTTTCCGAGATAACAAATTTTCCAAAAATATCATCCGTCAGTACAAGCGGCTCTTCGTTGTTCATGGGCACACGCTGGCACACAAAAGTATCTTCGTCAAAAAACATTTCGTAGCTGTAATACAGGTCTCGCAATTCTTCCAGTATCTCCCATACGGTCGTGCCTGTATCCCAACTCATATCATAGGGTACTTCACTTGTCTGATACCCAATCCTATATTTACCCACTCCACCAAGTTGCGTCACAGTTTTTACCATTGCATCGCGTATATCACTGCCCTTCGGTATCTGTGTCTCAGAACCAATCAAGGTCCCTCCCAACTCACCATTCAGGCCGCTCATTAAATCCAGGCAACTGATTTTCAGTGTTTGTGTAGTTGCATCATAGGTAAAAGAGTTGTCACAAAAGTTATAAACGCCCAACGTGTACCAGCATACTTCGCCGCTGCGCTGATGTAAAAAGCCAATATATACCCGGATCTTTTTGTCCAGCCATACGCGGGAAGTCTCGGCCGTCATATAACTTTCATCCTTTACAAGGATTGTCCCATCAAAAGTCCGCCGTATATCACTTCCGGAATCAATCGATACACTGCCGTCAATAAAAGCACCGTCTATCTCGTCAATAACAGTCATCTGGTTGTTCAGCAGTTGGATCTTGGTGTAAATCGTTTTTACACGCTGCTGCAAAAGGTCAATGTCCGTTTGCTGTATATCATACATGGCACATCACCCCTCCAGATTCACATCAATAAAGTTATTGTTGTACAAATCGCTGGAACTTTCCGGGTCGCCGATCTCAACCCAGTTAAAGCTGTGGTGTACGTAATGCTCAACTTCACCGTTGTCCTCAGTCAGCCCATCCGTGGTAGCAATCATCCAGATACGGCCATCACTCAGTTTCATGATCTTTGGCTTGCCATCATTCAAAAATGCTTTTATATCTTCACGGTAAATATAATCATTCTCAGTTGTATATTCTCCGTCAGAGTCTTTCGGCATAAACATCATGCTGAACTGTCCGCTCTCATAGTCAGTGTTGGCGTTGCTCACCACATACGGGTATTTGCCGCTCAGCGTTGTCACCACATTGGACGGCCTTGTTCTTGTAATCGTCCCCTTCGTAATATCCAGGTCAGAGGAACAACCGTCTTCTTTCTCAAAAATGAAACATCCGCTAAAACTCGGTGTAATACTGTTCTGGTTAATATAGCCTTCCACATTATCAATCACAGGCACAAGGGCATAATCATATTTCACACCGCTGGCAGCGTATTTATCGTATTTTTCAAATTTCAGGTCGTCCTCTTTTTTCACCGGGATCTCAAACAAGGTCAGCCATTCATGCTTGCCGGCTCTGCGGCGCTTGATTCTCACGGCCGAGATCTGCTCGATCTGGTAAACAATGTTGCCGCCCATCAAGTCACCGTTAAACTGTGCGTCCATAACCGTATCGTAGTCCCAACCGGGGAACTCTGTCGGCTGGTCTGCAACAGCGCGTGTGATAAACAGCCGGTCAAAAATGCCGCCGCCAATCGATACGTTCTCAACAATATCGGTCGTCACGCTGGTGTTATCCAGGCTGTGCTTATAACCTGCAATACATTTGCCCATAAAAAACATGTCATCACACCTCCTCTGCTGTTGTTACATAGTCCGCAGTATTTACCACCTGCGTAGTAATATTAAACACATCACCGTTCTTTTGTACCTTAATCAGGTATTCCTGCCCACTTCCTGGTTCTCCCATTGGCTCAGATTGCATCGCATAAGCAATTACATCCCCCTTTACAGCACAACGCAAATCAAGATACGGTACTTGTATTCCCAACAGTGAATTAGTTGCACTTTGCCCCTTCGCCATATAGCTGCCCTCGGCAAACCAGCCTTTTATATATTTCACAGTCAATGTCGTATCATTACCGTCCACCATTTCAAGGATCGTTTCGCTCTGCCCAAAATCGCTGCCAAGCATCTTCACGGTAAAGTTTCCCTGCAAAGCAAAGCCCTCATGGAAAATCACGCGGTCTCCATTCTTGCGCAGGTCAACCTTGGCATTGTCAATATAAGTAGGGTCGCCGCTGCCGGTAAATTTGCCCTCGATCGTTCGTATGTTCGAGGATATGCGCACAGTGCCGTCATCTTTGTTATTTGTTAAATCAACATAGGTCCAATACGTAGGCACGATATATTTTACGCTGAACGGGATATACCCTGTATCAGCCACCATGCCATTTAAGGTCTCGCCAAGGCAGCGCACATAATACTGGGTCGCATCTGCCAGGTCATGCAGTCCGTATTCCAGCGTCGAAGTACCGTACATAGTCGCACTCTTACTCAGCTGCACACGGCTGGAATTGTAAAGAATGACATTATAAGTATTTAGCGGTTCGTTCTCTTTCTGGGTGTAGCTCATCTGCAGGGTGTATTCACTGTTCTCCAGGATCTGGTCATTTACCATATTGGTAAAACTAAAAACCGGGGTCGTAAAACAATAAAAGCTCCGCAAGCTCGACCAGCTACTGGCCTCTCCGGCCTTGTTGTAAACACGCACCTTGCAGGCATAATATTTGCCATTTTGCAGGCCGCTGCCACCGGCTACCGTATGCACCAGTTTCATCCAGTCTGTCTTTTTACTGTAAACCTGCGCACCTGTTGAGTTGTCCATGATTACAAGCTCATTGCCAAATACCTGCTCGCCATCATAGGCAAATGGAATGTCTGCGCCAACAGCGGCGTCAAACGATGGGATTGTATAAAGCACCGGTTGTGCCACTTTCCATCACCTCTTTCTTATAAAAAAACAAAAAGCCGCCCAGTCCCACAGCAGGACTAAGCGGCATAAAGTCAGTATTCGATTGACAATATTTTACATAGATACTATAATAATAACAGAGTTAAGAAGCCGAGCGTCGAACCTGGGAACTTCATCGATCATTCCCGTCCTCCATAGATGTATAGGCGGTCATCTCCCATATACCGGTAAGGTAAATGTGGAGCCAGCACTACTTTTGCCTTCCGGTAAATTTATTTATCGGGAGGTGATGTGCAATGAAAGATCTTTCTGTCTCTGATTGGACTTCCATCCTTGGTTGTCTTTTCTCCGGCATTGGAACTATCATAGCCGTTATCGCGTTTTTTCGTGATAAAAAGTAAGACCGCCCTGCTGCAACAGAACGGTCTTGTGCTATGATGGTATAGCCATTATGTACATATCGAACTGAGGTGGCCGTCTATGTCTCGGCTCCTTAGCTCTATTATTATTATAAAATCAAATTCAAGTATTGTCAATAGTAACGCGGCCAGTGTTTATCACAGCTGCGTATTTTTTTATGCAACCGACTCAATGTAAATTTCTTTCCAGTTATTTTGGGGCACCTTCACACGCACAACGGCACCAACGGTCAACATTTCCTTGTACGGTAAAACATAACTGCCGCCAAAGGCTGCTACCGTATAAGTGCCATCCTCCCCTACTGCGGTCACCTGCCCAACCGATGTCCGGTCAAAACTTGCCCGCATCATCAGCCGCTCACAGTGCCGCTTGATCTGCGCTGCCAATTCCCGCAGCGCTTCTACATCAACACTATTCATGGGTTCTTCTCCATAAAAAAACAAAAAGCCCCAGGAACACGATCCCTAGGGCACTATTTTATACCCACCTCTAACCCGGTGCTTATCACACCCAACAGCGAAATCGCCGCTCCTTACCTTTCAAAATTCCTTAAACTTATCTTCTGCTAAACTCCTGCGCAAAAATCGTACCAACACGCTCATGAATCACGCGGCCAAAGCTCTCTACATCATTCACGCCATACATCTGGATATCGCCAACGCTCACGCTTACACCACCCGCATCCGGCTGCGTAATCTCTACGCTCTTAATGCTGCGCTGCGGCATGTGCTGGCTGATAAACTGCTCCGGGTCAAGTCCCATTTTCCAAATATTCGCACTCGGTTCTGCAGGGATGATGCTAGTCCCGCGCTCGACGAGGCTGTAGTTGCCCGCAGCCGGTTTGCGCAGCTTAATTTCAGGGCCTTGCTCGTCAGTAATGGCAATATGGGTAGTGGCTGCGCCGATAACGCCAGTGGCATAACGAGCTAATGGAGCCAATCCAGCATTTCTGGTAGATCCTTGTGCAGCACTTAATGCCTTTAAGGCACCAATAGCGGAATTACAAGAACTAACGATAGAATCGGCCATGCTCTGAACTTTACTTGCCAACCCGTCACAACCAGTTCCGGCAGCATCAAGATAACTCACAGCTTCCTCGGAGAATACACCAATTGTCGAACTCATAGAGCTGAATTGCCCTTCCGATGCAGCTCCGCTATCGATCAATTTTTGAACATATTCATCAACCTTGCTAAAGATCTCTTCGTAGCTAATACCATAGGCATCTACCAATTGATTCAAAGAATCAGCTGCCGTTTGTCTTGCTTCGTCTGTCGCCGTTGTCTCGTTGCCAATGGTTTCCACATATTGTGCAGAAAGATCATTTAACTGTGCCTCATTCTCGGCAATCTGTCCCTGTACAATACCAAGCTGAATCATTTTGTCTCGACGATCTTCAGCACTGGCACTTATGTCCGCACTAGAAAGTACAAGTTCCGCTTCTTTGTCGCGCAGAGCATTAGTCTCATCACCAAGCGTAACAATCTGGTCACGAAGATCCTGCATTTTTTGTGCCGTTTCGTCGCTTACACCGCCAGCCTGCTTTAGTGTGTAGGCTAATTTTCCAATGCCACTGCCATCATCTTCGCCCATAGCTTGCGCATCGGAATCATCGCCGCCGGAACCGCCTCCACCAGAACTTCCGCTGGATGCTTCCTCCATGGCCTCAATTGCCTCAGTTACCTTATCAATTTCAGCCGAGGTTGCACCGATTTCCTGCATGTTGGCAATGACGCTCTCTTTATATCCATCAAGGGCACCGGCCATTCCATCAAGGCTCATACCATTAAACTCAGCCGCCGCGGCAAGCTGTGCCTGGTAATCTTCCCAACTCGTGCCAATCAAACTGATAACTTCGTCCCACTTGTCCTTCATGTTATCAAGGTCGTCGATTTGGGCTTCGATAGACTCGTCATAAGCGTCTTTTAAGTTATTGATGCGCTCAATTTCATCATCAACAGCCTGCAGAATATCATCATTTTTCCACTGTCGCTTCTGATCATCCAGGTCATTCTGTGCATCACTTACAGCCTGCTGATCTGCACGCCATACAAAACCTTCGTTTTTATTGTAGATACGTACAGTGCGGTTGGCCTTGGCTTTTTCCAAAGCATCCTGCAACTCGGCCAGCTTAATAGCGCGGTCTTCCTCGTCATTGGCTTTCTGCAGCGCCTCTTTGCGCTTTTCCAGTTCCTTGATCTGGCTTTCGTAAACCTTGTCCTGCGCATCCTTTTCCTTATTTAAGGCAGTAATACGCTTCTCAATTTCGCTTATAGCAGCCTGGCCATAGATTTTTAGTTGATTGGACTCCTTCTCATAGGCTTCCTTCTGTTTTTCAAGGGCCTTTTTTTGTTTTTCAAGCGCCTTTTTATTTTCTTCAACGGCTTTGGTATTGTCCTTTGTCGCCTTGGTGTAAGTCTTGCTTGTGGCAGGATTTTTGCCAATCATGTATCCGCCGCCGCCATTGATTTTGCTGTTTTCACCATCGGCTTTAGCATTACCCATAGCGTAGGCAAAACCGCGTGCTCCAACAAATCCTTGTCCAAGCAGCTTCTCGGTTTTCTTATGGTCAAATACAATAGCATCTTTCGGCAAATCGACAAATTCAGCACCATTATCGCCAACAGTGTACCATTTTCCGGTATGCGGGTTTACAACCAGTTCGTTGCCAAGCTCGCCAACCAAGGTGCGGCCACCGTTAGAAGCACCACCATAAGCATAGGAACGCTGTTCAGCATAGGTCTTTTTCGCAGACGGGGTAGATGCAGGTTTACCAAATGTTTTATATCGGATAGTAACCGTAGTCTCGCCGGAAATATCTTTAAGTGCAGTAGCGACTTCCTGGATTCCGCTCAAACACTGTACATTGTCCACCTTTAGCGTTATTGGCTTTTTGGCCTTTTCCTGTACATTGTCAATTTCTTTATCGGTCTCCTTTACAGGGTCGTCATCAGACTCAACGGTAAGCACACCGGCTTTTTCCAATTTGTCCGTTACCTGATCCGCAGCGCCTTCAACATTACCAAGCTTATCAATAGCATCTTGCGTGTAAACCTGGATCTCAAGCGCAGTAGGATCTCCAAGCTTTTCCTTTTTTTGGGTAAGCTCTTCAACCTGCTTTTGTGCGTCAGTCAATTCCTGGGCAATATTCAAGTCGCCAGGGTTAGCATTAAACGCCTTCTGTGCTTCAATCAGTCGCTGCTGTGCGTCATACAGGTCAACCATAGTCTGTACACGACCCATACCAAGCAGATCGTCTTTTTGATTACCGGTAAGACTGCCCGTATCTTTCAGCACATCATTGATATCCGAAACCATCTGGTCAATGCCAGATTTCTCATACAAACCGTCCAGCTTTTCCTGTAGTTTTTCAGCCTGGTCATTCAAAATCTTCCAGGCTTCCGTATCCGGGTCAAGGTCAGCCATCTGATCTTTAATGTCGTCCAGCTTCATGCGGGTATTATCAAGTTCATTCCCCAGCATGGAATCCCAGTCAAAGTTCCAGCCGTATTCTTGCAGTTCGCCGAAAATGGACTGCACCGCGTCAGGTGTCAGCTGCAAAGCATCAGCAAAATCCTCAATCGTAGTGTCGGCAATCATCTGGATCTTGCCGTCGCCTTCATCATTCATCAGTCCGGCTTTGATAGAGTCGGTAATAAAGTTATTCAGACCACTTGCATCAATCGATCCATCAGATGCTTCTTTAAAATAGCGGTTCAGCTTCTTGATGTAAGTCTGTACATCGCCCTTGAAATCATCCGGCACCAGGAACTCAACAGCAGCCTTGTACTTTTCAGTACCAATCTTGCCGTTTTTCAATCCTGCAGCAATAGCCTGTTTGGCGTCCATGCCGTCGTTGTACATATCACCAGCTTCGGCCGCATTCTGCGCGTTCAGCCAATCCTGGTAAGCACTGCTTGCCTGTACCAAAGCACTATATTGCATCCGTAGGCTGGTACAATTATCACGCAGGGTCTTGCTCTGGCTTTCAAGGGCGGCCTTAGCATCTTCCAATTTTTCGCGCTGGTCATCCGTAAGGTTATTGTTTTCCTTCAACTGTTTATCAACAGCGGCCATATCGGCCTTTACTGCAGAGTATTTCATCTGGTTCTGACTGTAAGCAACTTCAATATTAGCCTTAGCCTCATCAGATTTTGCCTTGGTCAGCTTTGTGGCCATCTCGCGGTTTAACTGCATCCGGCCATTGCTGTACTCCAGGGCAGCTGCATATTCGGCATTATCCTTGATCAGCTCACTGTAAGCATCCGTAGATACGCCAACACCGGTAGCCTGATCATTCAGTGCGGAGGTCACAGCAGTAATAGCTTTGGTTGCACTGTTTGCCATAGTCAAGGCAGAACTGGTAAAGTCATTGGTATACTTGATATTGTCACTGGTTACAAGACCGATCTTAACAAAAATATCAATCAGGTCATCCATGGAAATGCCAAGCTGATCTGCAACATATTTCAAACGATAATACGAATCAATTTGTTCATCGGAATACTGTTTGGTAGCAGAGCCGGCTTTTTCAAGGCTACCGATATTAAGAATATCAATATCATCAAGGCCAGAAAGTTCGTTTAGACTGTAAGAAATACCGTTAGTAAGCTGTTTCGCTTTTTGGTTGGTAATACCCAGGTAATCATTCAGAGATTTGTAATTAGACTCGGCACCTTTAAATGTCTCGGCGAGACCGGTTTGGACGGCTTGTAGCTTTGTAGCACTATCCAGCTGATCCGCCTGCGCCTGCATATACTGCTGCACATAGCTATTGTCAATGTCGGTGTTAGCAAACTCTTCCTGGGCAGCTTTAACCTTTTTCAGTGCCGCCGCAATGGCTTTGTCGTCATTCTTGGCAACGGCATCATTGTAGGTCTGCTGGGCTTCGGTTAGGTCGGAGTAAGTCTTGGACCAAGTATCATTCAGTTGAATCTGTGCTTTAGCTGCCTGTTCCGCAAGATCGCTATTTTCGGAAATGATACCAGACGCTTTTTCTGTAAGATCTCCCACAGCACTATTTAATTGATCTTTTAACGAATCACTAATAAGTGTGTTTTTGGAAACGTCATTGATAAAGTCAGAATATGTTTTTTCAGCGGAAGTAGCATCAGCAGTTAGATGAATGCCAAAACTGATATTGCCATCTTTGTCGATCGCAGAGCTGAGATTCAACCCATACTTTTTAGCAAGATCTTGAATCTGTTTCCATTCCTGACCGTATTCTCCACTTGTACTTGCACGTAGATCATACTTAGAAGAATCCGTGTCATAAATACCATTTACAGACATCTGCGTTTGAGCCTGTTTAATTGCTTTTGCGTTATCAGGATCGTTTAGCCACACACGAGCTTTAGTTTTCGATAGCTCATCTAGTAATCCAATTTGAGTTTCAAGACTGCCATTTACGAGATCAAGCCCATTTACTTCGCTTCCAAATTTTTCAACCAGTTCATCTTGAATACTAATTAAATTTTTGCGGGCATCATACGCCTCAGACTCACTTAGGGTACCGCTATCAAGAGATTCTTTAAGCTCAGAAATCTTGGACTTATAACTGTCGATAGAGGACACAGTATTGTCAAGTTCTGCTCCAGCTTCTTTTGCATTCTTGGTCATTTCTTCCATAGAATAGAAGAAGTGACTGCCATCCGGCCATTTTATTTTTTCTTTTAATTGAGTGCCAAGATATCCAAATGCCTTGCCGAGAGCAGTAATTGCCAAAGTAATTCCAGCCGTAACAGCTATACTTTTTAAGGCTGATCCAAGACCAACCATCACATTTCCAAGTATTTTAGTTACTGTTGTTGCGTGAGTGACTTGCTTAATAAACGATGGGATGAATTCAGTAATGCATTCTGTTAAGGATTTTCCAGATACATCAATTCCTTTTGCAAATTTTTCAAAAGATTCTGTGACATCAGGAACAGTGTTTTTAACAAGATCGAGAGCATCGTTTGCATCATAGCCCTCTGATTTTATCAATCTAAAATATTCCGTCAGCGCATTGCAATCAGCTTTTAAAGAACCAGAAATATTATAATCTGTATTTGCGTTCCCCAATAAAAAGGCACCAAGAAGTCCACCCTTATCATTAACGCTTGCACCATTACCAGAATATTTACCAACTTGTTCAAGTTCTGTAAACGCAGTCTTTATATCCGCTACAGTTTTTTTACTTTCTTGCCCTAAGAATGTAACATATGCTTTTCCGGTATCTATATCTTTACCAGTTCCAAACATGTTCAAAAGATTCAAGACCACTTGTTCCATCAATAATAGTGTGATATAATCGATGTAAGGTTATAATTATGTTTGGATTGTGAGGTGCAACGCTATGGCAGGTAAGCAAGATGATTACGGCTACTTTGGCAAGGGCATTGATGGCTATGTCCACTACAAGCAAGCGTTTGATCGGAACTTTTCATGTAACAAGTCGATGCACAACAGTCTGAAGCAGAACCAGTCAAAGCCAGTACAGCCATCGTCCATTATACACTCAGCACCTAAAGATAGCCCTCAGAATCTCTTCGTCTCTGACTGCCACTCAAAGGAAGAGTTTGACAGAATACACAAAAATGCTGGAAAATCGCTGAACACAACTTCTTTCACAGACCCGTATGAACTATACGATCCTCTTGATGCTGATAGTAACAACGATATTGACAGCTACAATGATGTCAACAGTAATAAACTTGACGATTCAATGATGTATTCTGAGTGCTTTTATTACCCATCCGCACAGCAGCACTCGCGGAATAATCAGCCCAATAAAAACAAAAGCAATAAAGATAGTTCCTGCTCTTCGTTTTGCACGATTATTATGCTTGTTCTAGTCTGGATAGGCGCAATGTCGCTGATTACGGGAATACCATATCTTTTAGGCTTTTTGCTTACCGGCTCTGCTGGTGGCGCAGATAGTTTTGGCGGTATTTTTATTCTGGTTGTCGGTGTAATCCTTATATTCCTTTTATAAAAGAAGCGGTATAAAATAATTGTATCTTCTCGCAAAAAGTAAAGCACCAGTTCCATTGCAATAACTGTGGATATGAGTGGTAATTACCAAAGTCCATTTTTTTCAAACCATTCTGCAATCCAAATTCGCTCGCTATCTGGTAGTTCTTGAATCTCCTTAATTGTGTACAGCTTCCAATTGTAAAATATCTTAGCATTATCAATGTCGCCGTTCCAGCTTTCATTTAGCAAAAACGGTTCACCGCTTATCATTTTCCCAACAATACGAATTGCAGATTTATTGTTACAACCGTTCTTAATGCAAGCATCGATGCAATCGTTAAAGCATTTTTGCAATTGTGGCATTGTTTCTGTAGTTGCTGTCGTAATACAAGCGCTCATTTTATCACCTCCACAAAGGACTGATTATTATGGTTTTAAATTACGAATGTATAAAGGATTTGTTGTCGTATATTGAAAGCAAAACAAGTGCGACCAACACAAATGGGACTTTTGCTATAAATAGCATTACTCTAAAGAGTGTTATTGCAGACAAAATGGTTGACTACAGTGCCGAAGAAATTTTCTACACATTAACACAAATGGCCGATGCGAACTTAATCAAAATTGACGGCATTTTACGCAAGGGTGGTCGTATTTCAAACTTTAATATTGACGACCTGACACCAGACGGACATCGGTTATTAAACGATATTAAAAACCCTGAAATCAATAACCTTATTAACAAAGCAAAAGAATGTATCGGACAAGTATCAATGCAAACATTCATAAAAGCTGCATCGTCAGTTATTTCTACTGCTGTAATTGCGAAAATGAAACAATAGATTAAAAAACAATTGTGGATATGAGTGGTGAGGTAATACTATGTCACACCAAGAGCAACATTTTGCAGGTATCCATTATCGTGGTCAATTTGCCCCTGGTATGGTGTTTGATAACGACTACAACCATCACGCAACGCCCATTGGCTACCGTTTAGCTCCAAAGGCAACAAAACCAGAGTATTGCCCGGCGTGTAATTCCGCAATGCTTTTCTGTCAGCATTATCCATTTGAAAAACAACTAAGGATCATTTGGCAATGTAAACAATGCGATAGGTTATTTGTATTTATCCCACAAGAAAAGAAATAATTATACTGTAACAATTATAGGTATTAGTGGTGAGGTAACACTATGCATGAAGTAAAAGGGACTTGTACGTGTAGTGACTGCGGGTATACATTTAAATGGAAACTTATTTTGCGGGAGCGAAATGGTTCTGGTATATATCCGGTTACAACTGTAAACGATAATGAGGTACCACTAAATACAAGACCTCAAGATATAAATGGTGTTGACTGCTATGATTGTTATTGCCCGAATTGCGGTATACCTATTTACATTCCTTGCAATTTATGCAACACTGAATCTTGAAGGAGCTCAACGCAACCAAGTCGGTATTGTGCGCAACATCTTCAACAGTCAGATCATCATACGCCACAGCTGCAATATTACGCTTTCCATTGCCAGGTCTACACTCGTACATTAAAGAATCTGTTTTTGCGTCATACCACCGATTAACAAGTAGTGCTTTCTGGCATTCTAAGAGTTTCCCCATAAAAGACCTCCTATAAACAACAAAAGGCCGTCCCATTACCGGGGCGGTCTTACTTTATATCAAGTATTTATTGCTGGTCAATATTATCGCTTGTTGATCTACCAGTCTTCTTGTACTTTAATTCACCGTTCTCACTATAAATCTCTTCGCCAAGACTGTATTCTCCCTCAAAAAATTTTCCAACATCCATCTCCAGCGCTTTAATCACACGGCAAGCAACATCAAAAGAGGCTCTGCGTACATCTCTTGCACCGGATTCAAATTTACGGTACTGCTGCAAGTCTATGTTCGCACGGTCAGCCACTTGTTGCTGTGTAAGCTCCAACACAAGCCTTTTTTGATGTAAAGTCGAAGCGGACGTAAGGTTTACCAAAGTAAATCCGTCAAGGCTCAATTCTTCCATTGCAAAATATCTCCTTATAAGTTCATCTGAACTCTTTTCTATATTATAAGTTCAATTGAACCTCATGTCAAGAAAAATATTTACAATCCGATAACTCAAAATTATACCTATAAACAAAAAGCCGCCAGGCGGACAAACCCAGCGACTATACCGGAAAGGGTACTGACAAGGAATTGGAGATAAATGACCTACAGTTTAAAGAAAAAGGTGGCTTTAATTCTGTGGCTGCAACATTCCTAACCTTTCGGTGCAATTATAATACCACACCTTTAGTTGTATGTCAATACCTATGGTTGTAAAATTATAACCTTCTCATGGCTTTCCCATGATGTTCTGACTGTCTTTCTTCCCATCCGGCAAAGGCCGTAGAATAGGGCTACCCATACAGTCGATGAACCAGGCTACCAGAGGTCACACCCTCCATCTGCGCAGTGCGCGGTATCCCGGCTGCTGATTAAACATTGTTTGCGCGACTTAGCACTGCCGCCGCATAAGCTGACATAAGATATTAAATGATACAGATGTAATTGCCACATCACAATCTGCTAAAGTCTATATTCCCGCGAGATGGCGATTCAAAAGACACCATAAGCTTTCCACTATAATTTGTGACAGCCAAATTCCCGCGAGAAATTATATCCATTCCAATAAGAAAGTCTGGGCCACCATTGTAACTTTTAAATAAGTCAAACTCAACATCACTAAAATCAACACTGTCGCATAAAGTTATATCAATCAAATAGTATGGCACATGATCTGGCCCATTTGCCGTATTGACATCGTGTTTGTCCGTCGAGTCTGTTAAATTAAGAAATGTCTTCACATTTGCGGTCAAAGCTGATCTAGCAGCCCCAGTATCTAATAATCCACGACCAACAAATTCTTTACCGTTGGACATAGCCTTTACATCAACCCATAACGCCGTACAACCGTCTTCTTTAACTATTGTAAACCCAGGCATAACTACCACCTTTTAACTTTAATTTGTTCAGAAAGCTTATCAAAGTTCACTGGTACTTGATAGCAAAGCACTCCGGTCCCATCCATTTTTGGCATTTCATGCAAACTATTCCCGACCGCAACTACTTTGCAATCTCGTACAGCAATCCAATGCCCATCGTACTTCTCGTAAAGTTCGTCTTCATGTTTTTTAATCCAGAAATGGTTCCGCCATGATAAAATCTCTTCCTTGATTTCCTTAATCATACCACACACTCCCCCTTCAATCAATATCTATCGCCTCGTTCTTGGCACTACACGAAGCCCCGTAGTTTTAATATCTTATGTCAACTTACGCGATAGCAGCTTTTATCTCAGCCTATCGCATCCGTGTTGTTCTTTCTGCCTTTCGGCACCATCATAGCGGATTACTCCCCTATTGTGGTCACACGGCTCTTAGCTTTTCCCAGCAGTTTGGGTATTTATAATAGGACTCAGGTTGCATCCTACGCAGCTATTCCTACTGCGTAAGCGAGCATCTGAATACTGCCCTGAGTCTTTGTACCAGACAACGACAAAAAGGCACTTAATGCTGCGGTCAAGGTCGGAATTACTCCGGCCCATTTGGTAAATCCATCTGCGGCATCTAGTGCGCTTGTACCAAAATCAATTATACCTTTAACTAAATCAGAATCGAGGACGGTCTCGGAAAAAGATTGGAATGTAGCTTGGAACTGAGAGAGCTTGCCCTCAATACTATCCAAGTATTTCTGATTTTCAATCTCTGCAGAATTACTATCAGAAGCGAGAGTGTTTACGACATCATCCAACTCTTGATAATTCTCAATCAAAGCGGCAACAGCGTTAGCATTACGCTTGCCACCCATGAGCTCAAGGGCCGCACTGTGCTCTGAATCCGACATGTCGGACCATGCAGCACCCATTTCCTTAATTATCTGGTATGTAGATTTATAATCTCCCTGGCTATCAAGAATATCGACCTTTTGATGAGACAATGCAAGCAAAGACGCTCTTAATTTAGAGGTCGTTTCAGCCATTCCTTCAGCGCTTTCACCTGTTGCCTCAAGCTCGGTTTTAGTTGCGCGAAGATACATGGATACAGTTTTTAGAGTTGTCAATCTGTTGCTTGATGACCAGTATATAACTGGCGCTAAGGACGTTAATCCTTAGTCTGTGCCTATCAATGAACTATCGGCACAGTTCAGACTATATATTCACCCGTTTCCGGGGTACATCTTCAAGATAGATGTTACCATCCACCTCCTGTAGTCGTTACGGATTCTTTACAGATAATCCGGCCAAATTTGTTGAGAATTAACCGGCTTCTTTTGTTTCTTCTATTAAAAAGTATGGGTATACTATTTCCCTGTTTAATGCCAAGTGGCCATCTTCTATATGATAATTAAATGAACTATAATTCGGAAGTCTGCCATCATTATAATAATACTGTTCAATAAGTAGCTCACATAAATATGGCTCATTTTTCAAATCATTTTCCCATAGATATAGACATTCTATTCCATAATATTTAGAAAGATATGTGTGCTTTGCTTTATCTTTAGGAATTCTATCATGTTGTACTTTTGTCAATTTATCAAGATTAAATTTGAAAGGATTGACATGCCAATAGTCACCCATAACCTCGATTACAAGATTGTGCTCATATAAATAATTATCAACAGCATAATATACAAACGGCTGTTCGTTTATATATGGAATACCAAGTCTATCCAATATTTCATTTGTTTGTAATTGTGGAATTGACTCTACACCGCTCATTTTTCCACTATTCAATGCTTTAATCATTCGCTCTCTATCTTTTGATTTCCATTCATCCTGCTGGCTCCATATTTTTGCATACCATTCTTGTCTACATTTTGTTGAACAAAAGTGATGATCCTGCCCTTTTGCTTTGTATGCAGCAACATAAATTTCTTTCCCGCACCAATCGCATGACATAAGCTCACGAGTAAATTTTGGATTTTTGATGCCAACATTAGTTTTTTGCCATTTGTTTTGACATGCATCTGAACAAAATCGCTGTGTACTTCGTTTAGAACATTCAAACTCTTTGCCACATATTTCACACTTACGAATTTCATACGTCATTTTATGCTGCATCTTCTTTTGGCAACTATTTGAACAATAATGATGTTTGTGTTGATTATAGTGGTAGGCGTTTTGATATACTTCTTTCCCACACCATTCACAATTAAATGTAATGCCTGTTCTTATCCCTTTTGCTGACATAATTTTCTACCTCATTGAGATTTGCCAACAAAAAGGCCGCTACGTGCTCAACCACATAGCGGCAGTGTTTTTATCTGTAAAGTCTTTCCTCGGTCTTGTCCTATAATGTTCATTGAAGTTTGACCGATATAGATGTATTCTATCGACATATTACTATGCCGTTGGGCAAATCTACCCACAGTTTCTGGATTTTGAATTACGCGGTTCATTGCAGTAGCCAGCGCAATACTTTCTTCCAGAGTATTATTAGCTGCATGCAAAGCAGCGCCACTCCGCTGGATGGCCTGTCCAACCCCGTCAGCGGATATTGCAAATTTGTTCCCGGCAGTATTGTACTCATTAACAATACGCATGACATTATCCGCTTCTACGCCAAATGCCTGCATAGAAGAAATAACCATAGAACTTGCGCTATCGATACTTTCAATGCCATCTCCGACATTTTTCAAAAGCAACGCAGCATTAGAAACTTTTTCTGCATCCTGAAGATTAAAGCCAAGCCGTGCAAAATCAGCTGTACTATTGATAACAGCAGTTACGGTTGTTCCGAGCTCTTTAGCACGAGAAGTTGCATTATCCATAAACTTCTCATATCCAGCGCTTGTCTCATCCGTAACCTTCTTCAGTTCCGTCATAGCCGTATCAATATCCACGACATTCTGATAAACCTGCTGTAAGCTATTCTGCATCAAATGCAGCGCACCCATGGCGACCATCGTACTAAAATGCTGTCCAAACAGATTCTGAAATACTTGGCTCAGTGTCTTGCCCTCAAGCCCAAGATCCTGTGCCTGTTTTTTCAGTGCCGAAAATCCTTCAGCAGCCTTAGACAATGTACTTTCTTTAAATGCGCCATCTGTACTCCGCAAGGCACTCTGAATATCAGATTTCACACTATTGTGCTGGTTCATTACGTCAGAATTGCCCTGGATCTTTTTATTGATCTCAACATAGCGCTCCATGGTATACAGTAGATTGTTCAAGCGCTTATTCAAAGACTCAATGCTCTGTTGCTGTTTGAATTCGTTGCCAAGATCACCAATAGAAACTTTTGCCTGAGTGGCTACAGATGTCATGGCCTGCAAGAAGTCGGAAAAAGTATTGATCTCAACACCGGCCTTTTGCAACTGCGGCATAAACTCCTTAAACATATCCGTAAACAGTTTATAATCCTGTGTACCAGACTGTCCCTCAATTTGCCGCATCCGAGTAAGAACATTTGTATACATTTGGATTATCTGCTCTACTCCAGCATCAGATTTGCCGCGGTTCTGCTGTGCCCTATATGTATCGTTCAGAGTTTTTAATGTACTCTCAACACTCGAAATTGCAGACGGCAACCGATCAAATGCACTTTCTACCTGACTCGTCGCTGATGTTGCAGATTTACTAAAATCTCCCAATGCAATTGACAACTGCTCAACAGCTTGAGTATAGTTGTCCAGGGTGCTCGTAGTCATATCTTGCTCAAATGCAGCTTTAGCCTGTTGAGCCTTCGTCAGCGCATCCACAACCTTATCATAGGTTGAATCTCCCAGCAGCCCAGTGTAATTCTTAGATCCTATCGTATTGTTTACAGTTTCTGCTTCATTGGCCCGAGCCGTTAGTCTGCTAAGTTGTGTACTCAACGTCGCACCGCGCTGCTCTACAGAGGCCAGATCTTTTTCAATTTTGGCATTGGCACTGGTTACAGATTTTTCAGCACTCGTTACAACCTCGACTAAATTCTGATATGCCTGCTTCAGTGCTGACAAATTTTCCTTTGTCTTATCACTGTTAAACTTGCTCTGTGCATCATTAAATGCGGACATTGCGCTGCCTGCGCCAGTATTTGTTGCTGCCGCAAAGTTGGTATTCAGCTCGTTTGTTTTATAAGCATCTGGTACGGTATTCATGTCCGTTTTCAGCTTGGCAATTCGAGCCTGTAGCGCAATGAACGACTCGCCTATCTTGTCCGCGCCACTCTGTAACTTCTCTTGCTTACTAGCAAACTTATCCTCGACACTGGCTGCGTCAGCATATTCTGCTTTCAGCCCAGACAAGTCTTTCATCAACCCATCAAAACTCATAACACTGCCTGTGCCAGCGGTAAGCAGTTCACTATAGCTTCCTTTTAACGCATCCAGTTCACCATTTAATTTATTTTTGGTGTCAGTATCTTTAATTCCAGAAATTTTCCTTTCAAGCTCACCAATATCTTTGCTGATGGCCGAAATAGTTTTCTGCGTGATCTTAACCGATTTACCAAGTTTGACTTCAAGCGCTTTCGCTATTTTATCCGCGGAAGTCTCCATCTTATTGGCTGTTTCTTCAAGTTTACCGGTTAGATTCTTTTTGTCGGCAACCTTTAGGTTTAGTTTTAGTTTCTTAGAAATCTCATTCAGCTTCGTTTGAATCTCAGCAATCTCAGATTCATCCATATCCAGATTTACTTTAGCTCTTATATCTACTGTCTGATCTTGTAGTCCTTCTTGAATATCAGAAATATCCGGTCGGCCAATCAAATATGCGTGTACACCAACACTTACATAGTCACGAGCTAAATCTTCTATCTGATTCTTGACATTCTCTAGATTTTCCAACTTAAAGCTAACGGGAATATTTAATGCATTGGATAATTTAGATAGCTCTCCCTGTACCCCACTGGTATCAGGTGTTACCTTTACCTTAATATTTAAATCTTCTGCCATAATTTCATCCTCCTTATGGCTTTCGGCCTTTCTCTTCAACGGTTATTTATCACTAACCACTCAAGACAAAGGCCGAAGCCTCTGCCGTTTATTCAGGAAATTGCTTTTTTATAGCTTTTACAATCCGCCCATGAACCTGACTATTTTCACGGGCAATCTCTTTTTTTGCATTTGTCATAAATGGGCGCGGTTTTGTCCACGCACCATTCCTGCCACCCCACGGGTTCGCAACGCCTTTTCCATATCCTTCAATCAGTTTGGAAAATTCAGTATCAGAAGCATGACTGGCCGAGTAACCAGGGAGTCTTGGCCCCTCTATTTGTGCCACATCCTTAACCGTCAAAGTTTTGTCTCGTACGGCGCTTTTGATATTGGCCTCACCTTCCAGACCGCCACCGCCACGCCGTTCATATTCAACAGGCTCATATTTGCTTAAAACATCCTGCTGCACATGTTTCTGCACGCATTTCTCTACTTCGTTCGCAACTTCTCCACGTAGGGCACGGTTAATGCGCCGCTGCATTTCAAGCTCTAAACCTTTCAGCGTTGTTACCGTAGCCATGTTTTACTCCTTCTTAGCAAGCTCCAGCGGTACAGCCTTACCAGCCGGTGCAGCCTTCTTCCCTACCAGCCCGGCCTTCTTGGCAATCTCCACCAGCATGTCCGGGTCATTCAGCCCCTTCATGGCTCCTGCGATTTCTTCAAAGGCATCCGCAATACGGTCCATCGGGTCAGGGTGTGCCACGCTCTGGTAAACCACCATGTATTCCTCGCGCCGGTTCTTGATCTCTTCCTCACATGCCCCATACAGGCCAGCGGTGACCTCGGCAATATCCGGGTGTTCTACAATTTCAATGCCATCACGGCTATACACAAAGTCGCAAATATCATCCTGGCCGCCCAGGTGCTCCCAAGCCTCCGGTGCAAAAAACTTCACCACGCCCGCACGCCAGGCAAAATCAAACAGTGCCGGTACATAGCGGCTATCCACCGTGCAAGTATCCACAACAAAATTCACAAAATCCACGCGCTCCTGCACGGTAATATTTTTCTTAATTTCCATACAAAATTCTCCTTTAAAATAAAAAATCGCCCCGCACCCATCCAAGGTGCGAGGCTATAACATAATTTAATTAAAGTTCTGTTCCTTTGATTCCATAAATCTGGTACACAATGGTACTCTCCCAGTGCGTTGTTTCACCAGCATATGGTGTTCCTATTGTAATGTTTGAACCATCAATTTTAACACCACGCCAAATGCTTCTATCAATTCCACCAACGGCATTATGAGATGCACCACGAATAGCAATAAATTCAGCTACATATTGTGGACTAAGAGAAGAGTATCCTTTTACAGTTATACAATAAGCAGCATAAAGCTGAGAGCCAGTATCGGCAGTAACACTGCCTGTGTTATTATTTGTGTGATTGCTATTTGTCCAGAGCAGAACCCTTTCGGCACTTGAAAACGACAAATCTTTAAACATCTTTTTAAAATTCGAGTCGCCGCCACCAGGCCCCATCAACGCAACGCTCATACTCGCACCGCCTTTCCGGCACAAGTATCCATATTAGAGGTATAGTTTAGATTACTATACCCCCCCCCGCAGAATATTCTTAATCATAAAATATACCTCCATAAAATTTAGTAAAAAACCAACACAGTAGAATGACTCAGGCCATCTCCGCTACAATCGTTATATGTAATATGTGTGTTTAATGTTACGCCTTTAACTTGAAAAGCCGTAACATGAACGTCCTTCCAATAACCATCATACATTCTATAATCGCCAAGTTTAGTGTAACTTGAACAATTTGAAATATTGATCGTATTTACATTATCTCCAGCGGTACCACCATCCAGATGCGACAACATGGCAGTAACAACTATTGCATCTTTCCCAGAAGCAAAGGAGAGCGATACATCTGCGTACTTATGTCCACCACTTGTTGTAAATAGCTGATCAGGTACTGTGCCCCATTGATCTGTATGTTGGTCCTTGCATACACATATAGCTTTGAAGTTTTTGCCGCCACTAATACCGCCACTTCCCATCATTGCGACACTCATGCTTTATACTCCTCTCCAACAATTTCCTTGTACTGTTCATGAGTAATAACACCCTTCTTTACGGCATTCTTCACCATGGTTTTGTTCCACAGTTTCGGATACCAACGCTTAATTTTCTCAAACATAATTAAGCCTCCTTGCTATCAGTAGAATCAGCCGCGCCATCACTGCCGGAGCCTTCACCGCTATCAGTCTCTTCCATCAGCGTATCGGTCATCATAGCCGTATAAGTGACCTGGGCGTCAATGCTATCAATACGGGCAATGCGCTCCTCACGGTCTTTTGCAGCCTGCTCCGCAGCCGCCTGCTCTTCCATGCGCTTAATTTCCTCATCGGTATATGTATGGTAAAACTGGCAAGCCTCATAAACGGCATGGCCGGGGATCAAACGGCGCAAGCCATTCGGACAATCCTCAGTAACGGTTCCTTCCATAACTTCATAGGTATCCTCAGTCATGCCGGTTTTAATCTGACTCTCGTACAGATAACCTTTACTTTCATCAGGAGCCGTCAGCTCCTCTTTAGTGATCTCATCATAGATTTTCATTTCTTATCTTTCAGCTCCTTTATAGAAAATAAAAATACCTGCGCAGTTAGACATCAAAATCTAAGCGCAGGGTTGCGATATAGACATTATTTGAATAGCCGCTTGCATTTTTTTCGCCTTGAATTCCTGTTGCCTGCAAGCATAGATAATATTTTCCCGTCATACTACTAACATCAATTGTCACCTTTTGTGGACTATCTATCCTATAAAAATTTCCGTCGGGGGCATTTTTAATTGTGACATTAGTTTTATACAGTGTGGTATCATAATTATCATAACTACTACCAATCCATACAACACCTGTACGGTTTCCGTAACCACCATTGTTTACAAAATAGCCAACGTTGAAACTGATTTGTTTTAGATAAGTAAGGTCAACCTGAATATAAGCAGTTGCATTATTTGACGTAAGGTTACAACACAAAATGCCACCATATGTGATATATGGCACAATGCCACGAGTAGATGTCATATTACTAATCATCTTCGCGGTGATTTTGCTTCCGCCACCGCCAGGCCCCATCAATGCCAATGCCATATCACAGCACCTCGCTTTCTAAACGAGATGCTTCGGAGATACTATGGTTTACACAGTACCCCCCGGACAGAATTCATGTAATTCATAAGTAACTCCTTTTTATGTGAATGATTAGTCAATACCGTAAATGAAATAAGCAAGAAAATAGTACCCCTGCCGTTTAATAGTGATGGTTGTTTCACTTCTACTACATCCGGTAATACTCCAAATGGTTGCGTCTGGTTTGTTTGGCACATTCTTTTTCAGATATGAGCTATATACAGTAACTTCATCTTGCATAGCCTGGGCAACAATTCCATCCGTTGATGTTATTGTTACTACACTAGGATTTGACTCCTTGATACCAGCGATAACAAGATAGGAAGAATAACCCTTGCATGTGATACTTTTATTCATATCACCGGTATCGCCATCTTGTGTCAGCGCACCCATGTATACAAGTCCAGCTTTATTTATACCACCACTCGGCCCCATCAGCGCAACACTCATACCCCACACCCCACTTTCGTAAGGTGCATTTTGGGTACTACATTAAGGGAGTACCCCCCCCGCAAAATTTTATTGGTCATAAAAGCCTCCCTATTTTTTACGCTTTTTGCAATCTTCATATCGTATCCAACCGGCCTTGCGTTCCACCAGCCAGATACAGTTTTCATCCGGGTATCGGTACATAAACAGCTTTCGCTTCAGCAATGCTTCCGTAGTCGCCATACCTTTTATATCAATTACCTCAGTGTGTCCGTCTGCATACACCAGGTAAAAATCACATACATAAGTTATAGCCCGCACGGTTTTGCCGTCATGTTTAAATTTCGGCTGCAGCTCATAAGGCTTTTGTAACTGATAATCCACAATCGTCCCGTTGGCAACGCCGGGCAGCACAACATCCAGGTAGTATTTCATCTCGGCCTTGCTGTCAAACACAATCCCATCATAGGTGCGGTCCTCTTTTGCCGAAACTTTGTACTTATTACGCAATGCCAAACACGATCTTTCCGTCAACTACCATAAAATCAACCTTGTCGCCAAGCTTATAGCCCAATTCTTTTGCACCTGGCACCTGGTAGCCATGGCCATCGCACTCAAAGCCAAGTACATCGGTAGCCTCATTGCGGTAAACAACAATCCCCTGCTGCATCGGCGGCACTTGCGTCTCCGGCATAGTCTCCATAACAACCTCTTCGGCCTGCGGCTTTGCCTTCTTGCGCGGCTTCTTTGCCTGTGCAGCTGGCAGTTCCGCTGCTGTAGTCTCCACAAACTTAATCTCTTCCATGTTTTCATCTCCTTAAAATCTAAAAACAAGGGAGCCGTAGCTCCCCTGTTTCTAGGTTCAGTCAATCAAGGATCAGACAGTGCCGTCCTCAAAAGTCATCTCGTAAATATCGCCATCCTGGTTGGCGTAGCAGTCAAAGGTGATGGACACAGTGGTCGGATCACCGGTGTTCTGGAAAGCCAGGTTAAAGGTGGCCTGCGGCTGAGCCTTGTAGTAGGTCAGGTCGCACATAACATCCTCTTCGTCCTCGGTCTTAAAGGGCATCTCGCCGCGGATCTCAAAAGCCTTCGGGAAGGTGTCTGCGTCAAACTTGATGCTCTGCACACCGGTGGTCTTGTCCAGGTAGTAGTAAACAATGTAGTTCTGGTTCTCGGTAATGCCGGTAGCAGTAACCTTCTTGCCGGTAGCGGTAACGCCAGCAATGGGGGTGCCGCAATCGTCAGACGCAGCAAACACCTGGACAGTACCGGTCTTGGGCTCCTCGGTCAGCTCCAGACCATCAGCACCAGCAGCCAGCTCCTCACGCTTCAGGACCTTGGCGGTCTTGGCAATATCCTTGCCGGAAAGCAGAGCAAACAGCTTGGCAGGCATGATCTGGGTGTCGATCTGCAGAGTGCCGGTACGCTCGCCGTCAAAGCCAACGCGGTTAGGGGCACCCCAGCCGCCCTTGGCGTACATACGGTTGGCGGTAAAGTTGGTGGTAGAAACATTAGCAAAGTCAATGTTCATGTAAGGGACCTTGGTCTTGTAGTCCAGCAGAACCAGGTTCATAACCTCACGGTTAGCCATATTAGGATTCATAGCCATAGTGCAATCTCCTTTATGTTATTAAGTCAGTTTTTTAAACCACAAATCGGCCTGGTGGTCTTTTCCACCCCAAACCGAGTAGTTAAAGTCAGTAATATCTATCTGTTGTTTCATTCTCTGGCGGTTGAAGGTGTCATGTACTTGGTACACCGTCAGGTTCCAGATATTTGCCATGTTCAGGCTGTCATGGTAGGTGGCCAGTGCCGAGATGATGTTGGCCAATTCATAATCAGGGTCGGCCTTTTTCCCGCCGCGTTTGTTTTTCTCGTACTCCGCTTTCTTGCGGTAGAACTCTTCAAACTTTTTGCGTGTCTTTTCATCCCGGTATTTGTGTGCCTGTTTATCTTTTGGTGGGTCTAAATAGGCACATTGCAGGCATACATCGCACACCAACGTCCAATTCTCTGCGTTGATCATGCCGTCCACTGCCAGTGCCCCTGTTTCGTCCTGCACCGCATTTACTAAAAAGCAGCGGTGGCTCGGCTCAAATGTGATCGTGCCATCAATAAAAAAGCCCAAGGCGGTTATTATCTCGCCCTGGGTCTGTTCGTCTGCAGTCAGTAAATCAAAGATATTCAGCGCATCCTTCTGCTCCTGTGGCAATTCATCATACGGGTTCTTTTCCTCATGTAGTGCCGCAGCAATCCCCGCAAAAAAATCATGCGGGGTCATAAGCAAAAGCGTCAACGCATACTGGTAATTTTTATAGCCGCGTTCGCAAATGGTACGCAATTTGGGCGAATGTACTTGTCCAATCCCATCTACCATAAAACCAATCGGATTCAGTAGTTCAAAATAAGGCACTTTCATTTCGTGCCCCGCTTTCTGTTAAACGACTGTATCTCATAGCAAAGGCAGCGCCCGTAATAGTTGTTCACAGGTTTATACACCTCGTTATTTACAAGGCGCACAAGTCCAATTCCAAAATCCGGGTTGCCGTTCAAAAGGCGGTCAACATCCTCGGCCAGTATATCTGCCCTGGTGCCAAGCCGCCCTTCTTTTTTATAATTCTGCATGATCTTCTTGTGGCAATATGCAAACACATACAAATACACGCGGTACGCTGTATCGGTCGGTGCTTTTGCCACAACAGTCTCCATGCAAAGGTAAGTATCTGTTGTTTCGTTAATGTCCGGCGTATACTCAAACTCGTAAATATGCCCGCAAGAGTCTTTGTCGTCTCCCAGCAGCATTTCATCAGTATCCGCATCGTCATCAACAGGGCCAAGCATCAAGTCAATAATATCGGGGTCACTTGCAAACAACCCGGCCACCTTGTGCTTGTACGCGCCAAGTTCGCTCAGGTTCATGCATCCACCACCTTTATCGCAACACTGTCTCGGCTCTTTTCGTCCGGGGATAGTACCGTAACCGTAACACTATGCCCGTTCAATTTTGGATTATCCGCCGCAGCAATCCGGCACTTGCCTCCCACAAAATGGTTCCAATTTGCCGATTCCGCAAAATACACCTGTTCACGAAGCAGCTCATCATCCGGCTCAATATGCCAGATACAGTCATCGTATTCTTTGCCGTCACGGGTAGCAGTCAATACTTTGCCGCGGCCGCAAATACGTACTTTGGCTTCGCCGCTGTACTTGATCGCTACGTTGCCAACTTCCGGCACCTTCTTCGCTTCCTTATAATCGCAAATCATCTCGGCCTTGCTATCCGTGCTCGGGTCAAGCTGATCCTGCTCAAGGTTCAACACCAAAAAACCGGTCTGCTCATCGTCGCGGTCATAGCGCTCGGTCATACCATCCACGCAGGTAATGCGGTAGGTTTTGGCCTGGCCATTGATCTCTTCCAGCATCAATCGTTTGCCAATGTCCAGTAAACTGGATTCTTCGTCATACGGTATTTTTATCTGGAATTCGCGGCTCGAAAGCGTCATCAGCTTGTTTTCCGAAAGGTTCGAGAAATAGGGCTTGTCCACAACGGCCCAGCGGGTAATGATCTCGCCGGTCTCGTCATCCTGCCATTGGATATTGCGGTTACACAGCTCAATCTTGCCGCGCACCGTAATTTCATCGTCGGCATCACGCTCCGTGATCAACCAATGGCTCTTACTCCACAGCATGATCTTGCCGATCTCAAAATCGTCACCAGGTAAAGTGCGTATGATCTTCTGGTTCGTGACCGTGCTGGAAATAATCATCATGTGGTGCGGCACACCCTCGATCTCCACCTGTTTGTAGGCGGGCGAATCAGGCCCCATGTGGTTTGTATCATGGGCAGATTTCGCAATAATGCGGCTTCGGCGGCTGCTTCCTGCCCCGCCAAGCATAGCGGCATACATCTCATAGTTCATGGGGACATCACCTCACTCGGTCAGGCTGGAAATCTCTCCATTCCTAAAGGAATACAGGTTGATCTCCCCTTTCAGCCGCTTGCTGGTAATGTTCATCAAGTCTGTCATCTTTTCCAACAGATTGGCCGGGCTGTATAGCGTAAAGTCCTTTGTGTTCAAGGCATTCTGCAAAGCATCCGTGTTGTACACATATGGCTCCACGAAATGAAGTACCATTCCCAGCGCCAAAATATCCTTTTCCCTGTTGGTCAAAGTAATGTTAAAGCGCAGGATATCGTCTTCCCTATCGTTTAAATCCTGCTTGCAGATCTCCTCAAAATCACTAATAGCCAAATGCAAAAGATCCAGCTGATATGTCCCGCGTGTCAATGCATCGTAGTCCAGAAATTCGTAGTTGCGAACTCGGGCACGATAACGCTCATAGACTTCCTCGTATTTAGTGCCCATGGCTCACACCTCCATTATTCAATGGTAAAAGTCTCAATGGCTTTCTTGGCTTTAGGCTTCTTGGTTTCCAGCTCAATATCTTCTTCCAGGTCGCAGTGCAGCACCTCGTTCAGTGCTTTGATCACGCCGCGGCTGTCCAGTTCGCCAGTTTTCACCAGCTCCTTGGCACGGATACGGATAGAGTCCTTCATACCGTTGCTCATAGCTGTTACTTTGCTACGGATGTCGGCTGGCGCCCAGTGGAACACCTCATCAAAATTCTCCGTAGTCAGAGCGTTTTTGTAATAACGGTCCATACCAAGCTTTCTCAGTACCTCTGCATCTTCAATCAAGATCCAGTTATCGCGGAAAAAGCGCTGCTGGCTGGCTCGCATATTCAAAAGCTCACCATAGTCGATCTCCTGCACCTCGCCAAAGTTCTCCCACTCCACAACATAACCGGCATTGCGGCTGCTCTTGTAAATCAGTGGGCCATGGGTGCCGTTTTTACATTCCACCATGGTGTCGTTCGTGATTTTTCTCGTTGCTGCCAAAATAAGTACCTCCAAAAATACTCAAATAAAAAGCCCCAGGCGGTCACCCGCCCAAGGATATTGTTACGCTATCTATCAGGACAGCTTGTAAACACCAAAATCACGGTCCATGATCAGGCCAATGCCGGTGCGCTTCATCATCAGGTAATCCTGGCTCAGATCAGCATTGTTCATGGGGTCGCCCATCAGCATGGTAACACTGCCCTCGGTAACGCGCTTCACAGGCTTGGTGTCACCAGCAATAACATACAGCACATCGTCAGGCAGAATAAAGTTGGTAGAGCCAATCTGGTGGCGCTGCTTCATGGAGATCAGGTTAGTTCCTGCAAGTTTGCCCATGTAGCCCATTGCGTAAATGTCGCTCTTGGCCTCATCAGCCATAACAGCAGTAGTGATCTTACGCAGAGCCTTCTTGGTGCCAACAATGGTAGCGGTCTCGCCGGTAGAAGCCTCAACATGGGCAATCAGGTCCAGCATCTTATCCTCGTCAAAGGTGCCGGTCTGCATGTAGGGGGCACTCAGGCTGCCAACCAGGCCATTGAAAGCGGCATAGGCAGCGTCCAGATCATTCTGGGTAAAGCTGCGGCCAACCAACTCAACCATGTGGTTAAAGTCAACACGACCAGCCAGAACGCGGTTCAGCTCCTCGTAAACCTTGACAGCCTGCAGCTTGGTGTGCAGGGTAATGTCCTGGCCAGCCTCAATGCGCTGACGACGAATGCCCTGGGTACCCTCGGCAATGTCAGCAACGGCAAACAGGCAATCCTTGTTGATATGGAAAACATCCTCGTCGCCCAGCGCCTTGTTGCGCTCCTCAATAAAGTTGGTGAAGAACTCGTCGCCCTTCAGACCTTCCTCGCTGACCTTCTCGATCAGGACTTCGGCAATAGCGAACAGATTCTGGCATTTGCCATCACGAACGGCCTTGTAATCCAGCTTGGTGCTGCCATTATTGGCCTCAATCAGCGCCTGACGCAGCACTTCCTGGCTGTCAGCAACGCTATATTCATTGCCCAGTCGACCATGGTAGCCGTCAACGGCAAGCTTAATCAGCTTCTCATCGATCATAGTATTTTCCTCCTAAACAGAAAAAGCGCCGCCCATATTTCAGGGCAGCGCAGATAATTTCAATATTCAATTAGTTTTAGCTAACCGTCAATCACAGAGCAACGTCGATCTCGAAATACTCGTAAGCGCCGTCGCCAAAGCCAACCTTCTCAGAGCTGGCAATCTTACCAAAGGTCTTCTCATCGGCAGCAGCCTGGACCTGGATCTTGGTGTCATCAGCAGCAAAGCCAACAAACTTGCCAACAGCGGGGGCCTCGTTAAATGCCTCGGCGGTGGCACTAAAAATGTCGCCGTTGTGCAGCTTATAGCCACGGCAGATAGAACCGGCCTCGTTCTCCCACTCGGTCAGGTAGTGGGTGCGGGTCTCATCATAGAACAGCTCCTCACTGGCAATCAGCACCAGGTCAGAAACCTTAGAAGCGGCGACAGGAGCGGTAGCCTTATAAACTTCACGACCCTCGCGGTCACCCAGGACAACCAGCTGTGCGTTATCAATCGCAACAGCGGCATCGCTCTTATAAACCTTGACACTCTTCAGCAGAGAGCCATCTTTGGTGCCGGACATATTGTCCAGACGCACAACTGCATGCTTTTCAGCCATAGTAAATTACCTCCATATGGTATGTTTTTTTAAATTTATCGAACGTGATAGCGTTCAAACAGGTCACCGTATTTGCCCTCAGCAGGCTGCATCTGGACCCCGTCCACGCCAAAGCGTGCATTATTCACTTCGCCCTTAGCATTTTTGGGCGGCATGTAGCTGAATTCAGCGGCCTTTTTGCCAAGCAGCTTATAGCACTCGTCCTCAAGGGCACTAAATTCCATATCCTTGTTTTCGCGCAGGGCAGCATATTCTGCAACACCCTCCAGCTTTTTGTCCATCAGTTCAAACAGCTGCGCACGTTTCGCCTCATCGGCAGCCTGTTTCGCGGCGGCTTCTGCAGCCACATAGGCATCGTACTTCGGCTGGATCTCATTCAGCTGTGCCTTTACCTCTGCATAATCAGAGATCGCTTTCTTAGCAGCATCAATGCGGCCAGCCAACTCTTCATACAGCACAGGCAGCTCAGACTCGGCAGCGCCGTCCTCCCAGTCCACATACTGTACCTTCACGCGCTTCTTACCGTCCCAGTCAACAACAACATTGTCACCGTCCATAGCAAACGGAATTGCGTAAGTTTTCCAGTCCTGCATATCGCAAACAATGGCACGGTTGTCCTGTACATCCTGCATCCAGTAGCGGACGCCTTCATCGCCCCAACGGTCAACAAAAGTAACCTGAGCAATAGCACCACGCAGCTCGTCCATCTGCTGGTTTACCGTCAGGCTAAACTCTTTCGGCTCGGCCGCAGGCTCAACAGATTCAGGCTCGGCACTCATCTGCGCAGCAGGCTCCTGGGCAGGCTCCTGTTCCGGCACTTCCGCCGTAATTTCAGCAGCAGGCTCAGCTTCCGGTTCCTGGGCAGGTTCTGCCGTCATGGCTTTGCACTTCTCTTCCAGTTCCTCAATGGTAATATCCTCCAAAGAGAAATCCAGCTTAGAAGCATCGATGCCGTAGGATGCAAGAATTTCATTCTTCTTCTCCAAAACATCTTCTCCTTTCGCAAAATTATCTATCTCAGCCTCCTTGGAGGATTGAGATCCTTGTAAAGCTGTGTATTCAGCCAGCATATCCTTGATCTGGCCAGCAATCGTCCCGGCGCTAAAATTCGCCACAACCTCGCTGCCCGTCATGGCAGGCTTAATGCGCGGGTCAGTGGTCGAAAGCACACAGCAGCCATCAAAGGCAAACTTGTCTACAATGTAATAACCGCGTTTATCTACTCGGCCATCCATTTCGGTCAGTTCCATACTCTGCGCTTTCACACCATCCCGCGTAAAAATGTCACAGGAATCATCAAATTTGGTCCACAGCAAACCATCCACGCGCAGGTACTCCCGCTCGGTTCCCGTTCCATCATCGCGTGTCACCCAACGGGCATTGCAGCTTTCCGGGATCACTCCGTAAGCACTGCCCGCGTACACATATTTAATACCGTCCTCGTCTACCTGCAGCTCATGTTCATGGCCTTTAAAATCAAGGTCGCCATCTTTGTTCTGCTCAATATAACCAAGGATCGGTGTATTCTTGATACTGTCCAAAGCTTGTTCCACCACCTCTTTCGAGAAAGTGGAGCCGTTCAAGTTGTCGCCGGTGTGCATCACATCAATCGTTACATTGATAAAACGCACATCTTTACCGGCAACTTCTCCCGTTTTCTCAAAGGTGACGGGCAAGCGGTTAAGTCTCTTATCCACCGTTATACCCCCACAAATCAAAAAAGGCCGCCAGTCGGGTATAAGCCCGGCCGCCGGTCAAAAGTAGTTTCTATCCTGCTGTTCTTTCACATATTCTTTTAGCTCTTCAATGCGCCAATCTTCCAAAACAAACACATAAATCTTATGCCCTGCCTCGTCTTTTTCTTCACGCACTAAAGCCGCACCGCCCAAAATCAGGTGCAGAGCAATCGCTCGTCCTCGGACCTTTACTTCTTTTACCATAAAGCATTAGCCCTCCGAGTTCGCGTTGGAGTCATTCTCCTGTGTGACAGCCCCCGCATCGCTCAGGTCTTTCCCCTGGCTCTCATTGGTAGGCCGTCCGCCGTCACCGTTATCTACAGTCTGCGTATTGGAGCTTTTCAGCGGCACTTCCTTGTAACTCAAGTCCAAAATCGTGTTTTCCAAATACATCAGGTTTTCTACATCACTGGGCGTATAGCCGCCGGTCGCCATAATAGCAGCGCGGACAGGCAATCCATACTGGCCGTCCTTAATATAGCGGTCATGCATCTCGTCACGGTTAAAATATGTAACATCTAAGATATTTACCTTAAACTTATATGCCGTAGAAACACTCTTCAATTTGCGGTTGATCCAGCGTTCAATTTGCCGCATCACAGTAAACACGATCATCTGGTCATTGATGGTGGACCATTTGACCGAGGTGGCCGAGTCCTTATCTCCGCCGCCAAACAGGATGCTGTTTACGCCAGCCTGCGTCCACATGGATGCTTCGGCTTTCTCAACATCATCACTGCCGCTCACGGCACCGCTCTTTTCAAAATCCCAGCTGGATACTTTCATCGGGCTCATAAAGGCTCCGATATTTTCCGGCAACACGTTGCACAGCATATCATAGAAATCCTTGCACAAATCATAGTCAATCAAAAAAGTACCTTCATCATCAACCGGGATCTCCAGCGCCAACGCTTTGTAGTTGTTCACTTCGCTGGCGTTTTTACTGATAGCGCGGTAATCTTCAATGTCCGCCAATGCACTAAACAGGCTCACAAAGGGCGGAATCGGCACATAGGTTTGCTCATTAATCTTAATGCAAACAGAATTCTCACTGGAAAGCTCCTGCCATTTCAGGTTGGTGTCTTTCTGGTAAGCGTTATACATTGTGGTAAATTCCGGCGGGAAATTCGGCAGCCGCTCGCTGTTAGCATCAAAATAGCTAAAGTTGAACGCAAAATTGTAAACACCATCTTCAATGCTGGAAATCTTACAATAATCCGGGTCCAACTGCTGTAAAGCATAACTGTCATTGGTCTCCCAGGCATATCCGTAATACACATCGTCCCGGAATGCAACCATCAATACCTTCGAGAACTCGTGCCGGATATTCATACGTTCCAACTGGCTAATGACACCGTAGTATCCCTTTTTAAACTTGTTCACGTTCACGCTCTTGGAGTAGTCAACACCATACGGCACCACAATGTAGCTGAACGTACTCATATTGGCAAAATACTGGATCAGCCGCCGGTAATAGTTCGATATATTAAAAAGGTACTGGCTCATCTGGCGCAGCTGCGTTTCATAGCTGGCCGGGTTGCTCAGGTAGGTCACGATCTGTGATTTCGTGTATTTGCGATATGTAGGGTTGTAATCTTTGTTGTTTTCCAGGTCTCTTACTTTAATGTTGGACAAGTTTGCATAGCGCAGCTTGCTCATAAATTCCGAGACCGGCACATAATTACGCTTGCCGTCTGGGGAAATCACGGCAACCTGACGCTGTTCCTTATCTGTCATAAGCTACCCCTCCTCAGATTCGGCGCTCTAAAGTTTATTTCAATTTTCTTGCTCTTAGCATAGTTTTTTGCCATGCTTCGTTCTACTTGCTGTGCGATGTAGTAGTTATAACTAACCGAGCTGTATCGGTCTTTGCGGGCACCAGGCTTCTCATGTACTTTGATCACATTATTGGTGGCCTCATATTCCAGGTTCACCAATTCGTTTACCATCAGCCCCGTGTTTATAAAAGGTAATTGCAAAGCCGTCTTTTCTGTCGGCGTCATCTTGTCGTAACCTTTTATCTCCTTGCGCAGCAAGTCCTCGCAGTCGTATTCCGATTCCAAAAACCGGATTCTTCCCTGCTGTATGCCACTTCGCAAAGCAATCGTAGCATCATTGTTCAGCTGTGCGCTGCCCAGGATAGCCCAAATCACCTTTGGTGCAGTTTTATCCGGGCACCGTTCCTGAAAGTCCGGGTTGTTACAACAATTCAGCGGCGGATAAGTCTCCCCCGTCTCCGGGTCATAGCACTCATGCATCAGCAAATCCATAATGGGGGCACCAAGGCCCTTGGCATCAATGCCAATGTAGTCGCAGTCAAACCACTTAAAATACCGGCGCAGTTTAAGCACCAGATCCTGCGTGATGATACCCTCGCAGTTCTCCGTATACACCATATTGCTGGTACAACGCCCAGAACTATCTGGTACTAGGCTGTTCAGGAAAATACTCGTGGCATCATTGTCGTTGTGCTTGCTGCTCATCAAAGCAATATCAGCCGTCAAGATTCGCTTTTCCCCCGGCTTCTTTGCAGGCGGTACAAAATCTTTGCCGCCAAGTATCACATTGGGTGCATAGAACGGCTTCTTCAAATTGCGAACTTTGTTGATGTCGTCGAAACTGAACAATCCTCCATCTGTAGCCCCAATAAACATAGCTTCCATTTCCATACGGAACTTGATATCACTGAACGAGGATTCAGCCATCTCATCTTCTACCTGCTCAATTGACAACATACCTTCCTTAACAGGCATCTGATATGGGAACCGGAAACAGAAATATTTTTTATTGGGGTCAAGCATTGATACAAAGTAGTCTTTGCATAGCTGCCATGACCAATGGCTCTGAAACCACGAACTGCTCAAATACATTTCCTTTGGTCTCTCAATCAGATGTTTGTACTCCGGCTTCTTCAAATATCCAGGCTGTCTTGCAACTGTCAAAAACTTCTTCAAAACAAGGTCGATGACATCTCTATTGATCATACGGAACTCGTCGCATACCAATAAATTGGCACGGTGGCCACGGGAGTTATCGTTCGCGGTAACAACTTCTATGTAACTTCCATTACGGAACGTAATTTGCGCATTACTTTGGTTAATTACTACATCCTTAATTTCTCCTCGCAACAGACCAGAGTTTGGCATCAACTCTTTTGTTATCTTTTCAAGAACTTGTATCCCTTGGCCGCGCGTCTTTGCTGCTATACAAATTTTCGTCTTAGGCCAAAGGATTGCCCTCGTGACAACAAAAACCGCTGTCAGGTAAGTCTTGCCTAACCCTCGACTGCCCGTGAAGCAAAAATTCGTTGCCAGATTCATCATATAAATCAGGATCATCTGGAACGGATGCAGGTCTATATTAAGGTAGTCTTTGCAAAATCTGTGCGGATTCGCCCTGTAGTAAGAGCACCATATTGCCACCGCATTCATCACACGGTCGGCTTTGTCATTCGCAACTTCATTTGCACTCATTCGTTTCTGAGCCATAATGCACCGCCTTACTCTGCCTCGCCAAAAACAGCGCTACGGATTGCGGCGGTGCTGGACTCATCTTCGTCCATATGGTACTCAGGTTTATGCGCCGTGTACTTCTCCATCTCGGCATCATATTCGGCCTTGTATGGATTTTTTAAATTAAACAATTCGCACAAAGTACCAAGCACCCAGACTCTAAAGTAATGCCCAATACCATCTACATCTTTCCATGCAGGGTCAGGCTCTGGGATCGGTTTTGTCCGTTCCCACTTTTCAATCAGTGTGCCAAATGTATTGGCATCTGTCAGCGCATTATCGTTTGTCTGGTTGGGTTTGATATTTGCACTTCCCAACAGGCTTTGCAGGTTGTCGTTGGCAGTCTTAATATCCTTTGGATCACCCGTCTTGGCAACCTTCATGCCGTTCAGCTGCGCAATAGCAATGTTTTTAAACAAAACCTCCTGCGCTTTGGTCTTACACTCATACCGGCTGATCCAGTCCTTGTATTCCTTATCCAAAAATACATAATCCTGGTCCTTAAACCCTGGGCCCCAAAATTCCAGCATACGCTGGCTAACCTTGCCTTTAGCGTCCAAGATTTCTTCCGGCTCATTGATGATACGTCCTTCCACTTCGGCAAGGTATGTATCAAATGTCTTGCCTCTGTGCTGGATCATATTGGTTTGCCGCAGCCAGGCTTTCATGCGCGGGATATTTGGCGCATGTTTCGCGGTAGAGTCAAGCAGCGACTGGCTGTAGTAAATATCAAACTTCATGCAAATACGCTTGCAGGCATCGTTCTCATTGCCCAGCGTCTCCACGTAATGGTCAAACAGCTTGTTCAGGCAGTTATTACAAATCGGCAGGTAATAATTATTCCCGGCCCAAAGCGTACTCTGGCAAACCGAAAAATTTTCCTGCTGTTTCAAAAAACGCTTGCCGCAATGCGCACAAACAAAATAAGCGGGGACCTCGTCTTCTTCCATCCGGCGCTGTGCTCGCGCTTGGGCCTCGGCGTGTTCCCGCAAAATAGTCGCTTTATTCTTTGATCCTTTCGGCCGTCCTGGCATCAGGCATCACCCGCCTCATGCTCAATACGGTTTCCGGCCTCGTCGTAATCCTTAAATTTGTTACGGCACTCAGACCAAAACTCCACAATATCCAGCAGCTTCTGGTTCCGCTCAAAAATACAAAACGTTGCGCCGGTAATCGGGTTCTTTGCTCGTTCGCTATAGCTCAGTCCAAAAGCCTTCAAAAAACTGGTCAGCCGTCCAGAATAGCTGCAAAAGTATTCCGGCTGCTGCTTCTCATGGTCTTCCACAAAAACCATCCCCCTTCCCTTTCAAAATTCCTGCTGGCTTAATCCAGCTTAATATCATAAGCGCAGTCCACGCCCTGGTCATTTACCACAAGTACGGTCTGCTCCGGTTTATTTCTAAGTCTTTTTTCCATACAATACCCGTCAGGGCCATTCACACAGCCGCTCTCGTAAACCTTGGTATCGTAAACAGTAGTCAAGGCATTTGTATGGCGGTGTCCCATCAGTACAATGGCTGGTTTTGCACCTGTCATCATCGTCAGGGTCTGCACAACACTGCCAGCCGCATCCTTATCTCCATGCACAGCATAAATCAGCTGGTCTCGAACTGTAAAATTCGCCACAGTATCGTCAATTTTATTGTCATGCATATGGATGTTGTTAATGCAGGCACATTTCGCGCCAACAAAATACGCCACCAACTTGTCCAAATACTCCCCATACTGGTTGTCTTCCTTATTAGGGAACACGCGGCTATGGTTGCCCGGCACGCTGTACACTTCCACATTTACAAACAGCTTGGCCATCTCTGCCACAAACCAGCTCACAGCTTCACTGGCCGTGATCACCTGGTCCACAACATGCTCGTTGTTTTCCAGGCGGCTGTTTACGTGGATCGCACCGTTCACCATGTCGCCACCAAGCACTATGTAGCAGTTCTTGGCATTGTGTCGCCGCCAGATCTCTGTAATCTTTCCGGCGTATTTCCGCAGCCGGTAAGCCATGATCTCCTGGTTAAACTTATTAAAGGTATTGTCAATATGGATACCCGCATGCAGATCCGTCAGGTGTACCACAAGGTCGCAATCACCCTGCCCCACACACTGCATCACATCCACATGCTCATATTCAGCTGGGTCATAGGCATCAATGCAGCGTTCAATCAGCTCGCGCATGGATTCACCGCGGGCTTGTACACGCATCAGGCGGCTTACCTCATTCCGCTCATCGCGGAACTTGACCTTGGCCTTTTCCAACTCGCGCCGCTCATTCTTAATTTCTTCAAGTACCGCCTGCGAGTCAGTCGTGTCATAGCCGCAAGCATCCTGCATGTCCTGGAAAGCCTTCCAAGTTTTGCGGTAGGCGCACTCGCCCTTATTCTGCCCCAGCGTTTCATTGATAACATTCGCCACATCAGGCCATGTGCCAATCTGGTCTTTCATGGAACAAATGCGGTAAACGTAATGGTCCTCTGTCTCTCCTTCAAAAATTGGCCAATTATTCATGCACTCACCTCGCCATCAAAAGTGCGGGCAGTACGGCGCTTTTCATCGCGCTCCATCTCCGCAAGGGCAGCCTGCGCGTCAACATTATTGGGCAGTGCCTTCAAAATGTCTTTCACTTCGTCCACCATAATGTGATGTACGGTCTTGCTCATATGTGCTTTCGGGAACATCTTGCGGATCATCTTGGCCTCAGCCTTAGTAACAGTAATCATAAAAAAACAAGTCTCCTTTAAAAATATAATTCCGGGCATACAAAAAAAGCCCGCCAGGCTTAAAACCCAGCGGGCAACTATACCCAATCCTACATAAAACTCTTTCCTCAGAAAGCGTCACATTTTCGCATGGCTACGGTACTTTCGTGTCCGAACCCGTGTTTTCTCGCGGCGCATTTCTTTAGCACATTTGGAGCAATATTTTGTAGATTTACTGTTCAAGTGATATTCCGCCCCACAGCACTGGCAAAAGTGGATATTTTCAAGTCCTACCTCTTTAAATACCTCACACAGGTTCAGCCGATTGGTCCGCGGTGTTATCACATATTCATAAACGACTTCTCTATCGTACAATTCATAGTTGCTGTAAGTATAATAACAGCCAATTTTCTTGGGGCCTGGTTCACACGGTGTCCGCAGTAAAATATTATACTTACTATATAGATTCTTCATATTTTCAGGCTCGTGGTATGTATCATACCATTTGTCTGTTTTGATCCGCACTTTCCAGATTTTCCCATTAAAGCAACTGCAAAACTGCTTTAAGTTAAACTCTGTTGTCAGATCTAACGTGTCGGTCTGCCAGATCCGGCACATCACTATCACGCCAAACAACACAAGCAGCTCGCGTTGCTTTAGCGGGTATTTTCTGGCGCAATCCTTAATAAACTCAATATCCTGCTTATAAATCTGTATTTTATCAATTTCTAAAAGTCTGCTGGTTTTCGTACATCTTTTTTCATAATCAAGTATCAAGTCATATCTGTCATAGGTAAGACCTTTATGGTTGTCCATTTTAGCTAGATAGGTATCTGCACAAACATCCGGGGGCATACCGCTCTGGGCCAATAGCCGGTTTAACGTCCGGTTTCCCATGTGATAATCCTCATAATGATCAAGTAACATCTTCTCATTGCAGAAAAAATCATAATACATCCACATCACCTCCGGGAATAAATTCGGCATCGATATACTCAACCTGAATATCATTCTCCATCGGGGCAAGTGTGTATCGTTTACCAAGGTACTCATACTCACCATCATCGCACTGCAACGGTAAGCAGATGTTTACCTGTTTAATATTTTCTACAATGCCTTTTCCCGCCATCATCCACATAAACTTTTTGTTCCGGCTTGGATATTTACCGTAACAGAGTTCAACGCAGATATTGGCAAGTTCACGCTGGTCCAGCACAAGAAGCTGGCATTTATTGCGGTATACACCGTAATAATACTGCCAATCTACATCGTATTCTTTTGCAGCTTCTTTAGATATACCTTTCTTTTTAAGTACATCTTTATAACGCTCATAGTTTTTGCATTGTCGATCAGTCTCAGATAATGTTTTGCAAGTTTTATAAAAGTCCAAACAGATTTTTTCAATCTCTTGGAAATGCTCCTGTGTGTATCCTACGTCCGCATCAAACATAATGGACCAGTCAAATTTCTTTGTTCTGCGGCGGCGTATCGTGTTCTCCCAGCGCTCGATAAACCAGCACAACTGGTTCATATTACTGTGCGCTGCTGATAGATTCTTCATGCGCTTGTAGTACGGACTTGCATATTTCATAAAGTACGGCAATGGGCGGCCATACTTTTCAATGTTGCGCGGTATCTTAAAATGTACACCCGTCTTTGCCGCGTCAATTTCTTTTCCGTTACTGACACTCAAAAGATTTATGAATGTATCGTACCGCTGCCGTTGTTCTTCTGTTCTGGGGCATTTATTATGGTACGAACTTGCAAAATTAGAGATTTCACCAATACGGGATTTTAATCCGCGGATAATACACTCAGTTTTGTTCTGTACCGTATCAGCTTCTACAAGGGCGCAAACCTTATCGTCAATATCCAGTGTTATTGCTGCGTTTCTGTCAACTCCTTCCATCATAGTTTTGTTATCCAATACGAGGACCAGGTCTCCATCGTACACACCTACGTTGTTTTTTTGTAGGCGCTGACTATATCTTCTACCGTCTTCCCGGCAGCGGTGCGCTCTCAGCTGCGTGTCAATAGCAACCGTACTCCGTTACACTCATCACGGATAGTCGATGCACTCCGCTTTCGCAAAGCACAGGATTCTCCCAAACTGGGCATTCCCTGTTAGCAGCCTATCAGGCCACACCCCTGACGAAGGGTTCACACCGTTCCAAATGCTGTGTTACCACAGCCCCGGACCACTCTTGATCCGCGCCATTTAATCTCTGCGGCACAATTGACCGGCAATTTACCATGCAGGTATTTACCAGGTGCCCGCAATATTTTTCCAGTACCTCGTTCGTTACACCTTTTAAGATAACATGTTCGCTTTTACAAATATGTGGGTTTCGTTCAATCAAATGTTCTCCAAGCAACGTGCCCTCTCGATTGAATCGATAAAATTCATCCGCCTGCAGCGCCCCTTGTAATGGCAACCCACCAATATGCTCGGCCAGCATAATCAGGTCAGGCACCAAAAAACAGAACGATCCATGCAGCCAAACTTTGCCGCACTTCATATCATCACGGTATTTGCTTAATAGATTTACTATGTAATTTCGTACTCCATCCTCATTCATCATTTCTGGATTTTTAAGGATAGCAGCACAATAATCATTCAACGCTTTATGGCGGTCAGCCTGCATACCCAAAAAGCAGTAGGTATATACCGGGTCTCCGTCAGTGATCCGTTCAAACCAGTCAATCGTATAATCGGTTAATGATTTGAACTTTTCAAACGGCAAATCAAGATCCTGCAAGATTTGGTAATTGCCGCGGGTATACATCGGTTCCAGCTCTGCCGAGAAGTTCCACTTTGCCACACCAATACAATGGTTGTACTTTTTAAATTGATACCAGTATTCTTCCCAGTCTGCTATAGTTCCGGTCTTCTTAAAGTATTTCAACCCTTTATACATAGATTCCAGGCAGAACATCTTTGGCTCAGACCCAGGGCTTACGTCATGCTGTACGCCCCAAATATCTGTAATAAACCGCACACCGCGTTCTGCGAAAAAACTCTCATAATCAAACTGGTGAATCATACCTTTTAGATACGGCGCACGTGCTATAAAGCTAGTTATCGGCTCATCGCTGCCAATCCGGCGGCGGATCTCTTCCATGATTTTAGGATGTGCAATCCCACAACCATCAAAAGCATTTATCTCAATATCTTTGGTGGTCTCGGCAATATCTTTCTGTTCCCATTCACGGTCTTTGCCAGTATTTTTATCCTTGAATTGTATCTTCTTGTCATACACATAATTGATGTGCTGATTTTTAATAGTTAAAAAGCAATCAGGGACAATTACAATGTTGGGCAACCATCCCTCGATACAGTGGCAACTGGAGTACATAAGCCCACGGTAAGCATATAGCTTCTGCAATACAGTCTTATCAATCTCAATTCCCATCGTGATCCGTTTATCCAGTTCCTTAGCCAACCGCTTATCTACAAAGCTCAAAATTCCCTGGCGCACCATGCTCGCACTTCGCTCACTCAGCACAAATTCCTGCTTGCCAATCTTGAACCCGTGCTGGATCAGCCGCTTCATGGCAGGCTTTTTGTTCTGCCCGCCAACGCAATTTACGAACACTACAAACCGGTTATACTTGTCCGTTTCATACGTCATCAGCCGGATCTGCCTAAATAGCATATTGTCCTGCTGCTTAACCTGAAACCGCTTTTCTTCATCCTCATCAAGCTGGATGTTAAAGTCATTGCTGATAATAAAGGATAGCGGGAATTTCCGTACAATGTACAGTGGAGGTGCAAACATCAGCGTTCCTCCTTGTTATCCTCATCTTTTTTCTCAATCTCTTCAATAGAAAGAGCGCCATCCGCAAAAGCCTCTTTGTAGATACAGAACCACAGCACGCCAATCAGCAGCGGCAATACCACAAACAAAGCAATAGCGAATGCCCGGCTCACAATTACCGAGGAATACCAAATGATAAATACAGCGCAAGTCAAAAATACAATTGCCTTAAAGGCATCCTTCACATCGTACAGTGCTTCAATCAAGCAGTACAGGTTTTCAATTTTTTTCTTTTCCAAATAATGACCTCCCTGTCTGGCATTTTGCCAATCCATGCAGGGGCCATTATGCCCTGTTCATAGATTTCAAAGCCAGACTCCTGCATTTCCGATAAAATCACCTCCCTGCCCCATCGGGGCCAGTCTATTTATATTTTCGCCCTGTTGGGCGTCAGTTCTTAGTAAAGCTCGTCATCGTCGCAAACCACATCAAGCGCAGCTTCATCAAGTGCATCAACATTTGCTTCGGCAATGTCAACCGGATACCAACACGCATTTTTATCCTTTTCTTTTATCTGCACTTCTGCGGACGCGACAATTTTATGTATGTCGCATTCATTGCAGCACGACAAAAAAACAATAATGGTTTTTGCCCTATTCCCGCTGCTTTTCTCTTTCGCACCATAAATAGGTAGTATAATTTTTTCTGATTTTAACCATGTTATAATAAGAGATACTTTTCTTGAAGAAATATTTAGCACATCATACATGTTTCCCAAATAGCCAACCCATACTGGTAATGGTTTACGTCTCTGTGTATACTGCCAAGATGTTTCTTTAAGTTTTAAATACATATAAACAATAAGTGCATCAGTAGAAAATTTCCAATTTTTATTATTGGAGTATATTGCTGAAAACAACTTATTTATCTCTTTAATGCTCACATATAAAAACTGCTGTTTTTTACCGTCTGCACCTTTTTTAATGGCATTCTTTAAGTCGTCAGTAAATTTGTAAAAAAACTTTGCGGTAGATTTTCTATCAAATTTATCAACCACTATGTACTCTCTATCAATTAGCCACTGAATCGCGTCTGCCACGGCAGTATAATGTACTTCCCGCAGTTGTATATTCTTATAAATTCTTATTCTGTCACATATATTTTTTAATGTAACAGGTAAATTATAACAGTCATTTACAGTAGAGTTATCCATTATGTACATGGTCAAATAAACAGGCAGCGCGATTTTATTGACTGGATTTATAATCAAATCTTGTGGCACAATGATCCTATGTATCTCGAAATATTTTTTCTCTAAATACAATCCATCACACTCCGGCCATACGGTATAGCTTAATGAACCCGCCGGCAATCAAATCCTGACTGTATTCTTCCCCATCCAGTACAACATATTTATGGCCATCCGGGTCCTTATGGCTGCCAAGGCACGGCACCATTTTATTGTTCAGTTCCGGGATGTCCGGCGCAGATACAATAACAATATCACCATGCAGTTCGCAAATATCTAGCTCGGTCAATTCCCATAGCCGGAAACTCGTACAAGGGATAGAAGCCAGCGCCTCAATCGCAGCCTGCCAATCATTCACAGCCTGTATCTCTTCAGGCGTATCCGTCCAGTTCATAGGCGCATCACCAAGCGCGGCAATCGCATCTCCACGCAGGATCAAATCATTTTTAGTATTCATCAACATTCTCCTTTTCACGGCCAGCTTTTAGCGGCGGCAAGCCATCGTACATTCGCTGTATTGCTACAAGCATTTTGTCGTTTTCCCAAGCTTGTTTGTAACTCTTAAACGGGAAACTTCCTCTATAAGCCCAGGCAATTAGTCTCCGCTCCTGTGGAACACATGGATGGCACTTGGATGGATCAATGCCAATATAATTTGCCGTATTTCTATCCCAACCACTGGCCATCATCAGTTTTACATATCGTTTTCTTGTCATACAGATCCCCCATTAACTTCAAAAGTTTGTGACATCGTTCCGTCTGGAGCAATACTAATCTTCGAGACAGTAACAGTGGGACAATTATCCGTTTCGTCCTCTCGTTCATAATCACGACATTTAGCAGGGAAACCCATCAGTCAACCCAATACAATATCAGGTGACATCTATCTCCCCTACTTTCTCCCAGTGGTCAGCGCACCACACATAACGCGCATTTGCATGAACCGTAACTGGCTTTACAACCGGATTCCTATTCTCGCACAAAGCCACTATAAGACCCTCGAATATATAATCCAGTTCTTTGGCTTTCATTTTGTTATGCGTTTTATGTGCAATCTCTGCCGCATATGGTTCAAACTGTTCAAGGTATATGTTATCTTGCATAGGTCATATCCACCTCCACGTGGTTAAATGGCATCATAAATTTTACCAATCTCATATTTGTAGTCACTGACTTTTGTCCGCTTATAAAAATCGCAGTAAGCAATGCCATCTTCATCTATTACATATTCAATTCCTTTTGTCAGAATAGATGTATCACGCACACCATGCAAAAAGAAAACTCTGAATTTATCGTTCTTCCGCAACCTGCACCAATGTGAGTCCAAGGTATGCTCATGTGTAAGAACGGTGTACTCCTTATCGTCCATGGCCAGCTGCATGTAGTCATCAAACAATTCTTTTTGCGGCCAAAACACATCGCAGCGCAGTCTCAGTGCAATAAAACCAGCATCTTCACACCAGCTTACAAACTCGTCAAACCACTTTTTAAAATCAGGAACCGGTTTATAGATCACGGCCGAAGCAGAAGTGGTAATACCCAACTGCTTGAGCGTGTGCGTCATGCTGTAATACTGCTCCCGCGTAAAAGTATTCGCCCCCATGATTTTCTGGCGCCTGTCAAAATCATAATCATGTACAGAGATATTCACATAATCCACAACGTCTTTAAGGTAAGGGGCCACTTTCATCAGGTTAAACCCATTCGTTGTCAGTGTAACTCGCTGCACTTTGCTTTTTATATCTGCCCCATCCAACTCTCTAAGAATCATGATAAACTGCGTCAAATTCAGCGTTGGTTCATTCCCCGTAATATCAAGCGAGATATGGTTTTTGTCACCAATTTTTTCTATGAGGTAAAGCAGCGAAGTCAGATAGTTGCTATGGAATGCATCAAAATTATTCGCCATGACGGTATCGTAATCCTGCATGTAACAAAAAGGACATTTACAATTACAGCCGCCAGGAATGACCAGCTTTATGGTGATAATCTTGTTGTAATCTTTGCGTTCAATATATTCCATGATTTTTATGATGTTACCGATGCGGCGTTCCAGTTAATTGGTTGCAGTATTTCTTGTACTGCATTTGCATCATCTGGATCGACTCCAACAGTGGCTAACTCCTCTCTTAAAATTTGTTGTAATTCTTCTGGTGTATATTTGGCAAGTAATTCTTTGATGGTTTGCTGCGGCACAGGCTCAGTATTTTCATCCAGCCAATCATCAATCTCTGCCCGGAGCGCCTTTAGATTTTCTACACATTCGTCATGTACCTTTTTTACGCTGTACATGCAGTTATTTCTATTTAGGCTCATGTTAAATCACCCCTTATATGAAACCCAATCAAGGCCAACATTTTTCATGCCATTTTCGAGTTCTTGACATAATTCTTCTGGAGTGTAATCTGCAAGTGCCATTTTAACTACAGGATTTTTAATAATATTGGTTGAAGAATTAGACGGAATAATTTTAATATTTTCATTCAGCCAATCGTCAATCTCATTTCTAATAGTCGCAAGACACTTAACACATTCGTCATGTACCTTACGTACACTGTACATCTGCAAACGCGGGTCAAGTTTCTTGGCATCCTCAGCCGCGAGCATCGGCTCCTGCAGCATCATATCCACCATCTGCCAATAGAAATTTACAGAGTTCAGGCATTCTTCGTCATAGTTGGTCTCGCCAACAGGCCGCGTGCTATGAACGTTTTCGTCTATACGCTCGTACCATGCCATAGCCAGCTTGCGGTTCTGGCGCTCATTATAAGATAGTAAATGTTCACTCATCGTTGTCATCTCCTAAGACAACACTTCTGAATTTCTCTGGTGTTATTTTCCCCATGCTTAAATCAATCTCTGCAACAAGGTTGTCGCTGTTCAAATCATAACTATCAAACTCTCTAAGGAGCAAACGAATATCAGTAAAGAGACTATGCGCGTCTGCGCCCTTAGACTCATCAACGCAAATCTCGCCAATGATATCTAATGCGTATTTATAATCCTCCACCAGTTTGACAAGTTGGTCTTTGCTCAGCGATTTTAACCGCAATCGTACACGTTCCGTCATCGTTACTCACCTACGAAAATGTATTGGTCAACATACTTGCGGTCTTCACCTTTCAGAACAGGCATATCAGCGTCGATGACCCATTTGCCATCCTTATAAATACAGGCCGTGCCGCGCTTACATGGCGTAGGATATTTATCCCAATTGATTTTGTATTGCTCCATAAGCATGTCCTGAATATCACTGCATTTCTTCCCCTCCAGCTGTTTGTGTGAGAAATATGCTTGTCCCACCATCTGGATGGAATTGCGTGTCGCATCAAGCTGACGCCAGTAAATCAGATTGCAGACTTCTTCTTTTGGGATATTGAAGCAACGAGCATCAAACATGGCGCCGTCTGCCAATGATTTAGTATAAGATTCTATGTACTTCAAAGCGGAGCGTTCATTGTCAGATAGCTCACGATTTGTGCCGCCAAGATACCAGTCTTCAATATTGGCTTTGCCATAATCGTCAACACAAACAGAAAAGAAATTATTAAATGCCATGGTAGCCATGCTGGCGGACACACTACATAGCTTCTGGACTTCGTAATCGAACCAAGCATCCGTGGTAAGCGTTTGGTAGTCAATCAGGATCAGCGTGATTTCATCGGACTGTGTATAGCCAAACACGCAGCCTTGGATATTTTTGCACAAGTACCGCATAGTTTTCTGCATGGCATCCATAAGTACCGCATCAAATGGCTTCTGAAAGCCACGAGTAAAAGTGTGAAATGCCCTGCCGTCTAGCCGCAGTGCTACCGGCATACGTCGCATAAGTTTAGTTTTTGGAACGGCCTCGTAATATTCTTTCATACGAGTACCGAGATCATCATTCAAGCTCATTTTTTAACCTCATTTCTTCAAGAACTTCTTTTTTAAATTTTGCAACGGTTTCCGACATAACTTCTGGCTCACCAATCATTTTGATATTACAATGCGGGCAGCACTTAGCAGAAATATCATTAGTTGCCGCCCCGCATTTTGAGCAAACCCATCTGTCTGGACTTGGTTCCCATTTATATCCGTTCAGCTCGGCATACGCTTTGTCCGACGCTGCGTCATAGCCTTTAATAAAAATCCAATGAGGCACAGCCTTACTCGGCCTGTTTATGGTCTTGTTTATCATTCGCCAAGTGAGCTCTAGCCCATAGTACATATTGTTATTCTCCACCATTTCTTCCAAGCTGTTCGCTTTCTAAAAAGTCCAAAAAATCCAACCAGCCATATTGTTCAAGTTCTTTGCGGCGGCTTTCTGGTTGTTGTCTAATTTTTGTTACACAATACAGTAACCCATTATCATTGATAGACCTAATATGACGGCGGCAATATGGAATTGCCTTATCAGAAAATGTAATATCATCTTCCAGGGTATAATCAATTGAATCAACACAATGTTCTCCTACGGTAGAACTACTGTCCATTTTAACTTGCATCAAAGCATCCTCCAGCAAGTTGTAATATGCAGCCCAAACTCTGCCATCAAGGCACACATCTTTGTGATGTTTTAATGCGCACGTGATTTCCAACGCTTTATCAATTGTCATGCAGCGCAATCTTTCTCCGCTCATGTACCGGTATGTATCCTTTATCCTAGTCGATATGCAGCACTCGTGTCAATGTATTCCAATTCTCGATCGCTTTCCCCAGTGTCTCACAGCGAAAAGTGGTCGTATTACAGTCTTCGCAGCTAATATACCAGCGTTCATCCCAACCATCTTCCGGTGGTTCATAGCCAATACCGGGCACTTTATTGCCGCACCAAGGGCAAGGTTCAATTTTATAAATCATTCATTGTCTCCGATTATATCGTGTAATGAGTAATCCCCGGCATTATGCAAACTTGGGAAACTGTCAACCCGCAAAAATTCACACCGCCCTGGATTCTTTGCGTCATAGATAAACACATGGCGGCCATCTGCATCGTAGTCGATATTGACAATGTCATAGCAGCGCTCAATGGCTTTTCTTGCAAAGCTGCGTTCCATGTCAGATGGTGTTTCTGGCTCTATACGCCAATCGCAAGGATTTCAAACGCATGGAAATTTACCAAATCCTTGATACCATCCAATGTCCCATGCCAGAGCTTATCGTCCTCGTCGTACTCTACCGTAGCAGCGTACCCGCGATAAGCAAGTTTTGGCTCTTTCATGTGGTCCACGGCATTCATTACTTCGTCTGCGTCGATCAACCGCATCGGTTTTTTCGTCTGGCTTGCGCCAGGGTTATTTGACAATTCCTGCAACTCGTTTAGATCTTCAAGCACACATGTAATGCCGCATGTGTCGCACTCTTTTGTTATGTCCGTACACATGCCGCAGGCATCGCTGTATGCCGTGATTTTATCGCGGATTGCTTCTTGAAGTTGTGTCATTCTGATACCTCCTCTACATACGCCATGTTCTGGCGCAGATTGAGGGATTTCGGATTGAGAACACAAGCCGGGGCGATAGCATTGTTACTACACGCATTGCTGTTGTACAACTTACCACTCACGCTCATACTGCGAACGTGGCTCGCAAAGACCATGTCTGAGTCGGAATCCTTATATCCACAACACAAAGGTGTGACAGTCCAAATCAAGCTGTCATAGTGCGGGATGAACTCGCGGTACTTGCGATACTCATCGCAAGTCAAGATAAAAACAAAGTCATGCACAATGCCATAGGCGTGGTCGCCGTTGTCTGCAACAAGGTCAATGGTGTGTAATAGCAGACTTTTTTTCTCGAAAACGGCGTTCGCCATATCAGATAGAATTCCCCGTACATTACTGGTGCGGTAATTATTCCAGTTACCTTTTTCATCAGCAAATTTATCACTTGGGCAAAACTTTACATCTTTTGCCCACGGTTCAGCCATAATGGCCAGCAAGCCGCCATCAGGGTGGTTTGGGTCAAGGCATACCCACTCAAAGTCCTTAAACATAAAGTGTTCGCCGGGGCGCAGGGTTGTGATGTTATTCATTATTTGTTACCTCCATTTCATTGAGCCTTTCGAGCCATTTCGTTTTGACGATGTGTTCCAAGTAATCCGCATTATATTTTGGATTCGATGAAATCACAGAGAACGGTCTACCAAGCGTGCGCTCTCTCAATTCTTCCGTTTCACGCATTTTTTCAAGCATATACCGGAAATTTTCGGGGTAGTATTTGTAGAGATAGGCAAAGTTAAGAAACGAGGACATCGGGCAGTACATACAACCGCAGCGCTTGTTGGTTTTGTAGTAGTTGTTGAAAATAGGCTGTGTCTTTGCCCATTCCAAAATCACATCTTCGTTAATGCCGTTTTCTGCGAGAGGGTATATCTCTAACTTTTTGGCACTCAACCGCTTGTTGAAACGGCGTTCTTCGTCGGCACAATAGCCTATGTAATGCACTACATAAAAACCGACTTCGTTCAGCCATTCGGATAATTGCCGCTTTGCATCAAGTTTATAGTGACCGTTACACCATCTTACTTTTCTTGTTGGGAAACCGCATTTATCATACAATTCTTCCCACGTTTTCCTCGGCTTGATTCGCACAAATTGGATGCCAGCTTGCTTGCACTCCGTTTCCATATAGTCGATAACGTTATGTATAAACGGGTAGTCGATTTCGAGTTCAAAGTGAACCACACCGTCAAGCGGGTATCTGTCCAGATTGTGCAGTATGTAATTGAGCATATACAGGCTATCTTTTCCGCCAGATACGCTTGCCCAGTATGATGGGCGCAATGCAATTGCTTTGTCTGAGTCAGTCATTGTCTGTCACCGCCGCAAGCCAGTAGTCTTTGCGACACTCTTCGCACTTACTATTGTCGCAGTATTTACACATTTCTTTTTCGATGCTGCATGGCAGTATATTTATAACATCTCGACAAAATTCCGCATTCGGAAACATCTTCAAAAACTCGCTCTGACGTGTCTTGACGGGGTGGTCTTTTGCCCATTGCTCGACTTTTGAAACTGTTTCCTCAATGCTTTTAACTGAATAGTCGTCGAACCCAACCGTGCATATTCCCTCTTTATAAACAGGACATTCCTTGCAGCGTAGATTTTTGCATAACCTGTTTACCGTCTTAACAAATTCAACTGCGTCCATCACTCATCAACCTCCTCTAACCCTTTTTGTTTCTTTGAGTTCGTCTAATGTGATAATGAAGTCGCAATAGAATTCTTTTTGCGGACGCCATGACTGATATTGTAGATAATGCTTGTATGGAAGACAATTACAATCCGTCAGAATTGATAGTGGGCATTCGTTACAATTACAAGGTCTCTCGTCTAATACAATTCGTGCCATCAGTGCGCCTCCTTTGTCAGCCTTCTGGCTATCTCGTTGATGTTATCTGTAGATGTTTTGATTTTGTCATAGGCATCTACCTTCTGCTTTTCTATGGCGGCAAGGTCGCGGGCTAGGTCATCGCGCATCATGGCGTAAAGCTTTGCCTGCTCTTCATATTTTTCGACCCGCTTGGCCCTTTTGTGCGCTAAGTCCTTTTCTGTTATATGCTCATCGACCAGGCTTAGCGCCCGCATAAAGTCCAGAAAGTTTAGAGAAAACCTCTTACCGCGATATTCAAACCCATAAGAAGGAAAGTAAATCTGCGAATCGATAAATTTGAAATTCTCAGGGTGCAGCTTATACATTTTTTTAAATGTACTGTATGGAATACGCGGGATGTTGTCAAAAGCACTGTCTACCTGTTTGTGATAGGCAAGCAGTTCTACGAGCGGGAAGTTGTCGTAACAAAATATGAAGACGCAAATAGTTAAGCCACAAATAACGGCGCATACGATAAGCGCAAACTTAAACATTCCGTAGTCCTCTTTACCCTCGTTCGCAAAAAGTTCTACAGCCACGCGATACTCGGTATACGTACAGGCAATGGAGCTAATACTAGCTAAAACGATCCACGCCGCAGACAGTATTGATGGCATTAAAAGTCCGGGTAGCTTATAAATCTCATGTGTCTGGCCTGATGTCCGCACAAACACTATGGTTGCGACAATAAATATCAGGATATTGGTCAGTATAGTTGTCACTTCTTTAGCCTCGCTTTTCAGTCGCCACAGCAGCAATCACCATCTACGAAACCCGCGACATATGGGCTGTTGTCACCGCAGCACGCTCCAGTGAACGGTTCTCAGCGCTTGCATCAATCGATCTCATCGCGCCACCTCGGTATACCAAATCGTTGTGTAGACACGGCGGTCATCCGCAATCTGCGTGATGTTCTGAATATCAATTTCGCGCTTATCGTCAATCATGTTCATCCAGCGCCGTACATGGTAAATCACTTCATACGGGTTGCTATCTTCCAATGTAACGGCATGCAGGCCGACATGTCTTCCCATAACGGGTGCGCCATTATATGTAATCATTTCTGGTGAAACCTCTCTTCTGGCGGAGCCTATCTGGTGGACCCTCTCTGGTGCGCAGCATCAATCCTGCGGAGCATCGTCATCTAACGGAGTTGGCCGATATCTCGTCAGATCCGCATAGCTTGGTATCATTCGCAGCTGCTGCCCTACCTCCAGCATCGTAGTTTCGCGGTCCACATGGTGCGCGTCCGCAAAGTCTACAATGTCATCAATGAATGTGATCATTAAGTGGCGCATATCAGCGCGGAATCCCGGCCGATTGCGGTTGATAAAGTCCTTGGCAGCTGGCGAAAGTGTACTGACGGTTGTTTGTGTATTGCTCATTGTTAAAACCTCTTATCATACATTTATAATATTTATGTGCCGTTAATTATAGTCTGAATTTATAAGCCGCCCAATGCGGCATCAACACTAAGTGCGGTTGCGTCAATCTGTTCCTGTTGCAAACCGATATAACGCATTGTTGTAGTCTGGTCACTATGGCGGAATTTGGCCTGCAGGGTCTCCATGATCTGTGCTGCCGGTACTCCGCTCTGGCTTAGTGTACTATTAGCAGCATAACCATAGGTCTTGCGCATGCTATGGGTGCTGATATGGCCTTGCACTTCGCAAGCTTCAGCGGCCTCCGTCAAAAAGCGGTAGACTTGGCTTTTGGAAAGCTTCTTAGTCATACCACCGGCGCGGCACCACTTTTGGCTCTGGAACAACGGCCAACTGGCATCCAGCACGCCGCTCTGTGCTGTGCGGATCTCATTGACCAAATCAGTAATTGCATTGGCAGCCATTGGAGTTATCAGATCAGTTGTGCGCTTGTGCGTTTTCTGGTTGATGATCTGAAGATGGCCGCGAACAGATGCCCCTGCCAGATCATACACATCGCCAATGGTCAGATTCAGCAAGTCCCCTACTCGTAGGCCAAGCGTAATACCACATATATATAAGGTATAGTTGCGCTGCCGGTTTCGTTCGTTGCCGTGGGTCAGCAGGTAGTTGCCAATTGCGCGGAAATCATCCTGATTGCGGATGGGCTCGGCTGCGGTAGCTTTGCGGGCACCGTTGGACTTATATGGCGACAAAGTCAAACAGCGGTCATGGCTCCTGACCGGGGTCTTATGGGCGCCACCCACTACGATGTTCATATTATTGGCTTCTGCCAAAGCCTCAATCAACACAGAACGCTCATCCTGTGTCTTGGCGCGGAGCAACATGGCTGTCAAAGCCTGGATTTTGGATTCATTGGCTGCATTAGTGGCTGTGGCGAGCTTATTAGAGCGTTTCATAGTGTGGAACTCCTTAGTCTGTGTGCATTAGCGGTGTTTTGCGACGCTTTTTCGTTTCCGTAACTATATTATACACTACATTTAACGGCACGTCAATAGAAACCGCGAAAAAATATGCCCCTGAAAGGCGTAAAAGTGGCCTCGCAGGGCGTTTTCGGGACCGCATGGAGCGGCACTGCTGCAAAATCAACGAAAATACGCTGTTTTTTGTTGAAAATAGGGTGAATTTGATCGTTTTGATGTAAAAATAGGCCGGAATTTATGGTTTTGAAGGTATTTTGAAACGGTGATTTTGAACGGTGGAGCGTGGAATTGCCGAAGCGGTGGGCCGAAAGGGAAATTCTGGATCTGATACGAAAACTGAGATGCTGAGTGGCTTGGCGAAATGAGAGCCAGAAATGAGAGCCGAGAGTTAGAATGGACTACTTACCTTAATATTAAAGAGTAAAACCGATCCGGATTTTTAACCATCCCCCGCCCCATTGTATGGCACTTTTTACACGTATTATCGCTAAAAAATGCACTATGCAAAAAACTTCAAATCTTTTGCATAGTATAGGGCGGTAACATAGCGGCGCGGACTTGTACGCTGTACAGCGTGGGCGGCTGTATTGCGTGGGCCGTGGGCCTGTTTTTTTGCTATAACCTACTATGTTAGTTGGTATCGGTCGATGGTTATATTTATAACTGTATATAGGCAATATACACAGTTTGTTGTATCTACAACATGCTACCATATTTTACCAGTTGTTGCCACGGCAACGCATTTATCGTTTTTCGATATATCGTTCTACTACTATATAATGTACGCGCGTTCCTTATATGCCCCGTGGGCCGTCTCTGTGTCTTGTATATATTCATTCGCCCATCATTGCACTATATGCCGTATCTATGCATTTTTTTATAAATCCAGCCATGCTGACGCCTTGCGATTCTGCAATTTTATGCAGTTTATCTTTATATCCCTTTGGCAGTCTAGCTTTTATTAAATCTGTACTATTTTCGATGTATCGTTGATTTGCCGCTAGTTTTGCCGCGCTCGTTTTATTTTCTGATTTTTGCATTTTTATGCACCTTTACACTTTTTTATCGCTGTATCGTTGTTTAATAAATAATACATGGTATCCATGCAACAATAATACATGGTATCCATGCGTCATTTTATCAACTTTCTTGCGTATTATCGTTGTTTTTGCAGCTATGCAAACTTACACGTTTTGTGCATGGCGTTTACATGGTATCCATGTTATACTCTAGCTACAATCAAACACGGGGAACAAGCAGAACAGCCCGCGCTTGACAATTCACCACAACACACAACACATGAAAGGAAGTACACACCATGACTATCAACTTTATTGACGCTATCACCGCCGCCAACACTGAAAACAAAGCATTGACTTTTACCACGTTCAAAAGCTATTGCACAGGTGATGGCGTAGATACAAAGGCAATGCACGCCGCATTTGATAGCTACCGCACAGACGCCGCCGCGCTTGTTTCCGCCGTGGTTGACTATATGGCCGCCGCTGAAAACAATGAACAGGGAGACGCGGCCGCAATTATCACAGCCGCAAAAACCTACTTGACGCGGTACAGCACAGACAAAAAACAGCTTGTGTCCCTGCTGTTCAACGTGGCAGATGGGGAAAACAACGCCGCCGCCGCTTTACGCATTGCAAGCCGTCTTTATCCCATCGCTAAAAACGGCTTAACAAAACAGATTGACGGCCACCGCCGCGGCGCTATCAACCTTAACGCAGACGGCAAGGCCACCGCCACTATTATGGCCGCGCTGGAACAATGGGCGCTTGACCGTTTCAACGGCGAAAAAGCACAAAACGCCGCCGCGCTTGTCGCAGACAAAAAAGCCCGTAAAGAGGAACAAGCACGCCGCCGCGCGGAAAAGGCAAAAGCCGCCGCTGAAAAAGCCGAACAGGCAAAACAGCCCACGCCCGTAAAAGCAGACGCCAAAAAGCCCGCCGCCAAAAAAGCAAACAAGCCAGCCGCAAAAGCCGCCGCTTAACCTGTAAATCGTGAAACTTTAGCAAGGCCGCACACGTAAAAAGCAACCTTGCCCCATTTTAGAACATTGACAAGTGGAAAAGCCCGCGCAAGCGTTGGAACATACGCAAGCAAGCCGCGCACAGTTGGAATATACGCCGCGCAAAAGGCCGGGCTGAGTACCATAATAGCAATACACCAGGCAGAGGAACAAAAAAGGCCGCTGTAAATTCCGCCCGGAAAATGCGCCCTTATCCTCTAAAAGCCCGGTGCAAGGCAACGCCAAAAAAGTACATTCTAACGGTTTGTAAATGCTTTACGCAAGCGCCGTTTTGTAGGTGTGTTGGCAATCCGGCAAGGCTTATATAGCCATATTTATTGTAACATAAAACCCGGTAAAATGCAACAGCCGCAAATAAAGCAATTACATAGCGCAAGACGTTTGCAGGCCGTTTTATATCTGTTGTCCGTGTGCATGAGCGCGGGAAACAGCCGAAAATCCGCCCGGAAAGTGTACCCAGGCGGTAAACATCCATAACCTTTAAGGGGGGGTATAACTATGGCAAAACCCATCGTAAAAGCGCCGAAACTAAAAGCGCCGCGTCAATGCGTTCAATCGTTCAATTTTCATGGTTGTCTTGTAAAGCCAGGCGATTTGTATGGTGTGGATAAAATAGGCCCATATGTTACGCGCCCCATTATGTACCATGGCTATATGGCTTTTAAACGGCCACAAAAGTATGGCGACACTGTTATGTGGATTGAGCGCCGCGCAAGCAAAAAAACATCCGAAACTGTGCGGTATATCTTGCAGCATATCAAGGTAACGCCGCCGCCATGCACTACAAAAGCATGGAAAGAGGCCACCAAACAAGTCGCCGCAGAACGTGCCGAAAAAACCCACGCGGCATGGCGCGGTGAACAGGCCAGCGTTATACAAAAGCGCGGGATGAAATTTAAAGCCCGCCAGCACGGCAACTGCGCAGAATATCGCAATGCAACCCGCGCTGTATATGGTGATGATGTAGAGATCAATGGCCGCCAGGTACCCGTGACCGACAAAATCGGGTTTTATCTTGACGGCGGAACAATCCGCTAAAAGGCTCTTGCCAGAGAAAGGAAGTACCACCGTGGACAATTCTAAATTGCAGCTATTTCCTGTCTGTTTTGAAACCGTAGACGGAAACGTCTATAAAACGATGATTCCGGCATACTCTAATGGTGGTGCCGAAAATAAGGTGCTGGATTTGCAGCATGATAACATTCGCCGTGTTCTTGCGTTTAGCCCGGATGAATCCGATACCGAAACTGCGGAACAGCTGTACCCCAACGCGCAGTGGATCGACTGCATGGAAATTGCAATCCTTGCCACGATTGAGTGCGATTTGGACGAGGATGCAGAGCCCATTCCGTCGTATACTATCGAGGAATACGCGGGCGCTTGTGGTCCTGTCCGTATTCACGGGTACTGGGATAAAGATGAAGCTCTGCACGATTTCCTTGATTTTGAAGCAGATCAGAGTGTTTTCGCCGCTGATTTATACGACAATACGAAAGGATTCCCGGATCGTATTCGTGTTTTCAAGCATTGATAAAAGGAAGTATTACCATGGCCAAGTTCAATTGCCGTTTCACTTCAAAACCCCTTACCAATCTCTTTTTGGATTGGCTTGTTAAATACCAATATGATTTCCGACGTGAAATCCATCCCGGCGAGGACATTGTCGTTGTCTATTGTTACAGCAAAGTAGCAGAGACCGCTCTTGTAGAATGGATGAACACCCATAAGGCCGCCTAATTAGTGCCGTGGAGCTGGGATGCAATAGCGCCCCAGGTTGCAAGCGGAAACGAAAACGACTTGAAAACGCCCTCTATTTATGGTAGACTTACATTTACATACTACTGTAAATGAGGGATAATTTTGGCTAAAACCGCACAAGAACAAAACGAAAAAAGAGAGGCAACTAAAACACGGCTACATGTTATCTTGACAAAACAAGAGGGCGAACAGCTTGAAACGATTTTGCAAGAGACGAATTGCGCCAATGTTACCCAACTAATTAAAAAGATTTGTAAAGGTGAATTGGTCGTTTATTAACCTGTAACCAAATCAGAATGAAAACCGAATACTACTCAAAAGCGTCCTGCCTAAAAAGCCGGGCGCTATTTTTATGCCCATTTTCCAAGAAAGGAGCCTGAAATCACCATGAAAATGAATCCCATCGTCCGCATCATCCTCACCCTCGCGCTCGTCACCGCCACCGTTCTGGCCACCGCCTGGCTCACCTACCGTGCCACAATGAACCAGATCCAGATCGAAATTGCCCGCGACACCGTCTACCTCACCGCCTGGGGTCAGACCGACGAGTACACCATCGGAGAATGACGCTCCGCGAGAAAGGAAGTGCAACCAGCATGAGCGAGTTTGCAAAGGTCTGCATCACCATCCAGATGCAAAACGATTTTGAAAGTGACGAGGCTTGTATCACCGCGACCATGATTCGTACCTACGCCAATGCACTGCAAGCCGAACTGCGCAAGCCCGGCAAGGATCTGATCGGCAAAACCATCCTGGACCAGGTCACTGCCATAGCCCGCGCCAATGCCGCCCTCATGGGTTACGAGCTGACCAATGTCGCAACCGCCAGCATCCTGGACTAAGGGTGCTTTTCTTTTACCATAACAATCAATAAATTTATGATAAAGCAATCAAGGAGTGAACACGAAATGAAATCCAAACCGCTTTTCCACCTGGCCTGCATCCTCGCAACCTTGGCCGTCCTTGCCCTGTTCATCATGATCCTGTGGCTGGCCGCTACCCTGCCCGGCTGGGTCGTGTTCCCCCTGGTCGTCGCCGCACTTGTCACGGTTGCCGTCATGTACTGGCACGATCTGTTCCATGAGTAATGGCTCCGCCAGAGAATAATGACTCCGTCAGCTAAGACTCCGTCAGAGAAAGAAGGCTCCGCCAGATATGAAAACGCAAACCAACCTCATGCCGCCCGGCACCCGCATGAACCTTGACGAATATGAAGCGCTCAAGGCCAAAAAGAACAAGACCGATCAGGACTACTGCGCTTTGCAATGGTTCGAGGAATCCTATTTCAATAAGTCCGCCGACCTCGCAGCCGAGTTCAAAACGAATCAGCTTCCCAAGCTCATGGATGAGTATGCAGACTACATCGAATCTCCTGCCGCTGTCCAGGTCATTTATGCCAAGGTCAACAAGCTCGGCTACCGCAAGGGCGACCTTGTCACCGCCGATAGCTGGCCGCATCGTGACCACACCGTAACTGTAAACGGTTTTGATTTTGAATTTCATACCGGAACCGCCCTCAATTACAGTCGCGCCGAGTGTATCTTCAACACGATCGACAGCGTCCTGCACGACAGCATGGATGCCGAAAACTACACGCTCGAAGAATTTCTTGAGGAGTTCGGCTATGTCGGCTATGTCGGCACCGGCGAAACCGCGCTTAAAGGCATCGGCGCTTACCGTGCCATGAAAGAAGAGCGCAAGAAAGCCCTGCAGATCTGGAGCGCGGACGAAATCGAAACCTATTGCAAGAACGTGAACATGTAAGGCTGCGCCACATAACGCTCCACGAGATAAGGAGGTCCCGCCAGATGATCTACAAAGTTACCACGCTCAAAGACCTGCCCGGCATCAAGGCTGGCACCGAGTTCCGGTATGTCAATCGCAGCTTCAGCCATGACCCGGAATTGAAATTGTTCAACCAAACCCGTCCCTACCTGGAATCCGAGGTCGAAAAGTTCCTCATCGAGCAGGTCATTCTCGGCAACCCGGATGGCTGGGTGCAGATCGAACCGTATTACAATGACCTGACCGATATGAAATGCCCCGTTTGCGGTGAGACCCGCGGTCTTATCCAGGTCGATTGGGCACACGGCCACAGCAGTAACCCCGATGTTATGATCGAGTATGCCTGCGGCCACCAAAGCCGTTCCCTATTGGACAAAACATCACAGAGGGGAGAACGAACACCATGACCTATACCGTAGAGAAACCCCTGTCCCAGTTTGAATTCTGGTCCGGCGCTAAAGAGCGCACCGACCACTTGACCATCGAGCAGCTTGACCGGCTGGATTACCTGCTGCCGGAAGTCCTAGGCGAAAATCCGACCGACACCGCAATCAACGACCTGTTCTGGTTTGAGGAAGATTTTATCGCTCAACTGCTCGGCTTCGACAGCTGGGAAGCCCTCGAGCGCTACAATGACGGCGAGGATGACGAAGATGACGAGGATGAAGGAGATGACACCAGCGATGAAGCTTGAGCCCGGCATGATCGTCCACATCCAAGGCAAACGAACCCGCTACCAGATCGTCGGCTACCAAGACAACAGCAATGTCATTCACGGCGAGCTCTTCCCGCCACGCTTCGTATTCCAGAACCTGCACACCGGTCTGCGCTTCACCTACGGCGTCCAGGCCGCTGAAAATTTGCCCTTTGAATTGATTTCTAATTGATGATCTGTTTGCCTGAAAGGAGGCCATCGCAGATGCTTAAAATCGGCTCCACCACCTACCGCATCCAGCACAGCCGCGACCACGAACGAATCCTGCTGACCGTCTGGCGCAACGGCCGCCTGACTGAGCACAAGATCCATCACCTGAGCCGCACTAAGGACGGTGGCGATTTCTTCTTCCATGCCGGGCAGATATTCTATGTCAGCAAATTTATCGACCCGCACGGCAGCTACCACCTCGCCAGCTGATATACATAAAATGTGTATATACATGCAAAACGAAACCGCTTCAAAAACCACAATAATATATAAAGGAAGGAAATCATTATGACACACATGACCAGCAACATAGCCCGCACGACCGCAGGTGCCCCGCTCAACCGCGAGGAAGCCACCCGCGTGGTGAACACCGTCAGCCACAAGATCATTGATGTTCTATGCCATCAGCCCGCCAATACCAGTATAAATCTGGACACCATCGCGACCATGTTTTGCCAAAAAGCCGTTGCCTACATTTCGGCCGACATGTATCGCTGCACAAATATGACTTATACGGACATCATGAACGGCACGATGGATGATTTCCGCGTTTACATTGGCCACGTCAACAACTACGTGAACCGCCTTCTTAATTGGAGATACGGGTCTGTTTCCATCTACAGGGCCGTGTACAAGGGCGGGTATGATTCCATCAAGGCCAGCGGCATTGTGGGGCACTTCACACGCAAGCCGGACGAATGTTTTAACGATGCCATGTTGAAACCGTTCTTTGTGGCAGGTTGCATGAGCGAGATAAGATCCTTGGTCAAGGACTACGAAGCCCGCACTAGCAAGACTGATACCGTGACCAGCAACAAAAATCAGCCGACCCTGTCAACGCTGCCACCGGAATCCACAACCAAAACGGCACCGGCAATCACCCAGCCCCAGATGCCGTCCTGCGCTAACTATTGTCCTGTGACCACCCATGCCGCAAAGATGCCGGCCAATGCCGTGTCCGCACCGACCATGTAAGCCCGCCAATAAGCCCCTCTGCGAGCCTGTACCTTTACATAAGTAAGTTACCCTGCCAAGCCCAGTGAACCACGTACAAGGCCGCACAGCCGCCCCACAGACGATCTGAGAAGCCCGGAATCACTTGTAACACGAGCATGATTTTGACGTAGACACGCTACAAGGCACCTAACAAGCCCTGTGAGCCGTTCTTACTTAAAGACGACAACTTATATTCCTGAACCAAGCAAGCTCCGCACAAGCCCTCTCAGGCCGATTTCCGTAAGCAAGGGCACAACCAAGCCCATGACACCCTGTAAACCATGACAAGAAAAGGACGAACCCTATGTACGATGACACCTCTTAGAAGCCCGGACCCCTGCGAGACCAGAACAAAATCGAAACCCTGAACAAACACGAACAAGGACGAAACCCGAACAATGCCGCAAAGACATGAGTAAAGTTATGTAGTAATACTGGACTCGTAGAAAGACTGGTTCGCAGAGAACTTGTTCTCGAAGGACCTGGATTTCGGAGAGGACTGGATTACGGAGTAACTTTACGAATGTCATTACTGCTAATATACTTTAACACTTTCTGCAACTTTACCCCCTACTTAGGCGATTTTGGATTTCGCAGTTTTGCCTCGTGTCCAGCCCTGCCGTTCCGCAAGACCGCACATATTTTGCGCACCAAGAAGCAATCTTTTGCTACCCCACTTGACAAAATGATGGTGCGGTGGTATCCTTTAGGCAAGATTTAACGGCGCATGAATAGCCAAGTCTGATCCTGCTCGCAGCCGGTGTTCTCACCTGCATTGCGCAGCAGGTCCAAATTTCCGTCCTACATTTAACGGTACATAAATACAACAGAAAGGAGTGATGCCTATGTTCACCGTCCATTACCGCCGCGGTCATTATGAAGTCTATCTTGACCGCCAGTTCTTCTGCTCTGCGGATTCCATCCGTGAAGCCTACCATGAAATCGAGGCCGCAAGGTCTTGATGATATATCCGCCATCCACACAATAACGTACTAACGTACAAAACAAATTCAAAGGAGTAACTACTATGTCTAAGATCACCCTGAACGCAACCACTTTCGACCTCATCTCCACCCTGTCGCTGGACGACATCAAGCTGCTGGAGAAGCAGAATCCCGACGCCCTGGCCATCAAGGATAAGGACGGCGACGTCCAGTTCATTGTCAAAACCGGCGGCACCATGGGCAGCATCAGCCAGTACGGCATCGTTTTCGCCAACAAGACCCGCGATGGCAAGGCCGTCCTGACCTACACGCTGGACACCAATAAGCCCGCCGATGAGCAGCTGAACGAGATCTTTGATAAGGTCGGCGCTGCCAAGGCCAAGCTGGACGAGATCGAGGCCACCGCCACCACCGCTGTCCAGAACGAAAAGGATCGCAAGGCCGCCTTCATCCGGGAACTGACCGGTGAAGACAACGCCGAGGACACCACCGCAGAGGGCTGATCCCCCTCTTTTACATCCGGGATACGCATACAAGCAATGTATAAAATCACAAAATAAATGTATATTTCAAAGGAGACAAGTTTTATGGAAAGCATCATCAAGGTTAAAGTCGGCACTTCTTTCGATCGTCACGAGTCCGCCCCCATCTCTGTGGACACCACCACGCCCCGTCAGCTGCTGGATCAGTTCGGCGTTGACTACCATGTCGGCCAGACGAACTTCAACGGCATCGCTCTGGGCGAGGAAAACCTGGACAAGCCCATCCGCTGGTTCGCCGATAATTTCGAGAAGATCAACACCGCCACCAGCTTCTACATGCTCAACATCCCCAAGCAGGATAACGCCTGCCGCGGCTAAGCCCGCCGCTTAAAGAAAGGAGTGTTTCCGTTTTGGAAATCAACGAAAGAATCCTCTTGAAAGCGTTTGAAAGCTCCATGCAGGGGCGGTTCATCAGTGACCAGTATCGTGCCGTCAGCGGTGATGATCTGCTCGTCCTCCAGGCCGTCTGGATGTGCGTGGTTGCCCCCAGAACGGAAACGCTTCATCTTGAAAACGGCCATAACGGTGATACGGACGCGGAGTTCCTTTACCTCATAACGGTTCCGTTCCCTGTTACCAATGACCTTACCAGTGTGACCCGGCTCGAAAATTATATCGCCCCGGAGCACAGCAAGGTCTATATCCTGCCCGATAAGCGCAGGGCCATCGTGGATGTTGACCAGGCAGTCCGTCCCCGCCATGCGATCTGGCTTCGTGTGATCAGTGCCATCCCCATGCTCCTGCCCTGGCTGTTCGAGGGTGAACAGAAGCTTCAGCCCGATGAATACGCGCTGCTTCAGTTGGTCTACAAGATCAGTCAAAAAGATAACGCAGCATCGCGCAAAGATTTCTGGGACGCCACGGCTCCCTTTATCGCTAAGTATGCTTACGATATGATCGAGTATCGTTCTGCCGCCCAGGAGATCACCGTCAACGCACAGGCCGATCAGATCCGCTCCGCTTCCCGCAATATCGAGGAGGCTGAACAAGAAATCAAGAACTACCAGCGCCGCATCTCCGATCAGCTTCGCATCATTGCAGAGTACAATGCAAAGATTGCCTACCTTCGCAAAACCGATACGAATCAGCTTCGCCAGGAAATCTATGATTACCTGCGCAGCGGCGGATTCCGTATCGACAATATCAGCAGCGGCGACGGTTATATCCAGTACACAGTGCTCACCACCCTCTCCTGTTATGATGAGGACATGGTCGATTCTTATGTGCTGAACTACCCTGACGTTCTCGATGGTTATTCCAGTATCGGCCGCGGCTCCCATGAAATCGATAACCCGTATGATAACGATCAGATGGCTGCGTTTTACCGCGCTGTCTTTGTTGATCATCGGTTCACGATCAAGATGGCCGCCACTTACATCATCAACAGAGATGCCGTTGTCCACGCTGTGGAAGCCGATGATCCCATGGAGCCGATTGCTGCGGACTATATCAATAACCCGCATATTGCGTTTGCCAGCTGCCTGGGCGGCTATGCGGGCGATCTTACGGATGCCGAGCGCAACCATGATTATATCGCTGCCCTGGCTATTTCGCAGCAAAGCGCATCCAATGTGTCCCTGTCTGAGACCTGGGCCATGGGTCGTGTTACGCAGCAGCTGGTTCTCGGCAGTGGCAAGGTCATCCGCACGCAAGACGGCACCGATATCACATTCAAGGAAGCCATGCAGATCGTCTGTGATGAAATGAACGGAAAGGAGGCGTAAGCCATGTCCAAAACGAGCCCGAATGAAAAGGCCCCCGCCGTCAAGGCACCCGCAAAGAAACCCATTCATATCCACTTCACGGCCAATGCCTGGAACAAACAGCTCGCTCTGCTGAACGAGTATAACACCGAGATCGGCTGGCATGGTCTTACACGCCCCATCCAGGATGGCTGGGAGGTCTATGATATCACGGTCTATCCGCAAACGGTAACCGCTGCTACGGTGGAGGTCGATCAGGAGGAATATGGCCGCTGGTACTTTGAGCATCCCCACTTTGATGACCTGCACTACCACGGTCACAGCCACGTCTATATGGACACGCACCCCTCCTGCACGGATATCCAAAGCCAGGAGGAACGCCACATCCCGGATGACCAGTTCTATATCTTCATGATCTGGAACAAGGATCTCTACTACACAGCCCGCATCTACGATCATGGCACGATTCGTGAACAGGATGAAGTTCTTCTTACCTACGATACTTTTGACCCGTCTTTCCTGGATGAAGTCAAAACCATGGTCAAGGTCGAATCGCTGCCGGTCGTTCAGCCGCACATCTATTTCAACCAGTACAACTACTATAAGCAGTACGACCGGTACACCTACGGTCAGGAGGTCCCCGATGAATTTAAATAAGAGCCGCGAGGTTTTCGACCCCGCCAAGATCACCGCCCCCATTCACATTATTGGCTGCGGTTCTGTCGGTTCTACCATCGCCGAGCTGCTGGCTCGCTACGGTCTCACCAAGTTCACCCTTTGGGATATGGACAAGGTCGAGGAGAAAAACCTCGTCAACCAGATGTTCTTCGATGACCATGTCGGCATGAAAAAGGTCGATGCCTTGCGAGATATTCTTAGTAATATCAATCTGACCTGTAATGAAACCGTCAAGGTCAAGCCCGATGGCTGGCATGGTGAGCCGCTGGCAGGCTATGTGTTCCTGGCCGTGGATGATATTGCGATCCGGCGCGACATTGTCAAGCGCAACCAGTACAACGCCAATATCAAGGCGATGTTTGATGTCCGCACGGCACTGTTTGATGCCCAGCTTTATGCAGCCGACTGGCGCGACCCGCAGGCCAAGAAGGCACTGCTCGACAGTATGAACTTCACCCACGAGGAAGCGACCGCCGAGGTGCCCCGTTCCGCCTGTGGCGAGGTCCTGGGTGTAGCGCCCACGGTTCGCATGGCGGCCACCATGACCGTTATCAACTTCCAAAAGTTTGTCACGGATGGCAAGATCAAGGATCTGATCCTGGTTGCGCCTTTCAATCTCGACACGGAAGGAGCTATCACGGCCATGTAATACCGCCATGTAATATATCGTCCGTATAATACACTTTGTAATTTAAATTTGTTTGTGATGTTTACCGTTGCATTTCGTAAATCGCAACGACTCTCAGGTCATATCCGAGAGTACGAATTTGTTACCCAGACCGGGGAGAGCAGAGGAGGTCCTGCCAGGCTCCACCAGTGAGTCCTGGCAGCCGAATGAGACTGGTACAACATGCTAAGCCTGGTCATCATCCGGTGTCAGCCTCCAAATCACCCAACGAAGAAAACATACTCCCAAATTTAGCGCATCAGAATCACTAATAAGCTCACCTGATGCAAGGATGGACCACATCCCTGGATCCCGATCGCATATCTAAGATCAGCATCATTCCTTCAAGATCACAAACACAATCGAGGTACACCACTATGGTATACATAACTTACAATACCCCCGAAACCGTTCGTCAAATCACGTTCGAGGAACTTATGCTCGGTGTCGATATTCCGCTGGATTCCTTACGTTCCGGCGGTCACGGCTCCACCCGCACCGTTGTATGCGACAAAGTTCCTAAGCGCATTATGAACGTCACTTGCCTGGATGCCATGATCAGCCAGCTCAAGATGTTCAATACCTGCTATAAGGATCTGATCGATTACCCCAACAAATGGGAACTTTACGATCATTTCGAGATCCCGAAAAAGACCGGCGGCAAGATGCGTCCCATTGATGCCCCGCACCCGGAACTCAAAAAGGCATTGGCTCAGCTCAAGGATATGATGTCCGGCTGGATGTTTGCCGACCACCACACCTGCGCTTTTGCCTATGTCAATGGCCGCTCTACCAAGGATGCCGTCATCAAGCATCAACGGTTCCGCAGCTGGTACTTCTGCCATTTTGATTTCCATGGCTTTTTCCCATCCACTACCCTGCGCTTTGTCCTCAAGCAGATGGAAGAGATCTATCCCTTCAACCTGATCCTGGCAGTCCCCATAGGCCGCAGGGAGCTTCGCCGCGCTTTAAGTCTGGCGTTTCTCAATAACGGCCTGCCCCAGGGCACCCCGTTCTCCCCTTTCATCACCAATGTCATGATGATTCCTTTCGACCATAAGTTTGCCCGCCTGCTCAACCAGTTCCAAAGCGGCAAGGTCAACCCGGATGGCACGCCCATTACAGACCGCATCTGTTACACCCGCTATGCCGATGACATTCATATTTCCTGCCGTGTCTTCTTCAACTACCGCAAGGTCGAGCGGGAACTGATCGCCATGCTTCATGAACTCGATGCTCCCTTTACCTTGAATACAGAAAAGACCCACTTCGGCACCCGTGCCGGTCGTAACTGGATGCTCGGTCTGATGCTCAATAAGGATGGCGATATTACCGTTGGTTATCGAAACCACAAAATCCTTAAAGCTACCATCGAAACCTATTTCAAAGACCGCCGCAACGGCAAAAAATGGGATGAAGAGGATCTCCAAAAGTTCCGCGGTAATATCAGCTACTACCTTAGTGTAGAACCCGCCACCATTGCCGGTGTCATCCAAAAGTACAACGCCAGATATGGTGCCGATCTTCTCACCTGTATCTCTGACGATCTCAAGCCCAAAGCAGCTTGATTCAGTTTTCATGATTTCTTAATTCCCCTGCCGTTTCTGCGGTGTTACCGGGCGCTTCAGCCGTTTCTTCCTTTCTTTCGGTTGTTCGTCCGGCCACCGGGCGCATGGTTTGTGGTGATTCCATGCAGCCCTTGTTCATTTTTTCTTCCTTTCTTGCCGGCGCTTCAGACCCCCATCTGGAGCGCTCGGTAATGCCGCAGAAATGTTTTTACATTCTATAAACTGTGTTATGTAAGGTTTACTTTTGCTTTGTAGTTCAAGGCAAAAACTCTCAGGTCATATCCGAGAGTACGAATTTGTTACCCAGACCATCCACCACGATCGGCGAGTCGCCGATGGCCATCGCGATCCTAGTGATTCTTCAGCGAAGATTCAGAGTTCACTGCCAACTCACGACTGGCAAAGCGTCAGAGTCCATAGCGATTAGCTCACCTACACGTCCAATCAACAGTGCTTCGTACCCAGAAAATCGTACCAGGACCTCCTAAATGGAGCAGCAGCTCCTGAACAACAAGTTGGGACCACCTCCTCGTGCAGGCAGCCACCTTATCAGCTTACATCACACAAAACCACACAGAAAGGAAATGATATCCAATGATGAAATCCATCACCTACACCCTTGCTTTTGTAGACGGCACCGTCTGTTACGAATGTCTGCCGGACACACCCGGCGCTTTCTACCGCGGCGGTTCCTGGTATTGCCCCTTCTGCCCCGAGGATGAGTTCTTCGCGGCCAACCCGAAAGGAAGTGCTTCTGTATGAGTAAATTCAAGCTTGGCTCTCTTGTAGTCACGGATGAAATCGCCGCCAAGATGAATGATGATCGTAATTTCTTTACCTATGTGTATCAGTGTATCACCCGCCACGAAAACGCTGACTGGGGTGATTGCTGTGCCGAGGATGCCCAGCTCAATAATGATGCCCTTACCTCTGGCAACGATCGCCTGTTCAGCGTCTATAACCCCGCCGATCATCCCGATTGGCGCATCTGGATCATCACCGAGTGGGACCGTTCCGTAACCACGGTCCTCTTCCCGGACGAATACTAAAAGAAATCTGTTTCAAAGAAAGGAAAAATCATTATGTCTACTGCAACTACTTCCCTCACCCTCGCCACCCAGAAGCCTTTCGGCACCCTGACCTGTGATTTCTACAAGAACGATTCTGGTGAGTTCTATATGACCCGTGAACAGGTTGGACAGGCATTGGAATATCCTGCTGGTGCAAAAGCTATTGCACAGATTCATTCCAGAAATGCGGACAGACTCAATCCGATGTCAGGGGTCCTCAAAATGAAGACCCCCGGTGGTGAACAGGATACTTTTGTCTACAATCTCCGCGGTGTCATGGAGATCTGCCGTTTTTCCCGTCAGCCCAAAGCCGATAAGTTCATGGACTTTGTATGGAATGTCATGGAGTCCCTCTACAACGGCAACTCCGTCCTCGCCGCCCCTGACCAGCAGACCGCCGTCAGCAATGATACCTTCAAATTGATGTTCGATACGCTGGTCAAGTCTCAGGAGACTACCAACACGCTTGTCCAGTCTTTTATCGAGGATCAGAAGGATTCCCGCACCGCCATGGCTGCCATGATGAACACTATGTCCCTGCTGGCCAACCATATCATGGAGCAGAACCAGCGCATGCTCACTGCCAAGAACGAACCTGTCGCCGAGTCACAATCCACGGATGACACCGCTGTCGATGCCGAGTTCACCGCTGCTGCCAACGAAAAGGCGGAGAGCGCCCAGAGCAAGATTCCCCATGTCAAGCCGACCAAGCACCGCGCTACCACCAGCGAGTGGAAGGGCGAAGTATATGACACTGTCCGTAAGATCCTTGCCAATCAGCCCGGCAAATATGATGATTCCCGCGAAGTCGTCAATCTGGTTTACGACAAAATGACCAGGACGTATGGCTTTGTCAAATGGCAGCTCCGCCGCGATTACATGAACAAGCATCCCCGCATGGGCGGCAACTTCAGCACCATGACCGCCATCGAGGACAACAGCCAGTGGCGCGAGATCTTTGATACGGTGCTGGAGGATTTCTATAACGATTCCATTCTCCACTGCGTTAAGGATAACCCCAAGGTCAAGTATGATAAAAACGGTCTGGCCGAGTTTGATGCCAACAGCTTTGGGAATGAAGCCCCTAAGCAGGAAACGCCGGAGCAGAAAGCTTCCGCCAAGCCCAAGATCAAATGGCTGCGTTCCACCACCGCCAACCCGAACAACGGCAGCCGTATTGACACGGCAGTCAAGTCTGTTGCCGATGCCACCAACGACCGCACCGCACACAGCGCCGCCAGCTATCACCTGATCTATGACGAGATGAAACCGAATTGGCCCGCGTTGTTCACTGCCTTCCAAGAAAAATTCGGCGTCAAGGCCAATCTGCGCCGCGAGCTCTTCGTCAACAGCGATTCCCTGACCGATCGGTTTGTTTTCGCCGCCGATGCCGTAGTCACCAAGTATTCCCAAAAGGAGGAAGCTTGATGTCCGCTCTTACGATCGAGGTCAAAACGACTCAGACCATGGATGGTATTTATGTTCTCACCAAGGATGAGGAACTGTATTTTGTTACCGCCAGCTACGATACCGACCCCGTCAACCCGCACGAAGAGTACGGTACGATCGAACTGGTCACCACCAAGAACCGCTATTTCTGGGGCGATATCACCTGCGATGATCCGCGCACGGAACTGGATTCCCGCCGTGAAATCGGTCAGGAGTTCGCGGCTCTGCCGTTGTTCCTGTATGCGCATAGCGGCATCTCCATCAGCGTGACGCCCTATCATGATCAGTGGGATTCCGGTCAGGTGGGCTACGCCATCTGCACCAAACAGAATGTGATCGACCAGTTCGGCACGGATGAAAACTGGCAGCAGACTGCACATAAGCTGATTCGGGATGAGATCCGGGCTTACGATGATTATCTCACCGGCCCCAGCTACGTCTATGATGTTTATGTCTATGATACTGACACGGGTTCCTGGGAATATCATGATAGCTGCAGCGGCTTCCATACCGATCACGACGATGAAATGTTTGACGCTTTCTTTGGCAGTAGCCATGCTGAAATCATTCCGGAAGAAAAAGCGAGGGAGCTGTATGAGTTATAAAGCAGGAGATTGGGTCATCGTCCGCAGCCTTGAAACGATCTGCGAGGAAAATGGCCGTAGTAGCGGTGAGGAGTTTTATACAAGGGACGGTATCCGCTTCAATAAGGAAAAAGCTGCTTACTGCGGCCGCCTTATGCTTGTTGGGCAGTTACATACAACAGCAGGCTTTACCGGTTATAGGCTTATTGATCCTATGACGGACCTGGTTGTCTGCTACAAAAATGACGTTCAGATGCTCTTCTCTGATACTTTTTTGTACGAAGCCGTTCCTGCTTCTGAGCTTCCTGTAACAGTAGGCAGCAGCGTCTGGGTGCGTCCCTGGAATGAAATCATTGCCCAGGCAAATCCCCCTGCCAGACTGGATGATCCTTACTGTAGGGTCAATACCATCTATATCAACAGAAGCATGAAAAAGATGTGCCTTAAAAAGTATCAGATCATTCATATAAATTATGATCGCTATGGCGACACTACTGCTGCCAAGCTTCGGGACGAGGATGGTACTATCTGGAATTTTCCCCTCAGTACGCTTTATTGCTGCAGTGAATTTGTCCAGTCCATCATCACACAGCCCACTGTTTCTTTTGAAGAACTCTTCGGAAAGGATGAATGATCTATGCCTTATCGTATCGGCGACCGCGTCCGTGTCAAAAGCCTGGAAGCACTCATAGCCATCAGCGAGAATGCCAAAGATATGGTGCCCGTCGTAGACGGGTTTCGTATCGACGGTCTTTTATTTAACTCCCGCATGATCCCGTATTGCGGTCATGTTTATACAATTTGCAAATACAGCGGAGATTATTTCAATCTTGTAGACGATGCCGGGGATGTTCTTCGCTCTCGTGATTTCAAAATAACATGGTCATTCAGTGAAAAAATGCTGGAGCCTGCCGAGGATGTCCCTACTATGGCGATCGAGCCCGCCTTGTCTTTTGAAGAACTTTTTGCCAAGGGGGCACTGCAATGAAAAACAAATTCAAACCCGGCGATTGTGTCCGCGTCAAGGATTGGGACGAGCTGGTTTCTAAGTGGGCTATGCAGTATGAAAAGATACCGAGCATGGCAGGGCCAAATGTAAACGGTTTGTATTTTAACCCAGATATGCGTAAGTATTGCGGCCAGGTTTTTACGGTAAGCAGGTCTGGTAATCGCTACAATTTACAGGATGATAACGGCAATGTTTTATCTCCCGATGATATATCTTACATGCCATGGGGTTTTAACGATGATATGTTAGATCCTGTTTCCGACCAGGTCGAACCTACAGTCTCCTTTGAAGAACTTTTTGCAATGTGAGGTGATTTTGCCGTGAAATATAAAATTGGCGATTGGGTGCGTGTTCGCCAATGGGATGACCTTTGTCAAGAATACCGTAAGGATGATCATGATTGCCTTCTGGTTGATGAATTTTGTTTTGCTCCCAAAATACAAAAGCTCTGCGGCCGCTGGGGCAAAATAACAGACAAATGGGGTAATGCTTGTCGGATCTCCTTTAAAGGTGTCGATAATAATTGGTACTGGAAAGATGCTATGCTGGAATCAAATGAGCCCTACCAGGTAGGCGATCAGGTCATCGTCAGCAGTATGGACGCACTGGATCGTGATTTCGATATGAATGGGGTCGACAAAAGTATAAATCCGACATTTTTTACGAAGCCTGAATTTGAATCCAGGTTTCAAGATCCTGTCCTTGCCACGATCAAGGATATAACGCACAGAGGTGCAGGTATTTATCACTATCATATATTCTGTAAAGAGAACACACACCTCGAAATGTATGTTTTTTCTGGCTATGAGTTTTGCCACGCTGTGCCAACCTCTTTACCGCAAGTCGTCCCCACGCTGTCTTTTTCCGATCTTTTCTCTGATGCCGCAATGTGAGGTGATTTTGTATGCAGCATAAAGTAGGCGATTGGGTCCGTATCCGCCAGTGGGACGATATGGAAGCTGAATATGGTATGGACGTGTATGGAAACATTCTTGTTCCTTTGACATTCACCGATACTATGCGTGAATTTTGCGGCCATTGGGGCAGAATCACAGGTGTATATGAATGTAGTTATGATATAAAATTCTTGTCTGCTCCAAGTGGTTGGAGCTGGAACGATGAAATGATGTTAAATAATTGGAGCTGGAACGATGAAATGCTCGAGCCGGAACCGGTATATTACCCCGGCGATAGGATCCAGCTTCGCTCCTGGGCTGATATGCAGGCCGATTTTAATATGAACGGCCTGGGCCCCGAGAATGACAACCCGACCTGCCTTAGCGGTGATTTCTCCAAATTCTTCATTGATGTTCCGCTTACGATCAAAGAAATCAAAACCTATAAGCAGGGTGATGAAAGAATTGAAGGAATTATCGTCGAGGATATGCCCGAGTCTGAATTTTCATTCCAATATTTTGAGTTCACCAAATACTGCATTGATTGCGTCATTAAGGATTCCGCAACTATCATCGCCCCCACCATTTCGTTCGACGATCTCTTTTCTGTTACACCGTAAAGGCAGGTGATTTTATGACCTACAACATCGATGACACCGTCAAGCTCCGCAGCTGGGATGATCTAGCAAAGGAATTTGGCGAAGATAATCATGGCGATATCAAAATTGGTGAAGTCTGGGCTTTCCGCTCTAATAAACATCGTTATGGCCACCTGGCCACTATTATGGACTATGCCAACTCCATCGATCATGAAACATATGTGATCAAAGCCTGGGATGGACACCTTATGATGGTGGATATAGCAGAAATTGATTGTGTTACTGGCACGGTTCAGGCCGAAGCAGTCCACCCCATTCTTACATTCGCAGACCTGTACAGTATGGTCTGATTTATTTTCTTTTCAAGAAAGGAAGTTCCTCAATGCTTGTTTATGTAAAAGATGAAGATGCCGGTAAGAATTATATCGTCACTCTGACTCCCGGCACCGGCGATAACCTTCTGTCCGAAGATGTCGAGGAAGGCTATGCCGGTTACATCAATTGCGCTGTCGATGAATTTGTTGGTCATGCTGAAGATGACTGTGGTTTTATATCTGGCGACAGTGATATCTACATGTGCTCCGAAAAAGAGATGGACCATATCAACAACGGCAATATGAAATACATCATGGAAGATGTTCTCTCCTATCTTTTCTTTGATCATCCGCAGTACGATGGTCTTCCGTCCTCTATAAAATACAAAATTGTCGATGAAGCGCTGGAGGACTAACCATGTCTGCCTGCTCTCTGCCCGCCACCGTAGGCCCCTGGTTCCTTACCGATGACTCCTGCGCCCAGTATTGCCGTAAAATCACGGATACCGAGTACGAGTTTGTTCAGCTCCAGTGGATGGATATGCTCCCGCATAAGGATTCCAACTACTGCGTCACAAACTCCACGGTAAATGTCGGTTCCATGGATCTTGATGAGATCGAGACTGCCATCTGCGGCTTCTATGATTCCGTCCAGGCTATGGTCGAGTCTTATGGCAAGGATATGTCGGTCGCAGATTATTGCCAGATCATTGCCGAGTGCGCCTTTGAAAACGAAGCCGGCGATAACTCCATCTCGGATATCATGCCGGAAGATAAAGCCCTCGATTTTCTGCTCAACTATATTCGCACTCACTGAAAGGAGTTTTACCCCATGAGCTATTCTCACACGCTTCAAATTTACAGCGACCGCGATTTTCTCCGGTCTTACATCTCCGATGAAACCGCCGCCAATGTGGTCAGCTACATGAACGATAACGATTTCTTCGATTATCTTCATGGTCCTTTGGAATATTACGTTTTTGACGGCCAGAAGTATCCATGGCTGTTCAGTGCCCATCCCTACCCGGATAAGTACGCAAACCGCGTCCTGGAATTCCCTGCCAACAATGATGTTGAGTTCACGATGGAGCCCGACATCCGCGAGATGTCCTATCTTTTCCCGGATCTGATCTTCGAGCTGACCGTCCACTACCTGGACGGAGATGAATATACCAAGTTCTACTACAAAAACGGTAAAGTCAAAACCGCGCCGTGCGAAGTCGAAGTAACCTGCCCAGACTTTGACGATTTGGAATGGGAGGATGCAGAATGCTGAAGAGTAAAAAGGATATTGAAAACGCTATTACATCTATCGAGAATAACCCTCGGTATAATGCGAGTTTTACTAATGGCTATGTAACCGCCATGAAAGAAGTCCTTGATGCCTGGTGGGTTTTGTATGATGAACAAAGACTTGTCAACGCAATGGAAGATGCTCAAGACCATCTTTGGAATTTTTTTGTCCCGTGAAGTATGTCTGACGGATGATGAATGCGATCAGCGCATAGATCATGCCATTGAAGACGGTGCCATCCGCAGAATTGCTCGTTGCTTTCTGAATAACCACGACTGCAACGTTGCAGAAAACGACCAGTATTATAACATCATCTGTAATATGTATTATGACGAAAACCAATTTCACTAATCATTATTAAGGTGATTTTCATGCAAAGAAAAGTAATTGGTTCCTATCCCATCTGCAACACCGCCGGTCTGGCCGTCTATGAAATCGACGAATCCAACGACCGTGTCCTCGTCGGTTTCAATAACAATCCGCCCCGCTGGTACAAGATCCGTGAAGCCTGTGATATGGACACCGGCGAATACATCATTGGTTTCAACTACGGCGGCAGCTTTATTCCGTTCTCCGATGTAATGCGTGTGGATTAAAGAGTGAATTTCGCTGCGCTGATGTTTCCAGCGATTCCTACAAAAGACTGCTGGATGAAGCGGAAACACAGATGCCGAGCGAGGAATTCAAAAAGTTCTGGGAGAGGTACATTTTAGGAGGACTTAACTATGATTTCTCAAAAAATTCTGGATGCTCTGGATGACAATAATTGGAAGCCTTATATCGATACCGAAGATAATTCTATCGAACTTGAATGGTATTCCCCTGCAGGTGAGGATTTTTTACTGTCATTTGATGTAAAGGACGACGACGATTTTCTCTCCCAGCTTTATGATGCCTACATAAATTTTGACACGGAACAGCACGCCGTCGAAAACTACGGTATGCGCGGCGCTCCCGGCTTACGTGTCCTGCTTGACGACGCCGACGCTATCGAAGATGAACTCAAACGACTTTGGTGCGCACTTAGCAAAGTAAAAGAGACAGCATAACCCGCGCCCGTATCATAAAGAGTGGTTTTATGAATTGAGGTGACAACAATGACGAAGGATGATTTGGAGTTTGTACGCTACAATCACGAAGTGAACAAGAACTCATATGACGATCATGCGACCTGCGGATACAATTACGAAGATGGCTATGTGGATGCACTCGATTTTGTGCTGGAGCATTTTGATGAACTCTGTGAAGACGCCCATCAAGACAAACTCATGCGACGTGCTACTGAAGAAGCCAAGTATTACATCCGTGAATACTTCCAAAATAAATACAGATACGATGATAAATGGTCTACAGATGAAATCGAAGATCGTATCCAGTGTGCCATGGATGAAGGCGACACAGAAACGATTGCAAACTCTTTCATCGACAGCGCCGATGACGGCATCCCGAATGATGAATGGTGTAAAACTATCGTGAGAGATTTCTACGACTAAATAGCAATACTACGTTAATTACAAATCAATAAAGTTTATGTTTTGATGAAAGGGAATCTATTATGGGCATGAGTTATGAATATGCCGGTAGCGCCAGCTATCCGCGCTTTGACGAGGAAGTCTGCGCAGTCGCCGCCGTCTTTGGTGGTGTCAAAACCAAGGATCTGAAACAGCGCGAAAAGGCCGCGCCGAAAGGCACCCTCAGCTGGTGGTTTGGGGCCTACATTTCCGATGATCCCAACAAACCGCGCTTTATATTTCCCAATTGTGCCAATGAAACCATTGTAAAATGGCTCAACAACATCTACGAACCACGCACAGTCGAGGAAACCAAAGAAATTTGGAAACATGTCTGTATACGTCATGAAATTAAGGATATTTCAAGACAGATTTGGAATGAGCTTAGAGAACGTTATCTGCGTAATGAAGGCTGGGAAATTTGCCAATGACGGAGGTACAACATGCGATACGTTTTTTACTGTCAATGGTTATCGGACTGCCAAACGCTTTATTGCAGAGTGCGATGCCAAGCGAAAAGAGGTTTTGGAGGCTGGCATTGATACTGCCGACGAAACCGAACTTCCAACTACGCAAGATATTTTGGATGATGTAAATGAGGGCGTTGGTCTGGATGAAGATAACGAGTATTATAACTGCTGGGGTATCACAGATCATTATAATTCTCATCCGCTCTCGCTGGTCGTTGGCGAAGATATCATTTTAACGGACGAATAAAAAACAAAGCTTCGATGGAGGTGCGGTATGACCTTTAAAACCTTACAACGAATTTATAAGGCTCTTTCTGATGAGCGGGAACGCGCAAGCGAATCACTGTGTTTTGCAGAAGAACAAATCACAAGAAATGAAAGGAAAGATATGGTTGTTCCTCCTAAGTGGTTGGACGATCAAAAACGCATTTCAAATGATTGTGACGAGCTTGACCGTGCAATCGAAGAATTTAATTCCCACGACTGGCATTGACGGAGGTGTAACCATGAAAATCACTTTAACTGATAATCAACTCTGGACCATTATTGATGCCTTGGAAGCCAACCGCGAAAACTTCGAGGAATATGCAAGCACACTTGAAGGCGGAGAGGCCAAGTTGGCAAAGCAGCGAGCTAATGCCTGCAGCAAACTGTATGAAAAGCTGCAGAAACTTGTCGCAAAGGAGCATGACAAAGTATGAGACATCTGTATGATTGTCGTGTTTACAACAATAAACGCAAATTTAGCGATACCTACCTTGTCACAGCAGAAGATAAAAATGATGCAATGAAAGAGCTGCTTCAGCGCCTTGACGATGAAACCGATGACGGCTCCAGTGCATATGATCTGCTCGAAATGGTAGAAGTTGAATAAAACGGAGATGTTCTGCAAATGGAAAATGCCTATACGTCGTCACAAATCCGCAATGTTGTTGCCGCTCTTATCAAAAGCAATGACAGCAATCTTGAAATTTCTGACCCTGGTTATGATACCGGTTATATTGAAGGTGTCCATGATGGCCTAATCGATCTTCTAAACAAGCTCGGTATTATTCACGACTTCCAATATATGAATGACTGATAAGAGGTTCTGAAAATGATCAACTTTAAAAATGAAATCACTGTCACCGGTTACACAAAGGAGTAAATCATATGGAAACCATTTACATTGTATCCTATAGCAGTTGTGAGGACGATGTTTTCTATGCTTTCCGCAACAAAGAAAAAGCTTTAACAAGTATCAAAAATGATATGTGCAACACAATCAATATTCTGGAATCGCAGGGCTATAAACCAAAAATCACACAGGATACTGATTTTCACAAGGAGATCTATGTCCCTCACACCGGCATTTATCATGAATGGAACATCACAAGATCAACACTGGAATGAAACATCGAATCAACCATGACAAACTGGGGCTTTTTCAAGGAGAGTGTATTATGAATACCTACAAAGTTGTCATTTCTGTTTCCACGACTGTCTACATTGATGCTGAGAGCGCTGATGATGCCATCGAAAAGGTAAGTCAGGCATTGAATAATGGTGATGCAAACATGAGCGCTGATGTTGCCAGTAACATTGGCTATTCCATGCGAAACGGCCACTACGAGGTGACGGATGCCATCCCGATGGATGAGTGAGGAGGAATCATAATGGATCTCCTTGCCCTGATTGAAACAAAACAACCACTTTTCGCCGCATTGACGCTGTAATACCAGCCTCCAAGGGTGAGATATAAAAATTGAATATTGTATCCGCTCTTGTGCGCTGCCAAGAAAGGATACATAAAATGAAAAATGATCGTGTCATAGAACAGATTTTTATCTCTCACCCGCAAGGCAAAATGAACGGCATTCCGACCATCACCACCAGTATGCTCTGCAATCCCATTTGTGAGCAGCGTGCCAAGGATGAAACCAGCGTATGCGCACACTGCTATGCCAAGCGTGGTCTGGCCATCTATCCCGCCGCACGAAACCGCTATGCAGAAAACACCAAGATCCTTTCCAGTCATGACCTTGAAGTTTATGAGCTGCCTGTTTTGAACAGCCGTATTGCCCGGTTTGAAAGCCATGGTGACCTTGTCAATGTAACCCACGCCAAGAACTACATTCGCATTGCCAGGGCGAATCCGTGGTGTACGATCGCTCTCTGGACGAAAAACGCAGCTTTCATGAATAAGGCCATTAAGGAGCTTGGCAAGCCGGACAATCTGATTTGCGTATACAGCTCCGACCACCTCAATCAGGTCTCGCAGGATTTCTCCAACTACAGCTGGATCGATAAGGTATTCACCGTCTACGATAAGGCGTACAGCAAACAGCATAATGTCGAAATCAACTGCGGTGCCCGCAACTGCCTGACATGCCATAAATGCTACGAACACAACAACATCTTTTTCGTAAACGAAACGCTTAAATAAGGAGGCTCTGCACCATGTCAAAGAATTACAACCAATGTCAAGTCAAGATCACGCTGGAGTAAAAGAGGTGAACCATATGAATACTACTGTAAATCTGAACCTTGATCCAGTAGCTTTCTACCAGCAGAAAATGCTACTGGTTGAACTGACGGACAAGTTTTTCGATACATATCATAACGGCGATCTCGACAATATGCTGCAGGGCATCATTGCCATTTTCGATGAAATTGGCGACCAGGCTGAATTTCAGGGTGAATTTGAATATCCACAAGAAACTGATGACGGCGAACACTTCAAGGACGAGCAGTACAACAATGTCTTTAGCAAGCTGTTCAACCATAAGCCGCTAGATGAACCCCTGTTTACCACTAGTTCCCAGATCGTGGACGCCACCTTTACCTCCAACTGGGACGACGGCTCCTATTTCGATTCCCCCTGCAAAGTCGATCTTTTCACACACCGTGTATTCAATATCGGCTGCGCAGGCTGCCCCGGCGAGGATGCCCAGCTCGAAAATGAAACAGTCACCATTGATGGCGGGACCTAATTGATTGGGACGACAAAGAAGAAACCTCCGTCTTCACCGATGATGCCTATTGGTACGGCGATAAGAACCCGCTCTATGGATGCCTTAATTAAAAGGAGATGTTGTGATGTATTATACATTAACGCTCAACCACTGTGTTGACAGCTACACCCCTGGTTGGATTACAGATATGGCCGACCTTGTCGAGATCAATACAGACGTGCATTTCTTTCCTGACCGCGATTCTGCTATTGCTTATGGTGAAATGGAAATGTACTCATATCGTCAAAACTGTGAAGGCAAAAACAGCCAGCTCAAGTTTGATTATCAGGAGACCGATGATCCGACGGATGATTACCATTGGAGCCGCATGACGGTCACAGATCCAAATCGAAATGAAATTGGCGGCCTGTATGCCTTTGCTGAGTTCCGCGTTGAAGAAGTAAAAGTTGAGGACTAACCATGATTCCCTTTACATTCAAAGATTTCAAACAACTCGTCAATGGTCTGCCAAGTAAGGGCGAGACCATCGCTATGACGGTTGGCGGCCAACTGATCGACCGTGTCATCTGCACCAAAGAGGATGACGGCTGGCATATCGATCTGCATCCTGTACAGGAGGAATAACTATGGATTCTGTCGTCTCCCTCTCATTCTCCAACCAGTTCCTGTCCGCTAATAATTCCGAGGAATCTGACCGCCTAAAATTCTATGATTCTGATGGCGAGTATATCGATTACATTTCACTGGGCAAGTTTGGCCCGCCGTTTGAAGAAGTCGGCAATCTTTTGGGTCAGCTGTTCCTCACCAATGAGTTTTACGGTCTTACCGATGTTGATATGGCCGAGCTGCTCGCTCAGTATTTCCACGATGTCGATGATGTCATCTACACCCCTGATTTTGAAGAGCTGTATAAAACCTACGGCGAGGATTTCATCAACCGCATCGGCAGCTGCGCTCTTATTATCAAGGAATGAAAGGAACTTTACATCGTTATGTTTTGTCCGAAAGGATATGATGAATCATAAGAAATACATTAGATAATGAAGCCAAAAATACCTATCGCCGCAATAATTACCGGCAAACCCAAGGGTATGAGCCACGCGGATGGACCGAGCATGAAATCACACAGGTTCTTTCCCATACTATTCCAGACCGCGAACTGTCCGCAAAACTAAACCGCAGCGTACAAGCCATCCAAATCATGCGCTGTCGTGCTAAAAAAAATAATAGGAGTGATCTTATGTTAGGTGCAACTGCTTTTCTGTTAGGTGTTGCTGGCCTGTTTGGCTCTGCCGCCATGATGGGCGCGGAGAATCGCAGCAGCTCCGGCGGAGGCTACGGTATTCCCAGCGAAACCGACAATGATGTTTCTGCTCAGGTTCGTGCTGTGCGTCGCAAATGGTCTGGCACTTACAACAATCAACGCGGTGAATGGTACAACCAGCTTGGCACCGAGGGCATGTGGCCGGAGCAACGCAAAAAGATCTGGTGGCAGCATGTTTACGAGGACGAAGGTGTTCCCGTATCGGAGGGATACCTCAACCATATCAGCGGCTGGGATTTCCGGTACTCCTGCGAGTATGGACGGCTTGCCGAGATGAAACGGCGGCGCAGATAAGGAGGTTTTAAAATGAGAACGATTACACAAACCCACACCGGCAAAATCATTTCCGATACAGATCTTTGCCTTGAGTATCTCTATGTCGGTGATTATGGCAAAGAAAACAATATCAAAGCCGATTTTCTCGGCTACACCAAACGTATCGAAAAAGTCGAGCATAAGCCGGTCAATATCAAAGAAAAACTGGTCGTAACAGTTTCCAGTCAGAAGGGCTGCCCGATGAATTGCAATTTCTGCGATTGCCCCAAGCTCGGGTTCCACGGCAATGCCACCACGTCCGAGCTTTTGTCCGAGATCACATCCGCCATCTCTCTGTCAGGTATCCATAACGGCGCCAGATTGAATGTTCACTACGCCCGTATGGGTGAACCAACTTTCAATCCAAACGTCATCACGTCCGCCAGGCTCATTGCACGGATGCTGCAAGACCGTAATTCCGATATCAAATTCGATACCTATCATCCTGTTGTTTCTACCATGATGCCAAAGGCAAATAAAAACCTGAAAGAGTTCCTGCACCAGTGGGTCAGTACCGGCGCTGTTTATGGCGGCGAGGATGGCTTCGGCCTGCAGTTCTCCATCAACACATTGGATGAAGCCGCCCGCAATGAAATGTTCCGCGGCCATTCCCTTTCTTTGCAGGAGATCGGCAACATTATCAAAGAATTGCCCGCCCCTAAAAAACGTAAATACACCCTTAACTTCGCTGTCACGTCCCAGAACAATCTCGATGTGGATCTGATGAATAAATACTTCGATAAAGAAAAGTGTATTGTCAAGATCACCCCCATCCACGAAACGGTCGAGGCCGTCAGCGAAGGTTATGAAATCGTTACCGATTTTGATGTTTACGAAAAGTTCGAGCAGCCACTCGTCAAAGACGGTTGGGACGTCATCGTGTTTGTTCCCAGTAAAGAAGAGGACGCCGACCGCATCACCTGCGGCAACTCCCTGATCGCTCTCGCCAATCAGTAAGGAGGCCCACAATGAAAAAGACAATACACCATATCACATCGCTTGCACTCGTCATCGTCCTGGCGGCATCACTCTCTTCCTGCGCCAACGTAGAAAGCGGCGTTCACGATATGAATGGCAGCATCACAGGCCATACATATAATTGCCAGTTCTATACCAATGACGGCGAAGAATTCATGGATGTCGCCGGCTCAAAAATTGATATGAACGCCAACGTCGTTAAGGAATACACCTACACCAGTGATGGCGGCTGGGGCGTTACAAAAACGATGTCGTCCGTCGTTACCATTACGGTAGATGGTAAACAGATCAATAACTGCGGCTCCACCGTTATTTTTGCCGAGGAAGGCTTGGAGCCTGATGTTGACTTTCAGGTTCAGGATATTCACAGCACGACCGATGGCAGTCTGGGTGAGAACCCTATTATTGCTAAAACCGTCAATTCTTATAAAAACGCTTTCGGTAAGCCCGTTGTTGTCGTTATCCAAAGCCAGCTCGGTGATCCCATCTGCGCTTACAGCGGCGAGAATGTCTATTGGGAAGTCTGTCAAAATCTGCCCAAGACAACCAAACTCATGATCGACGGCCGTGCGCTCTATATCCACCGCGCCAATTTCCAAACCATCGACAAAGCATTACTCGATTGATAAGGAGGTTCTATGACCCAAGACGAATTTTATGACCTTATCCTATCCCCTGCTTATGATTTCTTGCGCACCGATCCACACCTGGGCGAAAACATTATGTTCCTAACGCTCGGCGGCAGCCACGCCTATGGCACCAATGTCGAGGGTTCGGATGTAGATGTCCGCGGATGCGCCATGAACTCCCCGCAGGATATTCTCGGTTTCTCTAATTTCGAGCAGCGTGTTGATACTGTCACCGACACTACGATCTTCGGTTTCAATAAGCTCGTCAGTCTACTGCTCTCTTGTAATCCCAACACGATCGAACTTCTCGGCAATAAACCGGACCAGTATTTTTACATCACTCAGGCGGGCCAGATGCTTATTGAAAATAAAAAACTATTTCTCTCTCAAACGACCGTCCACGCTTTTGGCGGTTATGCCAACCAGCAGCTGCGCCGCCTGCAAAATGCCCTGGCACATGACCACTATCACCAGGATGAAAAAGAGCGCCATATTCTAGGCACCTGCAAATCTGTTTTTGAAAACTTCCGTTTGCAGCACGCCGATATCCCTGGTGATTCCGTTCACCTATATATTGACAAAGGCGTAACAGAGGGCATGGAGACAGAAATCTTCATTGACTGCGACCTTAAACATTACCCACTCCGCAGCTTTAAGGAAATGAATTCCGATCTCGGCACGGTCATCGGCCAGTACGCCAAGCTCGGAAAACGCAACAGCAAAAAGGATGATCTGCATCTGAATAAGCACGCCATGCACCTGGTCCGGCTTTATCTCATGTGCTTTGATATTCTTGAAAAAGGCGAGATCAACACCTACCGTGAAAACGACCGCGATTTCCTCTTGGAGATCCGCGCCGGTAAGTTCCAAAAGCCGGACGGCACTTACTACCAGGAGTTTTTCGATCTCATCGATCAGTATGAAAAGCGCCTGCAATACGACAAAGCCAACACTATGCTCCCCAAAACCCCGGATTATAAACGGGTAGAAGAACTCGTTATGGAGGTAAACTACCATGCCTGTACTACAAGGTATCCCCCTGCCGCATGATCTTGTTACCCTTGTCCTCCAGTTAGAGGGTGCCGGTTATAAAACCTACCTTGTTGGTGGCTGTATGCGGGACATTCTATTCGATAAAACACCGCACGATTATGATGTTGTCACCCAGGCCGACCCAACCACGATAAAATCTCTCTTCTCTCCTACCATTGATACCGGCATCAAGCATGGCACTGTTACAGTTATCATGCCGGACGGCCAGTACGAAGTCACAACCATGCGTAAAGACGGCGCTTACAAAGACCACCGCCATCCGGATACGGTCGAGTTTGTCGATGATATCACAGAAGATCTAGCCCGCCGTGATTTCACCATGAATGCCATCGCCGGCAGAATTTTACCGGATCATGATGCATCCCAAGAAGGCACTTACACGATCGGGATCGTCGACCCTTTTCAAGGCTATGCGGATATGTGCAGCAATTTCATCAAATGCGTTGGCGACCCTAACAAACGCTTTCAGGAGGACCCTCTGCGTATCTTACGTGCCCTGCGCTTTGCCGTCAGCTATGATTTGACGATCGATGTACAAACCGAAGCAGCAATTCATGCGAATGTTCAGATGCTTAACGGTCTTTCCGCCGAACGTGTACAGTCCGAACTCCGCAAAATCTTCACCTCCAGCTATGAGCATGATGATTTTGGTTCGTTTCTTTTCAATTATATCGACGTACTGGAAGAAATTATCCCGGAACTACATCTCAGTCGTGATTTTCAGCAGCACAGTCCCTATCATATCTACACCGTGCAAGATCATATCCTAAAGTCTGTCGTGGAACTGAAGAACGTCACCCAAAAACTTCCCGAGTTTACCGCTGCTATCCACGCTCACTGGTTCGAGCTCTGCATAACGATGCTTCTGCATGATATTGCTAAACCAGTGTGCTATACGGTCGATGATGGCGGCACCGGCCACTTTTACGGTCATGCCGAAAAAGGAGCCGAGATGGCCGATGACATTCTTCGCCGCCTCAAGTTTTCTAACGCGGAACGGGAACGAATCGTCTTGCTCATCAAAAACCACGACCGCCAATTTGAACCCACCGTCCGCTGTGCCAATCGTCTGCTGGCCGCTTTTGGTCCTATCGATGCCCAGCTGCTTATGGCTGTCCGTTTTTCTGATCTCTACGCCCACGGTGTCGATTATACCAAGTTTGGCACTATGAACGCTATGCGCAAGGCCGAAATCACATACCTGTATCTCGCTATCGCAATTTTCGAGGGGCGCAAGCTCTCCATCCAGGACCTGCACATCAATGGTCATGATCTTATGGAGATGGGCTATCGTCCTGGCCCTTTGTTTGGCCAATGCTTTAACCATCTTCTGCAATGCGTGGTAGATGGCAAGTTCCAAAATGATCCCTGTCTCCTGCGCCGAAACGCAGAACTTTTTATGCAGGAGCACAATGCTCCCCTATTATAATAAGGAAGGTCTATTATGAATAACGATCGTCGTAAGCAGCTCAAGTCCGTCGCAAAACGGCTAGGCACTATTGCTGACGCACTCGAAGAACAGCAGATCCTGCTCGAACAAATCTATGATGATGAATCCGAAGCCTTTGATAACATGCCGGAATCTTTGCAGCAGTCTGACCGCGGTATCGAAATGGAAGAAGGAATCGGCACGCTGGAAGAACAAAAGGATGACCTTGCCAACATGGTCGACGATCTGCGCGAAATGATCTCCGCACTTCAGGACTTCTGATCTTCGTCCAGCCCAAGCAACCAATCCGCCGTAACGTTCATAGCCAGTGCCAGTGCTACTACGGCGTCCAGGCTGGGTGATGTCTCCCCTCTTTCCCATCCTTGCAGCGCCCGCAAACTAAACCCGGTCAAGGCAGCCATCTGTTTCTGGTTGATTCCGCGGTTTGTCCGCCATAATTTGATTTTGCTTCCAACATTTACCATACTACATGCCTCCGTTCAAATCTCAGTAGGAGCAACCAATTGCTACCGGTTCCCTATTGCAATCTGGAAATGATTGGTGTATACTAGATTCAAAACACAACAGTTGGTTGTATCGTTGTTGCCGGTTGTTGCCAGGATGAGGGGCCTGGCAGCGGGTGCTTTCTTTACATAACAGTATTATACAATATAGTGTGTCCTATAATTCGGACATCCAGGCAAAGAGGAGGAGAAATTTCATGCCGCAATCTAAAACCATCACGCTTCAGGAGCTTGCCAGTATCTTTCGCCAGTACAATGCGATCAGTGTACATCATTATAGCCCTGATGGACGAACTGGCCTGACGATCCGTTTTAACAGCGCTTCTCTTTCCCTTTATAAATCAGGCGGAACCGTAAAACAGTTGGATCTTGTAAGCGATACCGCTTCCTTTTGTATCGAGGGCCCTGCTGTTAAGATTGAATATGAGCTTGGCTCCACTCCCTCTTGCGTGGCACTTCAAGTGCTGTCCCATGGCATGGCGTTCCGCATTACCCTGGCATAAATTTTTTTCAAAAAGCTATTGACGTGCCGTTAAAACTATGCTATACTATAGCTACAGTAAGAAAAAAACAAAGCAAGCACCCAAAATCCTACTGAATATCCTTTAAGGAGGAATTTAAACCTATGTTTACACCCGGCACTTCGATCCCTAAATTGGGAGAGATCCGGCTGGGGTACGTCGAACAGGGCACCCCCAGCCCGACTCACAAGTATGTTGGTCTTCACCCCTATCTGGTCATCAGCAACAATCGCTACAACCGCTTCTCCGGCCAGTGCGAGGTGATCCCTTTCACAACAAAGCGCTTTGGCCGCCGCAATCCTGCTCACGTAGATTTTGCCGCGGCAGAAGTAGATGGCCTTATCTATGATTCTACTCTTGTCGTGGAAAGCCGCGATGTGCTGCTGCATTCTCAATTGTCTGAGCCGATTGGCTATTTCACAAACGAAAATTGGCAGCGTGTCATCCCGGCTATACTCGCACAAAATCCTTTCATGATCATTTCTAATACGCCGGCTCCACAGTCTGAGCAAGTAGCGATTCCCTGCTAAGGGCTTGAAAAGCCCACCTACATAGTGTAAAATAATACTATAGAAAGGTGGGCCTACTATGGCAACTCAAAACGATTCCGCGCATATTTCCTATATCGATCAATATAATAAGACCACCACCATAGCAACTAAAAAATATATCAATAAAGTAATTGCTCTTTTTGAAAAGCAGGTCCAGTGCCCATTTCAAGATCTCACACCTTCCCAGGTCGAGCAATGTCTGGAACAATATTTTTCCTATTCTGCTATTGTAAAAGAAACAAATTCAGAGAAATACCGTTCCTTGATTTATTATATGAACTCCATGCGTCAGTATCTTGATTGGCTCTCTTCTTCCGGTTATGTGCCTAACGCTGTCTGCAATCAGCATCCACTACAAGATATCTATTTCAGAACAAAAATGCTCCGCGATGGCAATGCTACCAAAAAGCCAGTAATCGGCAATAAGTTGGTTTTCCAGTCAGATGAAGATTATCGTCATTCCATGTTCTTTTCTGAGCAGGAATTTAAAGATTTCTGTTTCGCAGTATTCCCCAATGATACGTATATTCACCTGGCGGCCAGCCTTGTCTTGCTGTGGATCGGTTTCTCACGTAATGAAATCGAGAATATGACTCATAAGGATTTTCACGATAAGACAGAAAACAGCCCCGCGTATATCCAGTATAATGGTCATAGCATCAGTATTACGGATGCAGATTTCTTACGCACAATAAAACTGGCCATTGTGTCAGATACTTGTAACGGTCTCTATAAATCTCCGCGTAACGATGGCACTTATACTCCCACTGTGTTAAGATATTGCGACGATGAAACCGACTACATTCTTCGCCGTGTCGTAAAAGCAAGAAGTAATATCAAGTCGGATCGTGCAGAGAACAAAGCTAAAAATGGCACACGTCTTGAATATCTGCATACGTTTAGCCGCAATATGAAACCCCATCAGGAAAGATTGCCGTCGGATTCTCCGTTCCGCAGCAAAACACTTACCCCTGAAACCATCATGTTAAGCGGGATATTCTATCGTTTAAAAAAAGAGAATCTTCCGCCTGAAGAAGCAAAAGCAATTGCAGATTCCTACGTTTCCACTTGCAATAAACGCCTTTGCACTATCAATTATTATCGTTGGTGTGAAATCAGCGACCAATAAAAAATACCCCGGTCATACAGGCCGGGATATTTAAGCCGTCAAGAATTAACGGCACATAAACATAAACCATAAAATTTCAAACTTCAAGGAGGTCCTTCCCATGTCCACTACCGAAACCATGACCATACACCGCGCCCTTGTCGAACTCAAAACCATTGATAAGCGCATCGGCCAGGCAATTGGTGAAGCCAACTTCTGTATGAGCGCCAAGATGAATGCCAAAAAGCTGCTCGGCCAGCCCGCAGAAGAGTTCACCGCAAAGGCAGTCTCCGCCTACGATAAAATCAGTGAGCTGATCCATCGCCGCAACGCCATCAAAATGGCCATTCCCGTATCCAACGCCACCACCAAGATCCAGGTCGGCGATAAAACCATGACTGTGGCCGAGGCCATCGTTATGAAACAGGTTGGCTACCAGCCGTATAAAGACCTGCTCAACCAGCTGCGCTACCAGTACAGCAACGCCGTATCGGAAGTCGAGGATGAAAACGCCACGCTGGATAAGCGCACGGATTCCTATATCGCATCTCTGTACGGCGGCGATAAGGCGGCCAAGGCAGCCGACCCCAAAGAGGTCGAAGCTGCCCGCGAAGCCTACGTCAAGGCCAATACCTACGAGGTTTTCGATGGCCTGAAGCAGAATAAGCAGACGATCTCGTCCCGCATCGAGGAGCTGGAGACTATGGTAACCACCTTCCAGAATGATCTGGATGCTGCCCTGTCTGTCTCCAACGCCACCACAACCATCACCATCGAATACTGATATCCTTCCGAGCTTAACACTCGTTATTAAATAGATCTTGCCTGTATATCGAAAGCGATAAATCACAGCCGCTCCGTCCCCTTTGGGTTCAGGACTGAGTTGAAACACGAAACTGGAACTCTGCCATATCATTAAAATTATGATTGATGAAAAGTAGGTCTTCGTTGTCATTATCGATCGTGCCGCGGATACTTGCGAGGCCCGCAGCCCAACGAAGACAATTGATGGGAAAGCTAACAGCTCAACGCTAACAGCTTAACGCTCAAGATTCAAAGTTTATTTTTCGTCAACGCTTAATGATTACGGCTCACACGCTCAACGTTTCTTAAAAATCCTTGGTACAAGGTCATATGTCCGGCTGTGCGACAGTTCGCTGTCCTCAAGGCTGGTATATGGGCAACATGCGAAGGCGGTAGCATGTAAAAACAATCCGCCCTATTATGCGGCTGTCGTACAACGGCCAGTATACCAGCCTTCCAAGCTGGGGACGGGGGTTCGACGCCCCTCAGTCGCTCCAACGGAATGAATCTTACCAACAGCGCACAGCAGCGCCACAGGATTCTTTGTATTTTCTGGTTTCTATCACGGGTCAAAGGCGGCCATGGCCTAGGTTGTCCAGTGGTTTCGGACCACTACTTTGATAGAGTAATTGAAAAAAATGGTGATGAGGCAGCTGCTTACCAGACAAAGAATTCCCGAGTCCTAGCGCCACACTCAGGTCATATCCGAGTGTTCAAATTTGTCACCCAGACCATGCGCCACACCCATTGCATTATACATACCAATCGCGGGCTGTCTGGTCAAGATTCATTCCGCACCATTGCCCTGGTTCTATAGCAGGCCGATCACCTGCCGAAAGCCGGAATCAGGGCAAAACGGAATCCAGCTGCTTCGGATGATGAACTGTTTCGGTGTCTATTTATTAGATATCGCCCAGTGAAATCCGCATGAATTCAGGTTCCGTTACCGCGAGATGCCAAACGGCAAAGGCAGGATTCGCCTCGCTCAGATCTAGGTCTCGCACAAACCGGGGCTTGCCGTAAAGGTCCAGGTCCCACCAGAAGGCCGGGGATAGTGCCCCGCCAAGATTGAAAGCGTGTGCCTGCAGATAACCGGCAGGTGCCAAAGGTTTCACCACTCGCATGTGGTCTGCTGTAGAGTTTGTAAACATTGGCAGATAAACCAACACCTAGGATAGTTCGCCACTATCGGAATCCTGGCTATAGAAATGGAAGCCAAGAAGAGAACACTTTCAATCCAATTCAGAGAGAGCTTGCCGCTTCGTCTAATAGGTAAGGACAGCAGCGCAGGCTGAAAACGGACGTTCGAGTCATCCAGGGGTAGGTTCTCTCTTATTATCGAGTAGTAGTTCAGCTGGTAGAACGCTTGCCCTGGGAGCAAGAGGCCGCGAATTCGAGTTTCGCCTATTCGACCATGGGGGCTGGTATCCCCCTCCTTCTATATTTGTTTCATTCTTACTTATCTGTTACGGAAACCGTTAAGGATAAAAACGGCCCCATTTTATAAGGAACTGTAGCACAAATGGTTAGTGCGTCCAGCTCATAACTGGGATTATGATTTTGGGTTCGAGGCCCTCCAGTTCCATCCGGGTTTCCGAAACGGCATACCGTCGTAGCAGACAATCCCTTACCAAGGGCGGCCTTTATGGCGTAAGACACAAAACGAGCAAACGATTTTTGCGGCACAGGAAACCCATTATTATGGCGTAGTGGCAGAGTGGTTGAATGCAGCGGTCTTGAAAACCGTAGGCAACGTAATGTTGTCCCTGGGTCCGAATCCCAGTTTCGCCGCCAGGGGTACTGCAGCCCTATGATAAGAAATATCGTCATACCGGATTCTTTGCAATGAATTTATGTAAGTGTACATAGCATAGATTGGCGCATTGTTTGAACTATGAAATGATTTCTGAAAGTACAAGCAGAAAAGCAGTTGTGTAACGGCAACATGCGACTGGCTGCCAAAGGTCGTTTCTTTGGGTAAATGGAGATAACCAGTATAAAACTCCATGCCATGTCCGAGTGTTGGAACAGGCAGACAAAACAGGCTTAAACCCTGTTGGCGGCAACGTCGTGCGGGTTCAAGCCCCGCCTCGGATATTTATATAGCCCTGTGGCGGAACTGGCAGACGCGGCAGATTCAAACTCTGTTTCTTTGTGGATTCGACTTCCACCGGGGCTACTCAGCAATAATGGCTAACGGCAGTTGCGTCATGAAAATGACAGGACGGGTCGGGGTTGGCATCGAAAGGCCAACAGGTAGTGCAGCGGAAGGTAAGAAAACCGTTACGCGAAACTAAGTCGGGAAAACCGAATGATACGCAAGGGATACTTCCCATCATAAGATGGTCTGACGCAGGACTCCAAGGGGCGGGTAACGACCGCAGGACGTGCGTCTATAAAGTCACTGTGAAACTCAGTCATAGCTACCACATTATTGCTTTTATCATGCTGGATTAGTTCATTTGGTAGAACCCCGGTTTTGTACTCCGGCAAGGCGGGATCGTAGCCTGCATCCAGCACCAGGATGATTCGTCATCCATATTTCTCCGTCCGCTTCGGCAGACAGCAAATGGCGTAGTACATAGTGGTCGGCAACCACGGTGTGTCACCCTTTGTGGGGAACCATCTAAGCCCGGCAAAACGAACTCAGGTCATATCCGAGTTAATGAATTTGTTACCAAATGCAAACCTAAAAAGCTCGCTCATGGATGGGCAGCTCGCTTTTGTACGCCAATCAAAAAAAAATAATTTTAAAGGAGTGATTTATCTTGGACTCGTCCGCAGCAGATTCCCTGTCCCAAACCGTTCAGCTGTTTCAAAATCTCGACATGCGCTATCAGGTCAACGTGGCCGGTGTCAAAGAGCAAGACCTCATTACCCAGGATTTATTACATAGGCTTGAGCTTGAATCTCTGGACGCTGTCGAAATGGTCAAGCTGGCCAAGCAGCTTAAGGAGTGTCGCGCCACTCGCCGTATGATGAAGGATGAAATCGAACGGATGCAGCCCATCAAAGATTATCTGCAGGACGTTGATAATGTAAAAGCCGTCCGCGAACTGTCCGAGCTGGTAGGCAAGCTCCGCAAGATCGATAAAACCCAACACAACCGGCGCTACTATCCGCGTGTTCTGTGAGGTGTCCAAAGGCAATCCACCAACTGTCTGCCGCCCTCGGCCGTATACGCATCGTATCAGACATGCAACCCAAGCGCGTTTACCACCCAAGAGTTTTAACAGGAGACACGAGATGATTTAGTCCTCGCACAAAACAATTGTTACATTAAACATTTTTAAAAGGAGACCGCTTATGGCTATCATGTCATTCCACTCATTTCACCACAAATTCATGGCCCATTTTGATTCCATGACCAAGGACGCCGCCGCACTTTACCGTGTCGATTTCGATCCGGATGAACTTTGGAACCTTTATCTCGATTCCTTCCCCGCCGGTACAAACCCCGTCTATCGTGTCCGGCGCGAATTTGACTGCTCCTACTGCCGTCATTTCATTAAAACGATGGGCGGTGTGGTCGCTATTCGTGATAACCGAATCGAAACCATCTGGGACTTTGACACCACCTCGCCGGAATGTTATCAGCCCGTTGTCGATGCCCTCTCCGTCTATGTCAAGTCTAAGCCTATCAAGGATGTTTTCCTGACTCATGAGTCTACCGTCGGCACCGCCAGCAGTTATGAGCGGGATGAAAACGGCAACAAGGTTCTGACATGGAATCATTTCTTCGTCAACACGCCGCGCTGCGCTTACACCACCCGCGACATCAACTCAGAGACCGCCCGTATCCGGGATGACCGCAATGTATTCCTGCGCTCCATGAGTGAACTGACGCTCGACGCTACGCAGACCGTGCTGGAACTCATTGCACAGAACAGCCTCTACCGTGGTGCCGAGTGGAAGTCCCAGCTGGAACAGCTTGCCTCCTATCAGGAAAAGTACAACGCTATGACCGCAGGGCAGAAAGAGCTGCAGTCTTGGGTCGATGTCATCAAAATGAATCCCGCTCTCGCACGCATCCGCAATACCAGCATCGGCACACTGCTCATTGATTTGTCAGACGGCAAGGATGTCAACGCCGCTGTAACTGCTTACGAGCGCGTGGTCGCCCCTGCCAACTATAAGCGTCCCAAGGCTATCTTCACAAAACGAATGCTTGAGGATGCCAAGAAAACCGTCACGGAACTCGGTTATATGGATTCCCTGCCCCGCCGCTTTGCCCGTCTCGATGATATCAGCGTCAACAATATTCTCTTTGCCAACCGCGATGCCGTCATGCGTATGAACGGTGCAGCCGCAGACCCATTTGCCGCTATGGAACAGCAGGTTGCCATTGATCCAAAACGATTCTCCCATGTAGAGGAGATCGGTATTGATAAATTCATCTCGGATGTCCTGCCCATCGCCAGGGAGCTGGAGTTGTTCATGGAGAACCGCTTTTCTAAGAACATGGTTTCGCTGACCGCCCCTGTCAATCCCGACGCCAAAACGATGTTCAAATGGAATAACGCTTTCGCATGGGCCTACACGGGCAATCTGGCTGATTCCGATATCCGCGAGAATGTCAAGCGTGCAGGCGGCAAGGTCGATGGCGTGCTCCGCTTCTCCATCCAGTGGAACGATGAACCTGATGACTGGGACCGTTCGGATGAAGATGCACACTGTAGCACACCTATTGATCATATCTGGTATGCCAATCGCCGTAGTTCTACCGGCGGCAATCTGGATGTTGATATTACGCACCCCAGCAAGAATGTTCCTGCCGTTGAAAATATCACCTGGCCCATGCTGCAGAAGATGGCCGATGGTGATTATAAATTCTATGTCCATTGCTTTGCCAGCCGCGACGGAAACAACGGCTTTATCGCTGAGATCGAAGCCAACGGAGAGGTCCATCAGTATGAATACCTCCGCCCGATTTCTACCGGCACGAATGTCCCTGTGGCCACCGTCACTCTCAAGGACGGCAAGTTCACCATCAAGGATGAACTCAAATCCGCCATCTCCAGCCGCAATATTTGGAACATCAGCATGAATCAGTTTGTACCTGTCAATGTTGCCATGTACTCCCCCAACTACTGGGACGAACAGACCGGCATCGGCAATCGCCACTATTTCTTCATGCTCAAGGGCTGTCAGAACCCGGACAAGCTCAATGGCTTCTACAATGAATTTATCAAGCAGGAGCTGCTGACCCACAAGCGCGTCTTTGAAGCCCTCGGCTCTCAGATGGCTGTACGGCCTGTCGATGACCAGCTCTCCGGCGTAGGCTTCTCATCTACCCGTCACGATTCCTTTATCGTCAAAGTTAAAGGTCAGACCGAGCGCGTGCTCAAGGTCGTAATTTAAACCGCAGAAAGAGGTAACTACTATGGAACTGTTTGAAATCGCAACCCGCAATAAGTACCGTTTCCCATTCAAGGGCTGGATCAGCGCTGAGGATCTTTGGGATCTGAGCGTTCAGAACCTTGACAGCATCTTTAAGACCCTTAATAAAGAACTCAAGACCACCGGCGAGGAATCCCTGCTTGGCACCAAGACTACTGAGCAGAATGAACTTTCCAATAAGATCGAGATCGTCAAGCATATCGTCTCCGTCAAGCTGGCGGATAAGGCTAAGGCCCAGACCGCCCGTGAGAATGCCGAGCGCCGCCAGCAGTTGCTCGAAGTCCTCGCCAAGAAACAGAATCAGGCACTCTATGATATGTCGGAGGCAGAGATTCAGGCGCAGCTGGCCGCTCTGGACGCAGAATGAGCCGTCTGCACGCCAACTATTACTCTTGCGGCAAGTACCGGTTTGCAACATCAGCGCCTGCGGACGAATCCGTTTTGTACAGCAATGGCCGCTACAAGACCAAGCTGACAGTTCATGATATGCCGCCATGGTATCTGAGAGGATCATATTACGGCTATAAGGACGGCTTTCTCAGCGCTAAAGGGATTGAGGAACTATGTTATCGTCCCAACCTGTTTACCAATCACATGTTCAAGGATGATTTTCTGTTCATTCGCTATAAGGGCGTAAAGCCGTTCCAACCCTCTGACGTTGATAACTTCTGCCCTATCCCCTACAACGAGTATGTCTGGGGCTGGAATATCCCGCGCTTCCTGATCTGGGCTGAGAAATATTCCGGCTATGATACGTCCGGGATCAAGCAGCAGATCCGGGCTAAGCAGGATTGGTTTCGCCTTACCTATCCCGATGATTATGCCCGCGAGGTATTCAACCGCGATATCGTCACCTGGATGGATGAATGTCTCGCCCTGGATATAGATTTGAACAGGTGATACACATGGATGATTTTCTAAACACCGGTAAGTCCGCAACTGAAATCGCTATCGAGGTTTGTAATAAGCTGCATATTGATTACGAACTGAGAGGCGGCGCGGCTACCATTCGTGGTGTCCCCATTCGTCCGGGTGAATTGACGCAGCTATTCCCGCCGCAACAAGATAACGAATAACTCATACACCCTATCACACTGCCGAAACCCGGTTTTTTCGGTAGGGTGTATTTCTTATACCCATTTTTCAGCCAATCCCAGGGCACTGTGCGCAAATGTCCTGTTTTTAATAGATTATATGAGGTAAATCGCAATGAAAAAATCCGCACATAAAAAATGTAGAGATGGCAAAGCATGGGATTTTGAGTGGCAGTTGGCAGAGTGTCGGTGGTATGGTCTTATTGCAAATTCAAAGCGTAAGAAATGGATAAAAGACTCGCTTACCCGCAATTATCGCAGAAAGCAAAAGCGAGAGAAACTGGATACCGAGGTGGACGATGAAACCTAAAATCAAGACCGTTCTGCCGCTTGCCCTGGTTCTTATTCTCTGGCAGCTCGCTTCCATGGCCGTCTCTCCGCTGTTTGTTCCCAGCCCCGCCAGCGTCCTGGATGAATTTGTTTCCCTTCTTACAAACGGCCAGCTCGTTTACGGTCTTGTCTATTCTTTTTGGCGTATTACAGCCGCCAGCCTGCTTGCCGCTGCGGTCAGTCTGCCCCTCGGTATGCTGGTCTTTTACTCGTCTACGGCTAAGGCAATAATCTTACCTATTACCAACCTCATGCGTTTTCTGCCCATCACAGCCTTTTACCCGCTATTGATTTTGTGGTTCGGTATCGGCGAACAGATGAAGATCAGTTTCCTGTTTCTGGCAACATTCGTCTACATGCTGCCCAGTGTTGTTCTCGCCTTTCAAGAGGTCAGCCCGGATTTGATGCTTACTGCCCGCACTCTCAGCATGAATCGCTTCCAGATTCTTACTATGGTTCTGCTGCCCAGCACCTTGCCCAGTATCCTGCAAACCTTCACCATGATGTATGGTATCGGCTGGACTTACATCGCCGTCTGCGAACAGATCAATGCCAAATACGGTATCGGCTATATCATCTATACCAGTACCGCCCGCGGCCGCACCGCCATTTCCTTTGCCGGTATTCTCACCATTATCCTTGTCAGCATGGCCTTTGACTGGCTGGCCAATAAACTGATCCGTCATTTTTTCCCCTGGAGGTTCCAAGATGCTCACACTACATGAACTCACTGTCGGCTATGATACCCCTCTGCTCGGCCCTGTATCCGGCAGCTTCGATGGTTCTATCACCGGCATCATGGCTCCCTCCGGCAAAGGCAAGACTACATTGTTCAAAACCTTGTGCGGCGTTATCCGACCATTCTCTGGCAGTTTCCAGGCAAGCGCCCCGGTCACTATGATGTGCCAGCACAACACAAATTTCGATTGGCTTACTTGTCTCGATAACGTTCTTATCTGCGATAAGATCCAGCACAAACCGCAAAAGCCAACCCTTGCTCGTGAAATGCTTGCCACCGTTGGTCTTCTTTCTCATCAAAATGATTACCCCCGCCAGCTTTCCGGCGGCGAACAGCAGCGCCTCAGCCTTGCCCGCGTCCTTTACCTAAAGCCGCAAATCTTACTTATGGACGAACCACTCTCCGCTCTCGATGAATCCACTCGCGCCGCCATGCAGGCACTCGTGCTTCGGCAGCATAAGGCGCTGCAAAACACAATTCTCTTAGTAACACACAGCCAGGTCGAAGCCAAGCTGATGTGCGATACAATTCTTACATTTTAAGGAGGAACTATGAATTTCTTTGAAAAAATAGGTCTCGTCGAATCGGTCCCTACCCAGCCGGAAGAAGAACCTAATCTCAATTTCTCGTTTGATGTCGCCCCGTCTGCAGCACCGGCCACTGTTTCGCCGGATGCTGCAGCAAATGATATTATTCCACAGATTTACGCGGCTAACGACCTGACAGATGCTTCTACCTCGGTCTATAAAGTCAACGAACTGCTGGCCACCATCCCGCCAGAAACTCCGGAAAAGACTTCCAAGACCATCATCGTCAATCTGCTGGGCACTCTTGGCATCTCTATTCAGAGTATCCAGGATGATTCTGACCGCCGTAAAGCTTTGCTTTCTGATACATTCAACGCCACCATGCAGGATTACGAGAATAAGCGCACCGCTCTGCTGGAGGAAATCAAAGATTACGAAGCCAAGATCCAGGCCAATAAAGAAGCCATCCAGCAGCTCGTGCAGAACGGTGATATGCTCTCCACCGCGGTTCAGGATGAAATCGCCAAGATCAATTCCACCCTTGCATTTATCGGTGCCACGGAGGTGACTCCTGATGCCGCTCAGTAATCTGCTGATCCTCTGTGGTGTCGGCGGCGCGGCGGCTGTCCTGCTCCTCTTCCCGGAGTTTCGCAAAAAACTCGGTGTTCTGCTGGGCGGCTTTCTCAACCTCTTTGTCGAAGATACAGCCAAAACGCCCGAGGGCGCCGCGGCTATCTATTCCAAAGCCATCGAGGAAGCCGAGGATAAATACAATAAAGCCTCCGATGCCCTCAAGCGCATGACAGGCCGTCTGGAAACCGCTATCAAAGCACGGGATAAAGCCAATCGCGAGGTGCAGGAGTATGAATCCAAAGCCCGCACAGCTATGTCTCGCGGCGATGAATCCACCGCCCGTGTCTACGCCGAGAAACGCCAGGATTCCATTCTCGTCGCCAAACAGTATGCCGACACCGTCAACCAGCTCACCCCCGCTGTGGCCCAGGCGCGGGACATCTTCACCCAGCGGGAGAAAGAACTCAAAGACATCCGCGCCAAAAAGAATCTGGTTGTCGAACAGCTCAAAACCAACCGTGATGTTGAGGCTGCCTATGATGATCTCGATGAACTTCGCCGCGATTCAGCTTCCAAGCGCCTGCTCGGTGCCATCGATGAAGAAGTCAAGGCCGGTTCTGAGCGTGCTGCCGGTTCCCGCATTGTGCATGAGGCCAAGCTCAATACTCGTATCGCCCGTGCCGATGAAAAGAGCGATGACTACGCTGTTAATGATTTCCTCGATTCCCTGCGCAGTCCAGTTTCGCTCCCCAGTAGCACTAAACGTCACACTATTGAATTTGTCACCCCTAAACAGAAAGAAAAACACTAAGGAGATACATAATGAAACGCTTTCGTTTGACCTCTGCAGCTAAGATCCTTTGCCTGGTTCTGGTCCTGGCAATCGCCGTTTTCGCCGTTTTCAAATCTGGTATTATCGAAAATGATCTTGCCCCTAACCACGCCGCCAGCGCCAATGCTGTCAGCACCACTACCAAAAATGACTCCAAGCCTGCCGCTGCTAAGACCGATGACGATACCATCAACCTGTCTCTGGATGAGTGGGTAGGCTGGAAGAGTCTGGTAGACGCATGTGGTGGCCTGACAACTCAGCCCGGCTCTATCTTCGACCAGCTTGGCATCAAGGTCAACATCAATATCATCAATGATGCCACCCAGTCCTCCAACGCCCTGATCTCCGGCGACTTGCAGGCCGCAGGTTACACCACCAACCGTGTTGCTTTCCTCAGCCAGAAATTCAAGGAAGCCGGTAAGAATGTCATTATGCCGTTCTATACCAACTATTCCTATGGTGGTGACGGTATCATTGCCAGCACGAATTTTGCTGATATTTCCACCTGGCCTAATGCCCGCATCGGAGTACCCTCTTTCTCCGAGGCCGAAACCCTGGTTACCTGGTTTGTCCAGAAATCCGACCTCAGCGCCGCCGACCAGCAGAAGATCCTCGATAACCTGATTATGTTCGATACCCCGGATGATGCCGCCAAGGCTTTCTTTGCCGGTCAGATCGATGTCGCCGCTACCTGGGAACCGTACCTCTCCCAGGCCGAGGAATCCACCAATTCTGTCATCGTCTTTGATACCACCGCATCCTCTACTCTGATCATGGACGGCATTGTCTTTGATGCCGATTGGGCTGCCGCCCACCCCGACACCGTCTCCAAGTTCATCGATGGTGTCCTGCAGGCTGAGAGCCTTTATAAGACCGATTTTGACTCTATTCGCAAGGTCATGCCCATGTACTCTACCGCGGATGATACTTCTATCGCTGCCGACTGTGACCATGCCAAGCTCGCCAACTGGGCCGATAACATGGATATCCTGACTGATACCGCCCCTCAGACCTACAACGATATGTGTACCATCTGGGAATCTCTGGGCGAAACCGTGGATCGTGATGCTGTCAATACGATTTTCGATACCACCTATCTGGAAGCTCTGGCCGATAAGTACAAGGCCAATACCGCTGTCACGAACAAAGTCGAAGTCACCCAGGAACAGAAAACCGCCGCTGTGGACTACTCTTCTATGCTGACAAAATCCTGCACTGTCAACTTCGTACCCGATACCGCCAAGTTCCTGGATCAGGCCGAAGCCGCCTCTACCCTCAATGAATTTGTTGAAATCGCCAAGACTCTGGACGGCGCTATTATCCAGATTGAGGGCAACATCAACCAGGTCGGCGAGGAAAGCGAAGCCGGCAAGCAGCTCTCCTACTCCCGCGCTCAGACCGTGGCCAACTACCTGACCAGCCAGGGCATTGATGGTAACCGCATCGTTGTCATCGGCAATGGCAATACCAAGATGATCGGTGACCCCAATACCGAGGAAGGTAAGACTGCTAACCGTCGCACCGATGTCATGTTCAAGATGATCGAGAATTGAGGCATGAAATGATTATCCTCTCCATTCCTGTTTTCGCAGCGCTGCTCGTAGGCTGTTTTATCGCGGGACTTGTCACCGATGCCGCCATCGGTATCAGCGCTCATCTTCATAAAAAGGATTGATTCATATAAGAATTGAGGTGACGCTGTCCGATGAAAACGCTTAATACTCCCTACACCATGCATGAAAACACTGTCATGGAATCCGAGTTCGACGAAGTGCAAACCAAAGCCAACCGCAAGCGCAAGCCCCATCGCAGTAAGGCTGACCATAAGCATACCTACGAGATCGCCTATGCTGAGGATCATTATAAAAGTCCCGTCAGCGGCAAAGAGTTTCTCTGGTTCGCCAAAATCAACTACTGCACCATCTGTGGCCGTATAGATAATGCCTGGTGGCTCTCTCATGAACCTGATATTCCCAAAGGGGCTAAGATATTCCGTTCTTCCCCGGATCGCGGCTGCGGCTACCTCGCCAAATTTGTCGATGATTTAACTGATTTTTATTTGAAGGAGTGATGTTTATTGGTAACCCCCAAATTCAAGAAACGCTATAGAGATGGCTGCGAGGTGGAATGAATGAGAACGCTTCTTCTCTTCCGCGGCGCTCCCGGCTGCGGCAAGTCCACCTACATAAAAAATTATGGGCTGGAGCAGTACGCCCTCAGTGCCGATGAAATCCGCATGCAGTGTTCCTCTCCTATCCAGGCAACAAATGGCAGCCTGACGATCAGCCAAAAGCAGGATAAACTCGTCTGGGAAACGCTGTTCAAGATGCTCGAAACCCGTATGCAGAACGGCTGCTTCACGGTCATTGACGCCACCAATTCCAAAACATCTGAGATGAATCGCTACAAGGCACTCGCCAAACAGTACCGCTACCGCATCTACGTGGTGGATATGACCGACCTGCCTATTGCGGAATGTAAGCGCCGCAATGCAAGCCGTCTGCCCATGAAACAGGTGCCGGAATTCGTCATTGATAAAATGTACGCCCGTTTTGCCACACAGAAGATTCCGTCAGGCATCAAAGTCCTTACACGGGATAATGCCATTGCAGAAATTTCCTATAAGAAATCGAATCTTGACCAATACAAAGCAGTTCATGTAATCGGCGATATTCACGGCTGCAATACATGTCTGCAACAGTATCTGTCAGATATCGGCGGTATCCAGGACGATGAAATGTACATCTTCTGCGGCGATTATATTGACCGCGGCCTTGAAAATGTTCAGGTCGTTCAGTTCCTGCTCTCCATCATGGAAAAACCCAATGTGATCCTGCTGGAAGGCAACCACGAGCGCTGGCTCTATAAATGGTCGCATGAACAAAACGCCAACAGCCGCGATTTTGAGCAGTTCACCCGCAAAGAACTGGACGCAGCCGGTATTGATAAAAAGGTCGTCAGCCGTCTGTATCAGCGCCTTCATCAGTGTGCCTATTTCAATTTCCAAGGTCAGGACTATTTCGTTTGCCATGGCGGTATTGCCAAGTTTGATACAAAAGACCCGCTGGCCCTTATCAAAATTCCTACGCATCAGATGGTCCACGGTGTCGGCAAATACGAGGACCTGCCGGGCATTATTGATTCCTGGCATGATTCCGATACCATCCATATCTTCGGTCACCGCAACATCCAGGATTACCCCATCCTACCGGATAATTCCAAGTGCTGTCTGCTGGAGGGACATATTGAATTTGGCGGCTGTCTGCGCGGTGTGGAGCTTGCTTTTGGCAATACCATCCAGCACGAAACGCCCAATACTGTATTCCGCCAGCCAGAGGAAAAGCCGCTGGAGATCAAACACGATACGCCGGTCGCCGATCTGGTCGAAGCTCTTCGCAAAGACCCGGACGTGCGGGAATCCAAATTCGGCAATATTTCCGCATTCAACTTCACCAGTCAGGCGTTCAAACATGCGCACTGGAACGAGCGCACAACTCTTGCCCGCGGCCTGTTTATCGATACAGCCAAGGATAAGATCGTAGCTCGCGGCTATGAGAAGTTCTTCCGCATTGATGAGCTGCGGCGCATCCACGCTACACCGAGCCTGGATTACCTCAAGGCCAATTTGAAATTCCCGGTGGAAGTTTACCGTAAAGAGAACGGCTATCTGGGTTTGCTCAGCTATGATGCTGACAACGATGACCTGCGTTTCTGCTCCAAGGGTTCCATCGGCGGCGACTATGCCGAGAATTTCCGCCGCATCTTTACCGAGACCTGGTATGAAAAGGATTTCTATAACTGGAATCGCGTCAAAGAGACCCTGCGTGACTCTGACAGCACCTATCTGTACGAGGTCATTGACCCGGTAAAAGATCCGCATATTATCGAGTACAATTCGCAGCATCTGGTTCTTTTGGACAAGGTCAAGAATCAGATCAAATTCAGTAAAACTCCCTATAAGGAGCTGACTGAGAACGATGCTGATTTCTTCCTGGCCGTCAAGGAGCATGTAGCCACGCTCAACACCTGGCAGGAGTTCCTGGACTTCTACACGAAAGCCAGCATGCCAGGCTATAAATATGGGAATGAATATATCGAGGGCTTCGTGTTCGAGGATGCAGCAGGTTTCATGACCAAGCTCAAGACGGATTACTACTCCAAATGGAAGCATATGCGCAGTGTAGCAGATTCTGTCCGCCGCTGGGGCTATATCCAAAATACCGCCCAGCTTACGGACGCAGTCGAGAATGCTTTCTATGGCTTCCTGCGCGAAAAATATAACCAGGATGAAAACTTCCGCAACTACAAACAGCAGCGCGGCTATGATATCATCACCCTGCGCAAGCAGTTCTTTGCAGAGAGGGGCGAACCTGTATGAGTGGCCAGTATGATTTTATCACCAAGATCGATTATTTCGCCCAGTGTCAGCGCCTGCAGGCCGTCGCTCAGGAATGTATCGACGTTCAGGTCATAGATTCCAACGGCAGTCAGGCCAATGCCAAAAGTCTGCTCAGCCTGATGAGCCTCGACTACAATCGTAAAATACGCATCATCACAACTACGCCAGAAGAACTTTTCGCAGTACGCAATGCGCTGCGTCTCAAATAGTATTTTTTCAGGAGGATTTCAAATGTTTATCTGCAACAAGTGCAAACGTGTATTCCCTGATCTCGAAGGCTATGGCCTGCGCACTCAATTCCGCTTCGGCTATGGTTCCAAGCATGATGGCGATCTGTTCGATATGACAATCTGCAATGATTGTGTCGATACGATTGCCGAGACCATGGCCAGCTTGTGCGAGGTCTCCCCCATCGTCCAGTTTAATGAAGACCTGCTTTATGGCGATGATGACTGCGATGATGATGCTTTTACTGATGATTGCGATGGCAATTCGCCGTTGTATTCATAAATTTTTTCGTCCTACAATTAACGGCACGTAAATTTAATTTAAAGGAGTTTTTACATGGCAAAACAGAATACGAACATCCGTTTTACATTTACCGGCGCTCCGTCTGTCGGCAAGAATTTCCTGACCGAAAGCACCACTCAGTACGGTGCCAAGGCTGTCCGCCTCAATTTCGGCGTCAAGGTCGGCACGAATATGGAGTTCTGCGGCCTTTACGGTTCTATCCGCGACACGATCCATACCTATAATTCTGACAATCAGGCTATGGATGTTGACTGGGCTGACCGCAAAGATCCCGATGTGATCGCAAAGGTCGCCCGTTACCGCAAGTTCCGCACCAATGTCGGCACCGAGGATGACGAGATCAAGGAGTTCATTACCGAGTACGATTTTATTCAGTACCTGGCCGATGAACTGCGCGATTATAAGCAGGATATCCGCGTCACCGGCAATATGAGTATCCGCTATGACAATAAGGGCGTCCTGCGCCGTAATTTCAATATTGATGGTGTCTGGATGCGCCGCGATAAGGATAAAAAGAAGCTGTCCATCATGGTCCCGCTCATCTACTGGAAGGATTGTGTGGATAAGTCCGATCTTAAAGAGACCGGCAAGATCTACGTCAACGGCTATGTTCCCCAGTATATTGACAAGGAGAATCCCTGCAAGTACCTGCCGCTGACCGTTGTGTTCAATACGAATGCTTTTAACATGGACGATGCCAAGCAGAAGGGCCAGTTCGAGTGCCGTAATGAACTGATCGACACCAAGGCCAAGACGCCTGAAACCATGATGTGGGATGTCCGCATTGTCAATGGCGCTCAAGAGGTCGAATTTGACGAGTCTCAGTTGACGAAGCTCCAAAAGAAGCTGATTGAGCTGGGCGAAAAGACTCTCGATGATTTCCGTCCCCGCGGCCAGATCTTTGGCGACCGCATTTCCGAGCTGCGCTTCAATGAGCCTTACGCCAAGGAAGCCTATGCCAATGGCCCTGTCGATACCGGCTATAAGATCTCCGAGTTCGAGGACGAGATTTATGTCCCCACCAAGGATGAATCCATCGACGATATGGAAAAGAACGCTGCCAAGCCCAAGGCCAAAGCAAAGGACGACCTGCCCTTCGAGGTTACAGAAACAAAAGCAGCTGCCGATGAAGAGGAATATTTCTAAGCGGGTGATTGCTATTTCAGCATTAAAAGACATTACTGGTCAACGATTCGGGAAGCTAAAAGTTCTTGGGTATGACCATTCTGAAAAATGCAAGGACGGCAAAAGTACAAGGACATATTGGCTTTGCAAATGCAGTTGCGGAAATACAAAAGTCGTGTCTAAAAATTGCTTACGCAGCGGGCATACAGAATCATGTGGAAAATGTGCTTGCACGTATGATCTTGATTCTTATGAATATGGTGTATGCACAACAAAGATTGGTCGTCAATTTATTTTCGATAAAAATGATTACGAAAAAATAAAAGATGTCGCATGGTTTTTTCACCATGATTATGTAGTTGGTTGTAAACCAGGTACTTATCATGAAATGTTATATCTTCATCGTGTAATTATGGGCCTCAAAGAAAGCCGTTATACAAATAATTTGATCGTTGACCATATCAATCATGATAAATCTGATAATCGCAAACAAAACCTGCGAATCGTTACAAGTTGTCAAAATAACACAAATCGAAAAAGACTAAGTTCAAATACTTCAGGGTGTCCAGGCGTGTGCAAGCGCAACGATTCTGGTAAATGGAGAGCTTCTATCACTGTAAATAAAAAGAAAATAAACCTTGGGACTTTTTCTGATTTTGACGAAGCCGTAAAGGTCCGTAAAGAAGCTGAACTTAAATATTATGGTCAGTATTCATACGACAATTCTATGAAGTTACATAAAGGAGATTAGTTAATGGCATTTAAGATGAACACTGTCAAATGTGATTTTGGCAGTTACCAGGCACCATACCTGATTCTTTCCCCGCGAAAATTCGGAAAAACAACATGGTGGCGCAATTTTGTTGTCGAAGCATGGGGCGATGCGTCTAAGGGGCTTCTGATTTCCTGCGGCACTGAGTCTGGCTTCCATGCACTTGATAATCTGCAGGTCGAAGAAGCTCTTGAATGGGATGCCGAGTATGACGAAGAGACAGATCACCGCGGCCTTGTTCAGATTATTGATGATCTGATCGATAACAATAAAGAGTACGGCATCAAGGGCGTTTGCTTCGACACTTTCGATACCCTGTATGATATCGCCGCCGCAGAAACACTGCGTATTTGTCGTAAGGAAACCGGCAAGAATTGCAAGTCTCTGCTGGAAGCATGGGGCGGTTATAATCGTGGTCCTGAGCGTCTCGTGAAACTGATTCAGGATCAGCTTACCCGTCTGTATCGTGCAGGTATTGCAGTTTTCATTCTTACTCATACCAAGTTCAAGGAGCGCACTGATCCTCTGACTGGCGAAAAATACGAACAGCTGACGAATTTGATGCAGGACCGCACGTACAGCGCTATTGCTGATAATGCTCAGATGGTCATTGTCGGTACTCTGGAGCGCAATATCAACGGCGGCAAGATTGCGGACGAAAAGCGTGTGTTCCATCTGCGCGGTACGTCTACCATTGATGCGGGCTCTCGCTTTAATGATTTGCCGGATACGATTGGTCTTGACCCCAAAGAATTCATCGAGGCATTCAAGCAGGGAGTCAAATCCTCCAGTACCACCAAAAAGATGACGGATGCTGATTTTGAAAAGACCGTCAAAAAGGAACAGGCAGAGATGGACAAGCAGGCTGATGTTTCTCGTTCCCGTGATAAGGTTGCACGCCAGGCAGAGGTTGACGAAGAATCTCGCGACGAATTCATCTCCACCATCCAGGCTGGTTTCTCCACTGCGGACGCAGATCTCAAATCCCAGGCCAAAACGATGCTGAACGGCGCAGGCTACGCCAAGTTCTCTGATCCTGACCTGCCTATCCAGACCCTCAAGCAGATCGCTTCCCTGTTCACGGCGTAAAGTGTGGTGCGCATGGCAGAACAAACTTCCACGCCAAAACCGCGGCTTAAAGGCCACCGCGTAAGGTGCTTTGTCACCGGTGAATACGGTACAAGCCTTACCTTCTTCAAAGCTCCCGACGGTCATTACTATAAGTCCGAGGCGCTCTATAAACAGCGCATCCATGATGCCGAGGTCTACAAAAGCATTATGGATATTATTCACGACATTCTGGCGTTCGATCCGTCAATGGTATTCCCCACCAGTATTACACGCTCCATCAAACAGCTTTCGTTTTATGGCAATGAAACCATCCTCGAAACGCTGGAGCAGTGTAAACCACAGTTGGAGAATGCCATGCGCACCAAATCTTTTTCCAGTGAATATCATCGGGCTTCTTACATTATGGCTGTCGTCAAAAACCATATCAACGATGTCTATAAAGCCAAAAAGCGCCGCGAAAGTGCCGAGGCTTCTATCCAACGGCAAGAAATGCAGTTCCAAACGGAAGATGCCACAAATTTTGCCGATATCGGCTACGCTGCCAAACCCAGCCGCGATCTGTCTTTCTTCCAAGACGACGATGATGAATAGGGGGTGATGTGCTATCGAGTTAGAAAAATGCCTATCCAAGATCAATGCCGGTCGTGAGCAAGTCGAGATGCCCTTTGTCATGTGTCTCTGGATCGAGCCGCTTCTCTATGATGATTACGCCCGCCTGAATACCGGCAAGGATGAAACCATCAAAACCAAGGACGCCAAGTTCTACTTCAATCTCGGCCGCGCCATGTACGATGCCGGTTATAAGTCCTTCGATCACGTCACGGTCAACGAGTATACCAACGATAAGCCGGAGCTTCGCACCAAATTCCTGGAGCTGAAAGGCTATAAAAATGTCGAGGATATGCGCAAGCTCGTCAACCCCGATAATGTCGAGGGCTACTTCGATAAGATCGTCAAGCTGAATCTGCTTTCTGATCTCTGCGGCAGCTTCTTCGATTCATTCAGCGATGTCTCCAAGTTCGATGACCGCTCCAGTGCCGATGTCTATGATTACTTTGATCTGGAACTCAATAAAATCAGCATCAGCACTGCCAAGGATATGAAAGTCGAGGATGTCTACTGCGATAACTCGTTCATTGCCGAGCTGAACAAGGGCACATCCCAGGGGCTTCCTTACGGCAAAAACTGCCCGCGCATGAATTATGCTACCCTGGGCATCCCCAAGGGCGATTTGACTATGTTCGGCGGCTTCTCCGGCACCGGCAAAACCAGCTTCGTGTTCGAGAATCTTATCCTTCCTATGGCCGAGTCCGGCATCAAGTGCTGCATCATCTCCAACGAGATGCAGATCCAAGCCTATAAGCAGCTTCAGCTTGTCCATGTACTCACGCATGATCTCAATTACTGGAAGCTGACCCGCAAGCGCCTTAAAACCGGCAACTTCAGCCAAGAGCAAAATGAAATTCTTGCCAAGGCTGCTGAGATCACGCAGCAGAAATATAAGGGCAATATCAAGTTCGTTAAAATGTTTGATAACGATACCGCCCGCGTCTGCAAAACCATTCGCAAATATTCCAAGCTCGATTTTCAGCTGTTCCTCTGGGACACAATGAAATCGGATGATGATTCCAATATGGAGATGTACCGCCAGCTATTGCAGGCCAGCCGCAAAGTCTTCCAGACTGCCAGCCGGGAGAATGTGGCCGTTGTCTGTACCTACCAGTTGGCCCTGTATGCCAAGGATAAACGCTTCCTGGATGCTACCTGCCTCTCCAACTCCAAACAGATCAAAGAGGTCTTTTCCGAGATGCTCTATATGCGTCCTCTCTGGGAGGATGAATATACCGGCGAGCGTTACGACTGCCGCGCCTATACCCGCGGTAAAAACGCCGATGGCAGCTGGGAAAAGTTCACCACTCCGATTACTCTCGACAAAACCAAAAAGTACATAGTCGCCTTTCTGGATAAAACCCGTAACGACGAGGATAATCAGCAGTTCCTTTATGAAGTTGATTTCACCTGGAACCGCTGGCGCGAAATTGGTTACTGCAAAATCCGGGACGACCACATTGCCCTGGCGCGTTAAAGGAGGTGCTGCCACATGAACGCGGCACTTCTCCATCAGGAAATCGCAGGCGACGAGGATAAGGTCTTTACCATTCTCGAAACGCTTGAATACTTTCCCATATCCTACAATCCTACCAAGCGCCAGTTCCGTTTCTCCCGTTCCGAGGGCCAAAATCCTACCTCTATGGTCCTGGATGTGGAGACCCTGCGCTTCTACTGCTTCTCTACCAATGACCGGGGCGATATTTTTACCCTGATCATGAAACGGTTAAACTGCACTTTTCCAGATAGCCTCAAGCTCGCTGCCACGGTCTTAGGGCTGGACGAAGGTGCTCTCTCTATCAAAACAAGATATCCGTTTCACGGTTTTTATCTGGCTCTGATGCCGGATGATGAGAACGATTTTGACGTTCCTTCTATCCCGGAGGAGGCGTTAGAACCTTATCTCGGCAAGCTGAACACCCAGTTTTTCCGCAGCGGTATTGATTATAAGACTCAGGAGCTGTTCCAGGTCGGTTATGATGATACATCCAATCGTATTACCGTGCCGGAACGAAACTTTAACGGCGAACTCTGCGGCATTATGGGGCGCAGCAATGACCCTGACTGCCCGCACGAGGATCGCTGGCTCCCTATCGTTGCATGCTCCCGCAGTAAGACACTCTTCGGCTTGCAGCATAACTACCAGCACATTGTCGAGCGCCGAAGCGTGTTCTTGTATGAGAGTGAAAAAGCTCCCATGCAGATGCACTCCATAGGCTGCGGCCTCGCACTTGGCCTGTGCGGCTGCCATGTCTCCAAAGCCCAGGCGGCCATGATCAATTCCATGCAGCCCAAGCGGGTCATTCTTGCCCTGGACGAAGGTCTTGAGGAAGAAGCCATCCGCGAGGAAGCCAAAAAGCTCATCCAGAATAACCAGATCCTGAAAAACAAGGTCGGCTATGTATGGGACGCTGATGGCGAGATCATCCCCAAGGGCAGTAAGGCAAACCCGGCAGACCTCGGCCGTGAAGCCTATATCGAAATAATGAAAACGAAAGTGAGGTGGTTGACATAGGTAAAATCAAAGATTTAACTGGGAAAAAATTCGGCGAGCTTACAGTAATAGCTCAAACTGATAAAAGAATCCGAGAGCAGGTTGTGTGGAAATGCGAATGTTCATGTGGAAAAATTGTTTATTTGCCAAGTTATTCAATAACTTCTGGCGGGGCTAAAACATGTGGAGCAGATTTTCACAAAAGGAAAAATATAATTGGTGAACAATTTGGAGAGCTGACCGTATTATCGTTTGATAAAAAAGTATATTCAAAAGGCGGCAATTCACGTTTGTATTATATGTGCCGTTGCTCTTGTGGGATTGAAAAATCAATAGATGGAACATCATTGAGAAATGGTCGTGTAATTTCTTGTGGGCACATCAATAAAATCCAAGACAGCGATTACATTGGGAAAAAATTTGGAAGATTAACCCCGTTAAAACGTGTTGAGATAATGCATTCAAAAAAGCGAGTCTGTTTTGAATGTGTTTGTGAATGTGGAAACCATTGTGTAGTTGATGCACCACATTTGCTTAGTGGGCACACAAAGTCGTGTGGATGCTATCTTAGTGATAAAAATAGAATAATTCATAAAAGATACAACAACATTGTTGAGGAAAAAGATATTGCAAAAATTTACGATTCAAATGGCAACATAACAATTATTGATGCTGATGACGTGAATAAAGTTTCCTCTATTTGCTGGTTTAAATGTGGAAATGGTTATTTTTATGGTCATGATGGTGATACAGATATTCTATTACATAGATACATTTTGGACTTAATGCCTGGAGATGGAAAAGTGGTAGATCATATCAACGGCGATTCTTTAGATAACAGAAAATCCAATTTAAGAATCTGCACCACTAAAGAAAACGTATGGAATGGAAAACTATACGATAAAAATCAATATGGAGTTCCCGGCGTATATAGGTCTGGTAAAAAGTTCTATATGAAAAGTATAAGTTCAGGAATTGCCATTCATGAAGGACCTTTTGATTCAATTGAAGAAGCGGCTATAGCAAGATATAAATATGAGCAAGAAAATCGAAATGGGTTTTCTCGCGGTGATTGGTATAAAAACTTTGAGGAGGTATTAAAAAATGTCTCAGCGTAGTGCAGATGAAAGAATCCAAGCGCTAAAAGATGCTGGCATCGAACTCCTCAGTTATTCCAAAATGTCAACCATCAATTCCTGTTTATACAGCGCGTGGCGAACTTACATACTCCATGATCGCGGTGCTGACAATTGTTATTCGTGGGCAGGAACTGTCTGCCATGACAGCCTTGAATTACTGGAAAACGATAAGATTACAGAAGTGGATTTGCTCCCTCGTTTTGAAAAAGGCATTGCCGAAATGGATGTTTTAGGGCTTGAGTTTCCCAAAGATTTTCGCGGAACAGATGGAATCAGGCAACGTTACATCGCCGATATTTGTCATTTTTGTAAAACTTATTATCGTCCTAAAGGCAAATTCACGACAGAAGAACTGCTGATTTATCAGGTTAATGATAAACTTGCCATCCGTGGTTATGCTGATCTTTTAAGATGGGGCGATAATAACGAGGTCTCGGTTTTGGATTATAAAACCAGCTCGAATTATGCCGAGAAAGACCTCCTTGAGCATGGCCGTCAGCTGACGATCTACGGCATGGCTCTCGAACAGGCCGGTTACAAAGTCAAGTCCACCGCTTGGATCATGCTTAAATATGTGGTCATCAACTTCAACTGGTACGCTACCAAGCGCAGCAAAGCCAAAACACCGCTCACACGTATCGTCAACCGCTCCAAGATCTATGCCACGATCAAGGATGCTGTCGAGTCCGCCTGCCGCGAATCCGGCATGGACGAAGCAGATATCGAGATGGCTATAATGGAGTTTTCCAAAACGAATATTCTCGGCGACCAATTCCCATCCGCCGTTCGTGAGCAGTTTTCCATCAAGCCCTATGTACGCAATTATCCATACACCGAGGAGCTTAAACAGGAAGCGCTCGATTACATCAACAAAACGGCTGACCTGTACGAAAGCCTGCCGCACGACAAAGAGCATCCGTGGGAGCCGTGTGAGATCAGCAAAAACACGAGTTTTTTCTGCAATAACTTGTGTTCCCACCGCAAAACCTGCCCTTACATCCAAGATTATAACGACCGTCTGGCTGCAAATACATCCAAGCCGGACGACGAAGAGGAGCTGTTCTAATGGAATGGAATGATATAGCCGAAACCAAATACGAAAGCATTATCAAGGCTCTTGATAAGGCTTACCCAGGATACGATAGATGGTTTGCTGATGCTGGTCGCCATTGGCCGCGTGATTATTACTTCAGAAATGGAAGTCATATTTCTGTAGTTGATGACACGGAACTTAAATATACCAAAATGATTAACGGCGGCAGAGTATGCGGAAAATCTTTGGCAGCAATGATGGGAATGTTTGCAGCGCATATGGATGAAAAGCCTGGCCAGTCTATGGTGAGTATCGAGCCAACAGTTCCAACCATTAGCTTCGATGATTTGTATGGGAGTACCCAATGACCTCGTTTGATAATACCGATCCTGAATGGAATGACCTGTGTATGAAATGGCTGGACAATCTCGTTGAAAAACTCAAGGAACTAGGTATCTATGACCAGCTTCTTGAGTTGTGCGACTGTGGACAAGAAGCTATACAGCCATCTGAGCCGACTGTTAGTTTCGAGGAACTCTATAAACATGAATAATAGCATCGCAGAACAGGATAAAAAAATATTCAAAAAGAAAATCATTATTAGCACGACCAAACGGTTTATTGAAGTCAAACATTATCTGGACTGGTATTGTGATCGATACGGTGGTTATTACGACCTACCATTGTATGGCCCTGTTTTTATTCAAGATAATTCTGGTAATAAATGCGAGACAGCCTGGTTCGTGCAGCCTGATATAAGCGACTATGCGCAGTCAGAAACTTTGTAATCCCCAACTATCGATCTCGAGGAATTGTATGACACTTTCAAAAGCTGAAAAGGACGCCATTGATAAACTGCAAGGCTTCTGCAGAGAGTACGGCTATATGGCTGCTGGTACGCTGGATCATGAATATATCTACTTGTATCCAAAATTTAATGGCGGAGATCCTTATATCGTGCCGCTAAACGCTGTCGATTACTTCCTTGCACGGAACATGCCAGTAACTACAGTAGAGCCGACTGTTAGTTTCGAGGAACTCTATGGACAAGCATAAAATATTGAATCCATGCGATATTCTTACCGGGAAGGTTACTGTCGATGAACTTGCAAAACAGTTCTCTGACAAAATTACAGAGGAAGTAACTGATGCGATGAACTTCAAGAAAAACGATGCAGAAAAGATCAACGATTTCACAAAATGGAAAACCGGGTTTGAAAATTTTTGCTGGCAGCACAATATGATTCCCTGTGTCGGCAATGACGGAAATATTGGCCTGAAAGATTCCAGCGGATACACTGTTCGGACAAACTGGTTTGTATCGGCAGAACAACGGGATGTTCTATTACGAAAGATCAACTGCAAACCAAGTGTCAGCTTCGAGGAACTCTATAAAAAGGATGTGACCACCATTGGCCCGTAATAAATTCCCAGGTTACTGCTACTGCTGCGGCAAATTTGTCCCCGTCGGCTACGGCCATTTCGAGCGCCACTATACCGGTCAAAGCAACTGGCGTATCAAATGCGTCAAATGTGCTTCCGGCCGCGATGTCAAAGAGACAGATAAAATCGTCCAGCGCACAAGGACTGAGGCCGCCAAATATTACGAAAAGCGGAGGTGATACTATTCAGAATTACCATAAGCACACCTGCTGTTCCAATATTTATACTCCTGATTCCCCTGCAACATACGAGCAATATGCCAAACGCGCTGTAGAACTTAATCAGAAGATCCTCTGTTCTCTTGAACATGGCTGGCAAGGCAAATATCACGAATGCCGCGAAACCGCTATCAAGTACGGTCTTAAATTCATCTTTGGCACCGAAGCCTACTGGGTCAAAGACCGGCACGAAAAAGATAAGCAGAACTGCCATATCGTATTACTTGCCAAAAACGAAAATGGCCGCGAGAGTATCAACGACGTTCTGTCTACGGCCAATGAGGATGGCTACTACTACCGCCCCCGTCTGGATGAAGAACTTTTGTTTTCTCTACCGCAGAATGGTGTCTTTGTAACTTCCGCCTGTGTTGCGTTCTGGCAATACGAGCCTGAATATGTCGATGATTTGGTGCTCAAATTACATAACTATTTCAAAGATAATTTCATGCTGGAAATCCAAGCACACAATACGGATAAGCAAAAGCAGCTCAACGCTCACATCTTGGAACTGTCTAAAAAATACGGTATCCAGATGATTGTCGGACTCGATAGCCATTACATCTATCCTGAACAGGCGATTGAACGTGATGAGCTGCTTGCCGCCAGCAATACTCATTACGATGATGAGGACGGCTGGTATATGGACTACCCAGATGAAGTTACAGTCCGCAAACGCTTTGCCGAACAGGGTATCATTTCTGCTGGTGATGTAGATAAGGCAATCAAAAATACCGATTTGATCTGTGATTTCGAGGATTACCAAAGCGAGGTTTTTGAGACCAATCGTAAACTTCCCAGCATCTACCCGGATAAAACACCAGACGAAAAATTCCATATCTACAATAAACTCATCAGCAAAAAATTTCGCGAGTATATGCAGCATGTCCCGCCGGAAGATTATCAGCGCTATTATGACGGCGTCAAAATGGAAGTCTACACCTACAAAGATACCGGTATGGTTGATTATCCTTTGATGGACTATGAAATCGTTAAGCGTGGTATCGAATATGGCGGCATTATTACCAACACTGGCCGTGGTTCTGCCGTGAGTTATTTTACCAATACGCTCTGCGGATTCAGTAAGGTCGATCGTTTCAAAAGTCCAATCAAACTATATCCAGAACGATTCTTGTCTACAACTCGAATTATTCAAACGAATAGCCTTCCAGATATCGACCAGAACATCAATGCTCAGGAGCCATTTGAGCGTGCCCAGCGTGAAATTCTAGGTGCAGACCACGCTTATCCCATGATCGCCTTTGGCACCATGAAAAAGAAGGCAGCATTTAAAATGTATGCCCGTGCCAAAAAGCTGGATTTTGAAATTGCAAATAAAATCAGTGACCAGATTGATAAATATGACTTGGCCATGAAATACGCTGACGATGACGAAAAAGATGAAATTAACATCTATGATTATGTTGATCCTGAATACCAAGATCTCGTCAAAAAAAGCGAAGTTTATTGGGGATTGATCGTTTCCAAATCCAAAGCCCCCTGTGCCTATATGCTCTATGCGGGATCTATTCGGCGGCAAATTGGCCTCATTAAATGTAAGAGCGAAACGACCAAGAAGGAATATATCACCACCGTTGTTGATGGTGCTGTTGCAGAAAAATACAAGTTCCTTAAAAATGACTGGCTGATCGTTGATACGGTCGCTCTTACGGATGCTATTTTCAAGCGCATTGGTATGAAACCACTGACAGTGGATGAGCTATCTGATGCCGTAAAAAATAATCCAGACGTCTGGAATATTTATTCTAAAGGTTTGACCTGCGGTGTAAACCAATGCGAACGTGCATCTACAACGCAAAAACTTCTGCGCTATAAGCCTAAAAATGTTTCGGAATTGGCTAATTTTATTGCTGCTATTCGCCCCGGATTCAAGTCCATGTACTCAAAATTTGAAAGTCGTGAGCCATTTTCTTATGGTATTCCAGCGTTGGATGACATTCTCCAAACACAAGAATTCCCTTATAGTTTCATCCTTACACAAGAACAGTTAATGTCTGTCCTTAATTTCGCGGGGTTCCCAATGGATCGTTGCTATGGAATTATCAAGGATATTGCCAAAAAACACCCAGAAAAAGTTCGTCCGCTAAAAAGTCAATTCATTACTGGCATGTGCGAAAAACTCAAAGGGCAGTGCCCAGATGGCAAAACTCCAGAAGAAGTATCCGGTGAGATATGGCAAATCATCAGTGATGCGACGGCGTATTCTTTTAATGCCAGCCATAGCTGCTGTATGGCCTATGATTCCCTCTATAACGCCTGGCAAAAGGCTATCTATCCATACGAGTTTTACGAGGTCTGTCTCCAGCATTTCTCCAACAAGGGCAAAAAGGATAAAGTCTCTTCCCTAAAATCCGAAATGCTTCGCGGCTTTGGTATCCATGAGGGACCAATCCAATGGGGGCATGATAATCGTAAATTCACTGCCGATAAAGCCAATCACGCTATTGATCCTTCCCTGCTGTCCATCAAGGGGCTAAGTCAGGGCTGCGCCAATGACCTGTACAAGCTGTATCAAACCGGCAAGTATAACGATTTTTATTCTCTCTGGAAAGAAATGTCGCATACTCGCAGTCTGAATTCCGCCAAAATCGAAACGCTTGTTCTGCTGGATTACTTCTCGCCGTTTGCTGGCGGCAACAAAATTCTTAAATTTATTGATGCCTGCAATCAGCTGTATGAGCGTACACAGTTTCCAAAGGATGCTGATTCTCCCTATATCGAATACATAAAGAAATATTCAGAGACAACAGACAAGCTTAAAACTTATAAGAATTTCGATTGTGATGCGGCATTGCAAGAAATCTGGAACGACATGCCGGACGAAAAGCTTCGCGTCACGCAGATTCTAAAAGCGCAAAGTGACTATCTCGGCTACCTCCAATACACCAACCCCCGCCTCGCTACCACCTATCACTACGTCACCGCTATCGAGGGCAAGTACAAAAACAAGAACATCACCCTCTACCAGCTTTGCTCCGGCGAAACCATCACTTATAAGATCCGTCCATGCACCCTCGACGATAACCCTGTCGAACCCGGCGAGATCATTAAGGTGCTCGACACTCATACTGAGGGTAAATGGAGTAAGGACGGCGACCAGTGGGTGCAGTCCACAACAGACTTCAACGAGTTTCTTACAAGATATTCCCATGTGAGGTGATCCGGATTTTCAACATCATCCTATTTTTCGCAGAGCTGCTCTCCATTCCCATCGCCATGCTGATCAGCTTCCGGACTGACAATAAATATGTAGAGATCGGCATGCTCAGCTACCTGCTGTTCTTGTCGTCCATCATGACCTACCAGCTGGAGAACTTCCAGTCCCTCATCTGACGGAGGTGATTTTATTTTTAGTAATCTATGCGTCATTATTGGCCTGGCCATGATCATTGGCAGCTTCATCTGGCAGCACCATACTGAGCGCAACGCAGTCATCATCATTGCATCGCTCGTTCAGATCGCCGCCCTTGGCGTGCTGACCTATACACTATACCAGGTTGGATAGGAGGTGATTTTATCGGTGCATATAAAGATTTAACAGGCAAGAAATTCAATAGACTTACTGTAATAAAACAAGATCATGTAAATAACCATGGCGAAAAAGTATGGTTATGCAGATGCGATTGCGGCAATTTAACGAAAGTCACATCATATTCTCTCACACATGAAAAGACAAAGTCTTGCGGATGTTATATGAGGGATAGGATTAGAGACGTTTGCTGCAAGCACAATAATTATTATAAAGAAGATAACTATTATCGTGGTGTTCTAAATGATGGGTCTACTTTTAAAGTAGATATAGAAGATTTAGAAATTGCTCAAAAATATTATTGGATAAAAGATGTAAATGGATATATTGTTACAACAACTACACGAAAAAGGAAAAACGCTTATAGATTGCATCGCTTAATTATGAATGCTCCAGATGAATTAGTCGTTGATCATATTAACCATGACAGATCTGATAATAGGAAGCAAAATTTGAGACTTTGTACGCTGTCTCAAAATGCGATGAATACACGAGATGATCCTAAAAGAAGTCTACCAAAAGGAATTTGCATTGATAAAAAAACAGGATTTTATGTTGCGCAAATAACTAAAAATTATAAAAACATACGTCTTGGTCGTTATAAAAATTTATCTGATGCAGTAGCGGCCAGGAAGAAGGCAGAGATAGAATTGTTCGGAGAATTCAATTACAACAAAGAACAAGATTGCAGCATTAAAACGGGGTGATTTTATCGAAGCAAGTCTAGTAATGGCAACACTCGACACTTTTACCATTTTGGTAGACTCGAGAGAACACGACACAGAAAAACTTCATCAGCGAATAGCCTCTTTTGGCTGTCCAGTGATAAAAACAAAACTTGATTTTGGAGATTATTCCGCTCAAGTGACACTTCCAAGTGGTGTTATTTATAACTTGTCTGATGAGGTATGTATTGAAAGAAAATATTCGCTTGACGAATTAGCAAATTGTTACGCAACAAGTCGAGAGCGTTTCAAGCGTGAATTTGAACGCGCGAAAGCTAAAGATGCAAAGGTCTATATTCTAATCGAACAGGCAACATGGGAAAAGGCTTATAAAGGCTATTACCGTAGCAAAATGAAACCACAAGCTCTTGTTGCAAGTATGACTACATGGATGGCTCGATATGATACTCCAATTCTTATGTGTACATCTGAAGCGTCTGGAAAACTTATTTATGACGTACTTTACCGTGAAATGAAAGAAGCATTGATTGCATTATGAAAGAGTTTAAGCCGCCCAAAGGCCAGCGGGTCTGCCTGCAATATTTCCATACTAAGCCAAACGGCACCAAGGAGATCTTGGCTATCGTAACAGAGACCAACCCGCCGGGTTCATTTTCGTTATTCATGCCGGATGGCACAGCCTGGAAAAAGACCAAGACCAGTAAAGACCCAAATTTTGATAAGGAGGTTTTCGCCCCGGATGTTTCCAAGAAAACCTAAGCCCATTGATATGGTACATATGAACGAGAACTACCCAGATACCGGTATCGCCCTCCTGTGCGGCCATGATTACGAGGTCTGCACCAGTCTGCAAATCGGATACTTCGTTCTTCTGGCTGGCCGCCTTATTTTTCTACCTATCGACTTAAAAGACCACGCCTATACGGTCTATCAAAAGATAAAGGAGTGATTCCTCACTTGGCATTTCTAAACCACCGCGAACTGAATCGTAAGGAGCGGTCACGCGAAGAACTCAACGTGATGTGCCGTGCCTACGATGCCAACTGTAAGCCGGTTCGCACCTTTAATTATAATGACCTATCCCCTGCCCAGCGCCAAGCCTTCGCCCGCCGGGAGCCATATAAGAACTATATCAAGGAGAAGTAAGCATGGAACTGGTTCTAAGTTTGGCTCTATGCGTTTCTTGCGCTGTTATAGGCCATCTCCTGTTCGAGATGCTTACCTATAAAAAAGGAGATAAAACCGGAGCGGACATGTGTACTACGTGCGAACACTGTATTGCCATTGACGGTAATGGCTTCCGCGTAGCAACTGGGTCTTGCCCATTAAAATACAACCAGTATAGCTATCCAGTGACATGTACCTGTTATAAACCCAGAAAAGAGGAGATCGAAGATTGAAAATCGTACAGCAATCCCATGAGTGGATCACGCCGCTCAACCGCGATGTCACACTAAAACGTATCGAGCAGATCGCCCGTACCTGTTATCAAAGCGAGGGGGCCATCAAGCCGGGCAGTGATGCAAAAATGGTCGCCATGCTCTGTAAGAACCACCACTACGCCATGATCGAACATATCAGCCTGTCTATCAAATTCATCACAGACCGCGGTGTCGCCAATGAGATCGTCCGTCATCGCATCGGTTCCTACGCGCAGGAGTCCACCCGCTACTGCAATTACAGCAAGGATAAATTCGATAACCAGATCACGGTCATTGACCACGGTTACACCGGCCACACTCGTGTATATTGGATCAGCGCCTGTGACTATGCCGAAGGTTTGTATCAGGATATGCTGGCCTCTGGCGCCACACCGGAACAAGCTCGTGATGTCCTACCGCTCTGCCTCAAAACCGAGATCGTCTGTACCTGGAACCTGCGCGAGTGGCATGAGGTCCTGCGCCTGCGCACTGCTAAGGATGCCCACCCTGCTATCCGCGCCCTGATGATCCCCGTCCTGCACGAGCTGCAGGAGGTTTACCCGGAAATCTTTAACGATATCGAGGTGATTGAATGACCCCGGAAGAACAATCTTACATTGACAATGTTGCCGATACCATGGACCCGGAAACCGCAAAACTCTACTTAGAGTATGAAGCCCTCAAGGTCAAACTGCGGGATGATGTAAAAGTAATCGGTCGCCGGGCTAAGTATAAGGCTATCTGGCTCGGCATTATGATTCTGTCCATCCCGCTGTGGGGCTATGTCATTGCCCAGTATTGGAACTGGTTTGTCTCGCTGGCAGGGTTTCATACCATCACCTGGATGCAGGGCTATTGCCTGGTATTCGCGTTCCAGATGCTGCGCACGAATTTTGGCCGCATCGAGTTAAATGACCCATGCGCTAATTATCTGCACAAGATGGTAGACGGCGATTTTACGGATGCCGATAAATACAAGATGCCGGATTCCGTGTACTTCGCCATTATGGCAGTTGCCAGCGAGTTTATCCCACCCCTGTTCGGACTCTTCTTCGGTTGGGTCCTCAGTTGTTTCCTATACGCATAAAGGAGGTCTTTATGGCAAAAACACTTTCCAATGATGTTGATCAGAACGTTCAACACCCCATTTATTACGGCGGTGCCGATGACCCGTATGAGGCCATCAAGGTAATCGAGGCTTGGAATCTCGGCTTCCACCTCGGCAACACCGTCAAGTACATCAGCCGTGCTGGTAAAAAGGACGGTAATTCTGCTACGCAGGATCTTAAAAAGGCACTGTTCTATTTAAATCGTGAAATTGAACTTCTGGAAAAGCAGGACCAGGTCATTGATGTATCCGACGCAATGGTAGACGACACCGTATCCGCCGGGACGAAGTAAGGAGGGGCTATGGAAAAGGTAATCAAACGCGATGGCTCCACTGTCCCTTTTGATAAGGACAAAATCGTAATCGCCATCGAAAAAGCCATGGCCGATACAGATGTAGGTGTTGATAAGGAATTAGCCGAAAAAGTTGCCAATCGGATTCAAATGTTGAATACGAACAAGTCTGTCGAGGAAATCCAAGATTTGGTCGAGAGCAGCCTTATGTGCAGTTCCCGCAAGGATGTCGCCCGTGCCTATATCATCTATCGTGATGCTCATGCCAAGCGCCGTGACGCTACGGCAGACCAGATGCGCCGCTATAATGATCTGCACCGTCTCGTAGCTGGCGAGGATGAGGAGTCCAAAAAGGAAAACTCCAACAAGGATACTCGTATCATTCCAACCATGCGTGACTATCTGGCAGGTTTCACTTGCCGTGAATTGGCAACTGATGTCGTCCTGCCAAAAGATATTGCTGAGGCGCATAAAGCAGGTATCATCCATTTCCATGATTCGGACTACTCTCCTGTCATGCCGATGACGAATTGCTGCCTTATTAACCTGGGCGACATGCTCCAAAATGGTACAGTTATCAGCAAAACTCTGATTGAAAGGCCAAAATCCTTCCGCACTGCCTGTACTGTAACAACGCAGATCATTACACAGGTAGCATCCAGCCAGTATGGCGGCAACACGATCAGCTTGGCTCATATTTCTCCGTTCATTGATGTCAGCCGTCAGAAAATCCGCAAAGAGGTAGAAAACGAAATAGCTTCTATTCCTATGGATTTTGACGATGGCCCAATCAGCAAAAACGATTTGCAGCGTTATATCAATGATATTGCCGAGAAACGCCTCCGTGCAGAAATTAAAGATGGTGTGCAGACTATCCAGTATCAGCTTATCACCATGAGCACTACCAATGGTCAGGCTCCATTTACTTCTGTGTTCGCTTATTTGGATGAAGTCCCAGCTGGGCAGCCGCGAGACGACCTGGCTATGCTTATTGAGGAAGTTCTTCGTCAACGCATTGAGAGCGTCAAAAACGAACAAGGCGTACCTGTTACTACAGCCTTCCCTAAAATTCTTTATGTTCTGGATGAGGATAATATTCACGAAAATTCGCAGTATTACTACCTTACCAAACTGGCCGCCGAATGTACTTCCAAACGTCTTGTCCCGGACTACATTAGTGCCAAGATCATGCGTCAGGAAAAGGACGGTAATGTATTCCCTTGTATGGGCTGTCGTTCGTTCTTGATGCCTTACTACGATAATGATGGAGCCCCCAAATTTTATGGCCGCTTTAATCAAGGTGTGGTCACCATTAACCTGCCCGATATTGCCCTGTCCAGCGGCGGCGACTTTGATAAGTTCTGGAAAGTCTTTGATGAGCGTCTGGAGCTGTGCTATCGCGCACTGATGATTCGTCATAACTCTCTCAAGGGTACAAAATCTGATGTCGCTCCTATTCTCTGGCAGCATGGTGCCTATGCTCGTCTGGCTCCAGGCGAGACCATTGATAAGCTGCTCTATAACGATTACAGCTCTATCAGCCTTGGGTACGCTGGCTTGTATGAATGTATCAAGTATATGACTGGTAAGAGCCAGCTCGAAAAAGAAGGTCATGATTTCGGTATCCAGGTCATGCAGCATCTGAGTGGAGCCTGTGATGAATGGAAACGACAGACTCATATTGGATTTAGTCTTTACGGCAGCCCAATCGAATCGACTACATTTAAGTTTGCCAAGTGTCTGCAGAAACGCTTCGGTGTCGTTCCCGGAATTACTGACAAGGATTATGTGACCAATAGCTATCACATTACGCCATCTCAACCTGTAGATGCTTTTACCAAATTGACAGTCGAGAGTGAATTTCAACATTACAGTCTTGGAGGGGCAATCAGTTACGTGGAGACCCCGAACATGACCAAGAACATCGACGCCGTTCTGGAAATCATCAAACATATCTACAATACCATCATGTACGCAGAGATCAATACAATGACCAGCTATTGCCACATCTGCGGCTGCACAGACATTAAAATGGGTGATGATCTCAAGTTCCACTGTCCGAACTGCGGTAATGATGATTTCGAGAAAATGAATATCGCACTCCGCATTTGTGGATATATCTCTACAAATCCGTTCAACGACGGTCGCGCCGCAGACATCCACGATCGCGTATATCATGTGGGGATGGACTAATGAACTATGCAAAAATCAAGTATTTCGACATTGCCAATGGCCCTGGCATCCGCACAAGCCTCTTTGCGCAAGGATGCGATATTCATTGTGTGGGTTGCTTTAATGCGGACACTTGGGATTTCAGTGGTGGTAAAGAATTTACATATGATACTTTCGTCGAAATCAGTCGTAGTATCAATAGCCCCCACATACAAGGTCTATCTATACTTGGTGGCGAGCCGCTTACTGTCTGTGATGGGCACAGAGAGACTATTACGGACTTATGCATCGTTATAAAGAACATCCACCCAGACAAAACAATCTGGCTTTGGACCGGCTATGAGTGGGACCAAGTTAAAGATTATCCCATTATGGATTACATCGATGTCTGCGTTGCAGGTCCCTTTGACATCACAAAACGTGACCTCAGTCTAAAATGGTGCGGCTCCAGCAATCAGCAGGTTATTGATGTACAAGCTTCCCGCAAGGCCAACGAAATTATTTTGTATAAGGAGCCCTAAATGACTATTGGAACAATTGTTGTATGTCTTTTCATCTCAATCAGTCTCTTAGTCGGTGCAATGTTACTGTACTTTGATATCGACCCGCCTGCTAATTCCGGCATCTTTTTTGTTGTAGGTACTATTGCTCTTATTGCAGCCACTTGGTTTTGCGGCCATTGGTATTGCAATAATACAGCCTCTGGTATTCGTTCAATGACAGACCAAAAGGCTGAGCTTGGTAATGGGCTGAATCGCATCGTCACGGTTTACACTGCAGATGGCCAAGTTATCGCCCAATACACCGGGCATATTGATATCGAAGACAACGACGGCGGCTATATTCTGTTCGATTATGATGGCAAACGTTATACCTACTACAACTGCTTCGTTGAGAGCATTGCCGATATTGATTAAAGGAGTCCTAAATGTTTATGAATATCATGCTTGACTCCGGCGCTTTTATGCCGGAACGTGCCCATTCTACGGATGCCGGTGCAGACCTGCGCAGCCGCGAGGATAAAGTTGTGCCAGCCCATGGCAGTGCCACCTTTGATACCGGCGTACATATCGCCCTGCCGCCCAATCGTGTCGGCCTGCTCAAAAGCAAAAGCGGACTGAATGTAAAACACAATCTGGTGTCCACAGGTGTCATCGACGAGCCGTACAATGGCAGCATCGTTGTTAAACTCTATAACCTTGGTGATGCCGATGTTCATATCGAAGCCGGTCAAAAGATTACCCAGCTGCTTGTCATGCCTGTTGATTATGTCACCTTTAAGCAAGTGGATCATCTTGATGAAACCGAGCGTGGATCGGCTGGCTTTGGATCTACGGGGAAATAACAATGCACAAGATTTACAGTATATCTTATACGCTAAACGACGGAGATCGGGTCGATGGTTTTTGGCAGAATTTCTTATTTACAGAAGAAGAACTTCCATCTGTTAAAGATTATACTTATCATTCTTTTGATGATTTTTATGATGCTGCGGTGTCAAATAAACTGCCAGTTATGATTGACTACGGCAAAACTGTAATTAGGCATAAGCCATATATCCGCATTGACGGTTACCGCCTTTCCCACATAATCACTAAGCGCAATTTTACAGATCCGACATCAATTCGCGTCGAGTGTTATGAATGTTCGCCAAAATATTATGGCTTTGATTTCTATAAGCAAAAGCTTTCTTCGGATGATTTTATGTGTTTTATGCAGGAGCGTTACGGGAGCGAGGCGCTTGCCATGGCGATGGATAATACAGGGAGATCATAATGCACAAACTTTACTATGTCAAGTACACGCTTATTTACGGCAAAGAACAAGAAGATATCGCAGATAGGTACTTGTTTACAGAAAATGACGTACATCCAGGCACTTATAACTGCGAAACATTTTGGGACCTTTTTGGCGTTATAAGAGAACTCAAAGACCTGTACAGTTATACGTCTTGCTTTTTCAGCTACACAAGAACAACACACACATTTTTTGGCAAAGTTAAAGGTCCACACGTCTTAATCTATGGGCTACATGCCAGCTGGGATTTTGACGAAAAAAACTTCAAAACGCCTGTTCAAATAAAAGTCTCTTACACTGAATGTTCTCCCAGTAAATATGGATTCGATTTTTACAAGGAGAATCTATCCTACGACAATCTCGTCATCTTCTTGCGAGAGACTATTGGCGTCGCTATGGACGAAGATGTTTTACGACTATTTTTAAAAAAGTGAGGCTTTATTTACTTCATGACTGATTGTACAAAGATTATCAATGATATTTCCCGCAACTGGAAACTGACCAACGCCCAGTACGCCAATGATGGTCCTGATTATAAGGCTGGCGAGACCCGCACCGATGGCCGCTACCCTATCCGTATTGGCAGCACATACACGTGCTTGTCCTTTGTCGGCGAAGGCCGCAGCGTCATCATGCCTTATCTCAAAGACTTCATGGGGCGTAATAAAACCGGCTATGTCACTACCAGCCCGCTGGTCGAGATCGAGCTTCCAGAGGTCGGAGAAGATGGCAAAACCCAGTTCCGTTTTAAAACCACGAACACGATCTATACGATGGTGGCAGTAGACTAAACCACATAAGGTTGCGCATCAGCGCGGGTGGGTATGGGGTTGTTAAGCATATGAATATAGATAAAATCCGTAATGCAGAAGATTACGTTCTGGCTAATAAACACTTAATGGAGCTGCTTACTTACAGCCAACGTGTTGAGCAAAAAGTCTTCGAGAAAATCCTGCATAAAAACATCAAAGACAAAAAGTCTTGTATTTATTGTATGCCAAATACGCTGTTTGGCGGCCGAGGTTTTGGCAAAAGCTATCTGGTCCTGAAACTAGCCAGTGAGTACAATTTGCCTATTGTTGTAAATATCGAAAGCCGCGCCGAACAACTAAGACAGGACAGTAAAAGATACGGCTTTAGCGAAGTCGATGTCGTTACAATGAGAGCTATTCAATTTCTGCGTGGACGTAAGGAATTTACACCATCAAAAGTCGTCCTTGTTGATGAGCCTCTTAGATTAGAAGATGCCGCTATCTTATGTGAATACGGCTATATTCCGATTGGATTTGCTGTAAACACTAACACACTAAAGTCTTGTTCATTTATCCAGCACTATGAAATGAGGGGCCGTAATCAGTTATGACAATACGCGAACTAATCCATGAACTGCTCGACAAGGGCGAACTGAATACGCATGTCGTCATCGAGACAGACAACGGCGATTACAATATTGCCGCAGTGGATTCTCAATATGTCGGCGACAATACCGTTTACCTTCGCATCGACGAATAAAAAAGCCGCGCAAGTCACCCTGCACGGCCCATAAGTTACTTCAATTTTTCAAGGATCTCGTCAACGCTCATGCCTTCAGCCAGCAGCTTACTCACCATTTCCTGGGCTTCGGTTTTCTTAGCTTCGGCCTCGGCGGCAGCATCTGCTTTAGCTTTCTTTGCAGCAAGCTTGGTCAGTTCTTTATCGATCGCTTTGATGTCGGCTTTTTTGGCTTTCAAAGTCTCTTTCGCTTCAGCCAACTGATCCTCCAGCTCCTGAATGGCTGTCTCCGCATTAGCCAGTTCTGCCAAAGCAGCATCCTTCTCTTTCTGCTTTTCCTCAATCTGGACAATGTAATCAACAGCAGCAATTTTTGCTTTGTTCTTGCTTCCCTTGGTTCTCGGCATGGTATTAGCCTCCTTCAAATATTTAATTTAAATATAACACACCAGCTTATAGGAGTCAATTCTGATAGAAAATTATATGGGATTTTAGATTATCTTTTTAGAAGTTCTTGAATGTCGGTATAGCCCGTGTTTCCGGGCTTTTCCGGCATTTTTGATATTGTTAGATACTTACAAATGTTCTTATTA